GTCGTCTGTTTGACGGCCGTCCGAGTCGAACACGATCACCGCATCTGGGCTGGCCCCGGCGTCAAGCAGACGACCCGACCAGACATGCAGGTCGTACAGCGAGACCATGCGTCGTTCATCAGCCATCAGTCGCCTCACCCTTCGCCCATGCGCGTTGGTGCGCCTCCACGAGGTACCGGTCGACCGCCTGCCTGTCCGGGCGGTCCCGCACCGGTAGCGACATCGGGCCATCCAACAACTCGACCAGCCGTGCCCGAGCCTCGTCGATTAGCCGCCGGGCTTCCTTCTGGGATACCTCGCCGCGGCGCACGGCCAGAACCGTGGACCGGTCTGGCTCGGCCATCGGTAGGGCGAGACGCCCCGTCGTCAGCAGCTCGACCCCTTGCAAGCCCAGTCGCAGGGCATGCGAGCCATATTTCACGTCCCACCCATGGGCGGCGATCAGCTCGGGGCGCTTCGGCAACCGGTTCTGCTTGCCGCCGCCGTCCATCCTGATTCGCTGCTGCGTCAGGTAGCCGAGAAATTTCACCCCAGCGGCACGGGACACTACGAGTGGTGCGAGCGCCCGGAGCAGGTCTCCTTCACCCGTTCGGACAACCAGCGACTCATCGGGAGCGAAGAACAGGGCGAGGATCGTCGGGTTCCCCTGCGTCGCCAGCGACAGGAACCGGCGCAGCGTGTAGATCGTCCGGTCAATGTCGCCCGGTCCGGAGCGCACGCCCTCCGGTTGAGTCCGCCACGTGAAAGTGTCCGCCTCCGAAAGGCCGAGTACATGTGCGGCACCGGGGATGTAGACGCCCATCTCATCTGTATCGTCTTGGCCGCCCACTGCGAGGCCGTGCAGCTTCGACCCAACGACTGCACGCACAATCTCGCCGTGGTAGGCCAGATCACCCGGGCCGTAGTTCACGTTCCCCGGCTTCACCTCAGTCGTCTCGATCAGTCCCATGCCCGTACCTTCCTCAGCCGGTAGGCGGCCTGCGCCAGCGCATCAGCCAGCCAATCGTTGGTCCCTGGGATCTCGTCGTTGAGGGCTCGTTCCCAGTCCTTGAGCAGCCGGTAGAGCGCCCGCAAGTTCTCCGGCGTGCCTGCGGCCGTCTCCGCGGCGAGGTCAGGTGGTTCGCCGGTCTCCCAGCCGGAAACGCGGCGCCAAACGTGCTCAACCTCGGCGCCGTGCTCGTACTTGCAGGTACCGTTGGCGTTGACCGGCGCAGCCGCGATCCCACCGTTGCCTGTCAGCTCCTGAAAGTCGGCATCGGCCCAGCGGTGCGCCCACTCGATCCGCGACGTCTCAGCCATCCTGGACTCCGTTCAGATTGTCCGGCGGGTCCAGGCCGACCAGCTCCCAGCCTGCCTCGGTTGCGATCTCCGCCATGACCGCCACCGGTCGGGATGTCAGGTCAAGGCCGTAGAGGATCGTCTCCGCATGGCGGGTCGACGTGGTCAAGGTCAGGCCAGTGACTGTCGAGCCCAGCTCGGTCCGCCACGCCAGGCGGACGGCTGCACATGCCAGCAGACCAACCCGCCGGCCCACCTCGAACACGGTGTGGGCGCGGCGGACCGACGCAGATAGAAGGTCAGGCATCGGAAAGCCCCTCGCGGTAGCCGGCGAAGAACGCCGACGCCTCCGGCGGCAAAGTGACCAGCGGGGCGTCCAGTCGGCAGGCCGGACACGTGACCAGGCTTGGCAGGTTCGGGCCAGCCGGGTCGGGAAACTCCCAGCCGAACCGTCCCAGATGTTCCACCGCAGCCGCCCGGGAGGTGAACTGTCCGTCGTCCAAGTCGAAGTCCGAGGGGGTCTGGCCGCAGTTGTCGCAGACTGGCAGCAAGTAGGTGACCGTCTCGAAGGGCATCAGACCACCGCCTCAACCCGGAGGTCTGGCAACTGCTGGATGCGCAGATCAGCAGGCCACAGTGACGGCTTCTGGCCGGCGCTCACGCCCTTACCTCGGTGGCCTGATGACCGGGCCCAGCGGGTGCCGAGCTGCTTCACCCACAGCAGCACGTCGGCCTCGGCACACTGGTCCCGCACCGACCGCATCCAATCCACCTCACACAGCCGGGCCCGCGCGCCGGACTCGCCGCCCGTTATGGCCCAGTCGATGCCGTCAAGATCCAGCCGAACCGGCTCCAGCAACGGCTCCACCGACAGGAACCGCACCGCCGCCGGCAGCATCCGCAGGACGGGAATCCGCTCGTCGGCGCGACGCTGATCCTCGACACTCGCGCCGATCCACACATTCGACGGCCAGACGTCCACCCACGGGACCATGGCGGCCGCGTTCTCGGGCCGCTTGGTCAGAAGCTGCCAGACCAGCCACGGCGTCTCGTCGATCAGGCTCCATAGGCGATCACGGGAGGCGTCCAGGTCGCGGCGATCCTCGAAGACATCGGCCATCGAGGCACAGAAGACCAGCGCCGGGCGACCCGCGGCATCCGCCTCCCGGTTCCAGCGGACCGGGTTCCGCCACGTCGCATCCGACATCGGACGCCGCTCCCCATGCCGGCGCCACAGCCGCTCGTTGCCCCAGCGGGACGCCACACTGTCCGCGTAACACATCCTGCACCCCGGGGAAATGCGGGCACAGCCCCACCAGGGCGAAAACGTGTGGTCCGTCCAACTGATCGCCGAGTTCGCGGTCATTCGCACATCACCTCCGGCACGGGCAGCGCTTCGCCATAGACGGCCCGGACCATCTCGGCAAGAGCGTCCACCAGCCCAGTCGGCAGATCACTACGACATTCAGGTCCCACGCCGTACGTCTTGCTGCGATCGTCCGTAAGACAACGACCGCAGCACGCACAGCGGATCGCCAGCGCGGCGAATCGCCCTGCCGCGCGGTTCGGATCGGCGACAATCACTTCATTCGCGGTCCGAGCCGCCGCGGCCACCCGGGCGTAGTGGGCGTTGACAAACGCCCGACGCTCCGGCGTGCCCTTCCGCAGACCGGACGGAACATCCTTCGACCAGAGCACGCCCCACTTCGAGCGGCGCGGCGGCCACGGCTTCACCGTGGCGCTGTTCTTCGGTCGGTACCAGTAGGACATCTTCGACTCGTCGAGCGGGTCCGGGATCGCGAAGTAGTCCGGAGCGGTCTTGGCGGCCATCAGACGTCGCCCCCAGCATCGGGAAGAACCACCCGAACCGTCATCTCAAGGCGGGTACCCGGAGGGAAGTCGGCGGCCACCGCATACCAACCCTCACCAGAGACACGGACATGACCGACATCCTCGCTGTTGGGCAGAACGAACCGCATCGGGCCGACCTTGCCCACAAAGCCAGGCAGGAGTTCCGAGACAACCAGCGTCGTCGTATGCGCAGGAAGATCCGGAGACACGCGGGCACGTCTGTGGTCTTGGCACAGCCAGGTATCCCGATCGGCCAGCATCTTCGCGTTATCCCCACCGAGCGCCGCAGGCCACCGGAAGGTCTCAGAACATCCGGGGAAGGTGCAGCGGTACACGATGTAGTGCGGGGAACGGCTACCCATCAGCCGGCCCTCTGCCATTCGTCGCCGTCGAGCAGCACCGGCGAGCCCGGAAGCGACGCCACCTCACCCCACGGCTCGGGCTCGGCGGCCGGCTCCGGCTGGGCCTCGACCATCGGGGCCACGTACTCCCAGATCGGCCGCTCCATCTCCTTGCCGATACTGAAACGCCACAGGCGAAGCTGCTGGATCACAGCCGTCTTCGACGGGGTAAGCCCGGCGCCGAGCATCTGGGCGACAGCCTTCCGCGCAGCCTCCAACATGATGTCCGGGATGGGAACACCATCCGGGGTCTTTGGGATCGACGCCTCAACCAGCTTCACCAGATCGGCGAGGTCAACGCGGATCGCCTTGCCTTCGGCCACGTGGGCGTCATAGCGGGCAGCCAGACGGCGCACAGCGGCGAGAACATCGGGTGTGTCAGCCATCGTCGTCCCCCCGATCTAGAAAGGTGGCTCATTCGAGTACGACCCCGCGCCGGCTGGTGCCGGCTGCGACCACGGATCGTCCGCGGGTGCCTGGCCCTGACCGCCATAGCCCTGCGGCGCCTGCTGCTGGCCGTAGCCCTGCTGGGGAGCCTGCTGGCCATAACCAGAGCCCTGACCCGGGCCGCCACGGTCCGCCTTCTGCACCTTCGCCGTCGCGAACCGAAGCTCAGGACCGATCGCCTGCACATCCAACTCAGTCGAAGTCCGCTTCTCGCCTTCCCGCGTCTCATACGGCCGCATCTTTAGATTCCCCTGGGCGATGACCCGCGTGCCCTTCTGAAGCGACTCGGCGCAGTGCTCCGCAAGGTCCCGCCACACGCTGCACCGGAGGAACAGCGGAGGCTCGTCCTTCCACTGGTTCGCCTGCCGGTCGAACGTCCGCGCGTTCGACGCGATGGTGAAGTTACACACGGCGTTTCCGTTCGGCAGGAATTTGACCTCCGGATCGGCGGTCAGCGTGCCGACCACGGTGATGCTCGTTTCTCCGGCCATCGTCCACTACCCTTCTCGTCCACTCACCTGGCCAACGCAGCCCTACGCTGCGCGTGTTCTGAAATAGCCGTCAACTCGCGACGAGGCGAGCTTTACCGTGATCAGATCCGAAACCTGACCGGCTGTCGCCCCACGCGGAACCCTGATCCGCATCTTCGCCGCCGTCTCCAACTGCCTGTTCGACGGCGCCAACTCGCCCCGCCACCGCGCATCCCGCATCGACGACCGGAACTGACCCGACATCCGATCCGCTTCCTCCGCCGCCGACTCGCCGCGGGCCATCGCATAGCCCAGATCGTTGACCTTCTGGATCAGCTTCGGCTGGTCGTCATACCGGCCGAACCAGCCCACCGAGTAACCCGCCCCGTTCGGCCACGGCCGCAGGAACACGAAGCCGCCGCCGGCCGGGATGAACCAGTGGCCGCCCTTCGTCCGCAGCCAGAGTCGGGTCGATTCCTCGAACAGGGACACCTCTTCGACCGCGCCATGGGTCAGCGTCTCGACCTCTTCGGGCTCCCCGCCGCCGTCGGTACGTTCGGCTGCGTTGCCGAACTCGCGCGCGGGCCGCAGCGACAGATCCTTCAAAGTGCGGATCTTGAGGTTCTTCGCTGTTCCCACGATGTCGATGACAAGCGCGTCGGTCTTCCCCGCCCACTTGGCGGGACGCAGCACACGGCCCACCATCTGGATGTACAGCGGCTCAGACTTCGTCGGCCTGGCAATCACACAGCACGACGCCTGCGGCGCGTCGAAGCCCTCGGTGAGGCACATGCAGTTCACAAGCACCTGCACGTCGCCCGCCTTGAACGACGCGATAACCTGCTTCCGCGACTCGCTATCCATCTCACCCCACACCGACTCGGCGTGGATACCTGCCGCGTTCAGCGCAGCCGCAGCCTCATGCGCTGTCGCCACCGTCGGCGTGAACACGATCCCCTGACGGTCCGACGCATGGGCGGCATAGGCAGCCGCAACATGCTTCGCGAATCCGGCGGCGGTGAGCTGTTCGCCGAGCGTCGACGCCGTGTAGTCACCGTGGGAAGTGGCGACCTTCGAGAAGTCCAACCCTTCCAGTGGAACGACCTTGCCGCGGGGCTCAACGAGCCAGCCCCCGCGGATCATCTCCTTGATGGACCGTTCATACGCGACTTCCTGCCACACTTCGCCAAGGCCCGCGCCGTCGCCCCGAGCGAGCGTGGCCGTGAAGCCGACAGCACGAGTCGCGGCGAAGCAACCGAAGTGGTCGAGGATCGTGCGGTAGGTGTCCGCGGTCGCGTGGTGCGCTTCGTCCACGATCACCTGGGCGAAGGCGTCCCGCTCCCACGCCGTCCGGCGTCGCTCGGAAGCCAATGTCTGCACTGAGGCGACAACCGCATGGGCATCGTGGGCTCGGCGTTCCGCCATCTCGATACCGACGTGCATGTGAGGGGCGACGTCGAGAATCTTGCTTGCGGCCTGTTCCACCAACTCCTGGCGGTGAGCGAGAATCAGCGTTCGTCCTGGCTCGCCGACTGTCAGGTGCGAGAAGCAGACCGTCTTACCCCCACCTGTGGGCAGGATTACCGCCGGCCGCAACACGCCCCGCGCCCACGATCCACGCACCGCCTCCACAGTCTCCTGCTGGTAGGGGCGCAGCGGAAGGAGACTCGAAGACTCACCCCAGCCTTCGGAACCGAAAAGCGTGGTCCCCATGCCTGAAATCATATCTAACCAACCTCATCCCAGGCGGGGTCTGACGGAGGATAGATGTCATAATCCTGCGGCGGTTCGTTGTTCGGGTCGGCCCTGAAAGCCTCGGCGGCAGCGTTGACCTCTAGTTCGGACCACAGCGGTTGCCACGGCCAGCGGGAACCCCACTGCATAGCCACCGGCCAACCGGACCGCTCATCGCGGTCCCCGCGGAACCGGCCGAGGGTGACCAGCTTCGCCGAGTCCGGGTGAGGCATTAGCTTGATACCGAACTCGGGCCAGCGCATCCACACGCCCGAGTTCATCGGCCGGAGGTTCCGGCCGTGATTGCCGGACTCCATCGGCGCATGGGTCTCCAACCACAGGCCGACGTCGAACCGCGAGCGAATCCCATCCAAAATTCGGGCGGTCTCCCCATTGACGGTCTCCGCCTTGCCGCCATCCTCCAAGTACGCCTTGTACAGCGGCCCGAGGCAGATCAGATCCGGTTCGGTCATCTCGCAGACCTGGTGAAGGCTTTTGAGCCCGGTCGCGGTCCGTAGGTCGATGCCGCCCGGCTGAGTCCACAGCCAGCAACGTCCGGCCTCGTAGGCACTGTCGAACTCGACCGCTTGAACGATGGACTTGGTTTTGCGGCGGATGTTGCGGGGCGGGTTCTCCAGGTCGACGATCAACGTCCTGATGGGCGGGATCTTCTCGAAGGTGAACGGGTGGACCCCTTGCGCGGCCATGATCGCGACCTGGCGGGCCATCTGCGTCTTCCCAGCTCCTTCTGGGGCGACGACGATCACGCGGTCCATCCGCTCCATCAGGTTGGGAATCAGCCAGTCGTACTCGGCCTCTGGGCTGTTCACGAACTCGTGCAGCTCGAACAGGTCTGAGATCTCCCCGTCCGGCACATCCAGGCCGCCGACCAGTTCCCGGACGAAGGTGACAGCCTGGGTGCTGTTCTTCTTCGGGTCGTTTGCCACCGCGGCGATCTGCCCGGCGAGGGCCATCAGTGCGGCCCCCATGAGCTGCCGTTCCGTCGGCATCTCGCCGGGGGGCTCTTCGGTGACCAACGGAATCAGGTCCCGAACACCGAGGCCAGCGCTGACGTGATCATGGAGGTCTTTGTGGTTCGGCGCCACCCACAGGCTCACCGAGGCGGCATGCTGAGCCACCTGTTCGGCCACCGCATGTGCGTGGATCTTGCCTGGGTCGTCGTTGTCGGCCACGACATGAACCACCGCGCCCGTGAAGATCGACGAGTAGTCCCGACGCCACTTGCCGGCGCCCTGGGCGTTGGTCGTGGCGACGTAGCCGATCTTCTCGGCGGCGTGGACGTCCTTCTCGCCTTCGCAGATCACCACCGGGCGTCCCGCGGCGACAGCTGCGAGGACTTGGGGAAGCTTGTAGATCGGTGGCGTGACCCCACCGAGCCCCCAGACCCACTGATGGCCGTTCCAATGCTGCTGACGGAAGGTCTTCGGCAGGTAGCGAAGTACCCGGATCGCCGGATTGCCGGCCTCGTCCTCGTAGACGTAGGTCGCTACCGGTGTTCCGAGACCCTTCGTCTCGCGGGGCGGGAACAAGTCGGCCATCGTCAGCCCAACCGCGGCGACGACCGTTTCGGGTGCGCACCCCCGATGGCAGTTGATCAGGACATTGCCGTCGGGATTCTTGGAGATCGACAGGGACGGATCGCGGTCACCGTGGGCGTGGGCGTCGGTGGGGCAACGGGCAGCCCAGCCCTGCCCCGACGCCCGTACGCCTGTGAAGCGGTCGAGGACACGGCGGGTCAGGTCGTCGGTCACCGGTACACCGTCCCGGCGTCCCAACGCTGCCCGACGGCCTTCTGGGCGGGCTGGGTGCGGCCCCTGGCGTTCGGACCGACCTTGCCTTCGCGGATTTCCTTGAGCACCCAGTTCTGCCAGGTGCGGTTCCAACCCGTCGGCTCGGTCTTGGTGGCGTCCTTGCCGGTCTTGGCAATCCAGTAGTTCCGGAAGATCGTGAGCGTGAAGCGGATCTCGTCGGTGGTCAGACCCTGCTTGCGTGTCCACTCGCGGTGGCGCTCATCGGGCGTCCAGTCGGCTGGGAGGCGGATGCCCCGAGTCCGAGCGGACGTGGGGAGATGGATGACCTTGGCCTGAGAACCCTGACCACTCCCTCCCGCGTCCTTCTTCGAGAAGCCCAGATCGTCGGGGGCGGGGGCGTTCGCGTCAGCGGCGCCCGGACGGTTTACCTCCGTAGGAGGTACTGGGTGGTTTAGCTCCGTAGGAGCTATGGATGGTTTGGGTGCCACTTTCGGCACCCCGCTCTGGCCAGAACCGGCACCCCGCTTCGCCAAAACTGGCACCCCGCTTGGGTGATCAACGGCCACTTCTGGCACCTCGTTGTGGCCACTTTCGGCACCCCGCTTGGCCACTTTCGGCACCCCGCTCTGGCCAGAACCGGCACCCCGCTTCTGGCGCTTCTGGCGCTTCTTCCGGAGATCTAGATCCCACACCACGGGTCGCTTGTCGGCCGGGTAGTCCTCCACCAATCCTTGATCGCCGCGAACGGTGATCCCGGCGTCTTCGAGGTACGCCAGCCAGCGCCTCACCGTCCGCTCGCCCATCTGCAAGTGCTCGCCGATCGTGTCCGCCGACGGGTAGGTCCCACGCCCGCGTTCGTCGGCCCGCTCGGCGAGGTAGACCAGCACCAGACGTGCGGGCGTGCTGACACAAGGCGCCTGCTGGAGAGCCCACTCAACTGCCTCGATGCTCACGCGGCCTCGCTCGCCTCGTCGCCGTAGAGAATCGCCACGGCCTGCCGAGCTGGCTCGCTGGTCTCGCCAGCGAGAACGGCGATCGCAAGGCCGATTCGCGTCGTGAGGGATTCCGCGATACAGAAGGCAGCCATGACTTGGCTGGCCTGGTCGGCGAGGTCTGACCGCGTTTCCCGGCAGTGCTCGGGCCGAAGGCACTCGGCCCTCATCGTGGGTTCGCCATAAAAGTCTGGCGCTTCGTCGCCAAAATTTGGGTCAGGCATGGTAGCCTTTCCATTGAGCGTCCAGTGGGACACCTGAGTTCCAGCTCAGGACTAACGCGGAAGCCCGGCCACACCCCCCGGTGGCCGGGCTTCTTGCTGTTCACGGCGGCATTGGCGCCGCCTCGTATCCGCCGTCCGCGGTCAGCAGCACCCACCTGCGATCGGCCAGCAGAACCGGCACCACAGCCGGGTCGAACTCGCGGGCGACCTGCCAACCCATGGAGTGCCGACCCATCCCGGCATCGGCACGGAAGTGGCAGCCTGCCGAGGCGTTGGGTCCGCAGACGTCTAGCAAGTTCGTGACGTCGTGGGGTCCGCCTTGGGAGCGGCGTTTCCGGTGCTGGATTGACCGCCAGCCGGCCTGTAGCGGGATGCCGCAGATTTCGCAGCGGCCACCTGAACGGGCGTGGACGGCGGTGCGAACCTCGCGCGGTACCGGGTCGGCTGTGGGACGTCGTGGACGTTCGCGGGCGAGCTGTGTGCCTGCCGTTCTAGCGGCTGTGGTGAACGGGACGTGGGTGAGCGTCGACCACAGCGGGCCGTCCGACTGGGCGGCTTTCTTCGCGGAGATCTGCCGCAGCGGTCCGCCGCGAGGCATGGGGGTGCGGCGTTGTAGTCCCATCCCACCCCCTGGCCTGTGGCTGCTGTCGACCGTGTGGGGTCCAGCATGGCACATGCCGTCCTAAACGACTAGTCGCCCTTGACGGATCAAGGACAGTCTAGGACAATGGTTGTGGCGCCCGCACCGCACGGGCTCTGAGCAGGGGGGCTTCTGTTGACCATCACCACCGACCAGCCAGCACTCGCCGGCCTGGCCGCCATAGACCCGCACGACGCGGCGCTGATCGCCGTCATCTCGGGCGGGGTCGACCCGTTCGAGCCCTACGCCAAGGCGACCTGTCCAGACGGCGAGGACTTGGACGGCTACCGCTGGGATCTGCTGGAGGAAGCCCAGAACCTGGCCATCGGCAACGCCAGGCTGGCGGACGCCGTCCAGAAGTTGATCGACGTGTTCTGGCCACCGGTCGACGTCGAGGACGTGTTCCCGATCGCCCCGTACGGGGTCACCGAGGACTACGAGCCCGTCGAGGTGGCCCGGTGAGCCTCGCCGACTTCCAGGCGTCGAAGGCGTTGCGTAACGAATCCTTCGCCAGTCTGATCATCGCCGCTCACCAGCGTTCCCACGCCGACGACGCGGACCGCATCGACGAGACGTGGCACCGCTTCTTCGAGTTCCCAGACGATTACGGGTTCGACCACCGGGAGGCCGCGTCGATGCCCGAGGCGACGGCCAGCGCGCTGCTGATGGCTGCCTACTGGAAAGCGGACAGCATCAACATGCTGGGGCTCGCGCACAACTGGCCGCTGCTGTGCGCAGAGACCGAGGCCCGGAATGCTGCGCCCGGCGGGCGGCTCGACAGCGACCCGGCGGGGGTGGCCTGATGGGCGCCACCGTCGTCGCCCCCACACCAGACGAGGTTCGCCGCGCCCACCGGTTTCACTACTGGCCGCTGGAAGCAGCCCCCGTCAAGGTCGGCGTCGAGATCGACCCGGCCTCGGGCCGAATCATCGACGTGTACGAACAGCCGTCATCTCTGTGGCAGGCGCGCTGTGCCTGCGGCGTGCTGACCCCAGTCGCCTCCGACCGTTCGGAGGTTGAGGCGTGGGGCCGTGGCCACCGGTACGAACGGGTCATCACCGAGGCCACTGGCGGTGTGCTTCGCGACGGCGACAACCAGTGGGGCTTCGTCTGCCCGTGCGGCGCGTTCTCGCGCGGATGGACCCGGAGCAAGGCTGACCTCGTGTGGCGGTGGCATCTGGAGGACTCCTGCCTGCTGCACCGTGGGGAGGTGGCGGCGTGAGCGCGTTCCTGGAGCGGCTGTCCGATGAGGCGATCGTCGCCGCGCTGGCCGTCGACTTCGCGGCGATGAGCCCCGGCACACTGCGCGACGACCTGTGTGATGCCCTGTTCGACGAGGCCGGCGGCGACCGGGCCACAGCCCTGTGGGTCAGGGCCTGCGAACTCGACGACGCCCGGCGGAGTGCCTGATGGGCGCCTACCCCGCGATGGTGACGTTCACCGGTTCCCGCCGTCCGATCCTCCCGCTGATGGTCTCGATTGGAGACAGCCCGCGCGAGATTGAGGACGCGATCCGCAACCACGTCTGGCCGTCGGTGCTCGGCGACATTGAGGTGCTACTCGACCCCGTCACCGGCACAGGCCGGGTGGTCTCCGGTTCGCGGACCGTCGCCCACTTCGTCATCGAGACGGCGGTGGCCGCATGAGGACTACCGATCTGTTCGCCTGGCAGTTCGACGGTCACAGGGTCCTTGTCGCCGAGGACCCGCACGGCGACCTGGAGATCACCCCGTACTGCCCGGGACTTGCCGACGGGGCAACACCGTGGTGCCGGGTGCCACAGACCTACGGCGGACTGTTGCGTTCCACGTTGGACCCGGCGTCATGGTGCGCGTTCGACCACTGGTGGTCCGATCCGCCGGGTGACTGGCTAGCCGACGGTTACACGGCCGATGCCTTGGCGCCGGGTTTGTGGGAGATCGCCTGGAAGGTCGACGAGGCCCGCCAGGAACCGATCTGGATGCCGTGGGTGCAGGTCGCCACGATCCGAGAGCCGGTGGCGGCGTGAACGTCATCGAAACGATGCCCGAGACGCTGGCCCGTGAGATCGCCGAGGCCACCCATCCCGCCGAACGCGGCGGCTATGTGATCTGCGCCGATGGCGGCCCGCCCGATGTTCTCGGCGCTGCCGCGTGGACCCGCCACACCTTGGACCGGGTTCAGCTTCCCGCTGGTGCTGTCCGCTGCCGCTGCGCCATCTGGGGTGACCAGCTCGTCGACGAACCGGTGGCGGATCTGGTCTACGAGGTCCACCGGTGTGTGCTGCCCGCTGACGCCGAAGACCTGTTTTGTACTGCCTGCCGGATCGCCTGCACAGGCCGTGAATCGAACGCTGACCAGGAGATCTCAGCATGACCGTCTTCGACCACCGCCTGACCAGACCTGGCGCCTTCAACGCTGCCGAAACGACCGGCGCCCACCGGATGCCCCGACAGCCCGGCCCTGACCGCACCCAAGGCGTTCTGGCAGCCGGTGTGCTGACTGCCGGTTTTCTGGCGGTCGGCGCCCTCGGCTGGTCCCGGTGGGACGCGCTGCAAACCCCGCCGTCGACGCCCACGGCGCCAGTCGTCCAGCCGTCGGATACACGAGCCGCCCCGGTCGCCGAGTCCGGTTGCACCTTCAACGGCCAGCCCTGTGGTGAGGCCGTGCCGGCTGTCCTTGTAGGACGTTCGCCGACGTCGCTCGCCGTGTCGGTGGCCATGGCCGCGGTTGGCCAGGTGGCGCCGTGACCAACGACCCGCAGGTCCACGACTTCGACCCCGACTGGACGCCACCCAACCCTTGGGAGCCGGTGTTCAACGCCCCGGCGGGCAAATGTGCGCAGTGCGGGGCGACCGAACGTTCAGGGGTTTGCCGTGGCTGACGACGTCCCCGAGGTGGTGCGTCTCGCCCGGCAGATCGCCGCCGACGGGCTGACCGACGCCGCACCCCACGTCGGCCAGCTTGCCGCCGCCCTACACCACGCGGCGAACGAGCTTTCCCATCTGGGGGTCCGCAATGGCTGACCCCACTCTCCAGCTCCCGTCGGCGGCGGTCCCCCCTTCCGTCGTCGGCGGGGTCAACCTCCGTCCCGGGCCGGTGATCGGCTCCCGGTCCGGGACGGAGCCCCTCGTTGGCGAGCTGGCGCCGATAATCACGGTTCTGTCACTGGGGGCCGGTGTCCAGTCGACGACCTTGGCGCTGCTCGCCGTCGAAGGTTGGCTGCCAAAGCCGGATGCGGCGATCTTCTCCGACACCGGCTGGGAGCCGCGCGTTGTCTACGACCACCTGGACCGGCTGGAAGGTGTTATGGCCGGCGCAGGCATCCCGCTGTACCGGGTGAGCGCGGGCAACATTCGCCGCGACGCGCTTGACCCATCCCACCGGTTCGCCTCCATGCCGCCGTTCATCCGCAACCGCGACGGCGGGGACGGCATGGCCCGCAGGCAGTGCACCTCCGAATACAAGCTGAAGCCGATCAAGGCGAAGGTCCGCGAACTGCTGGGCTACCCCTATCCAGCTCCCATCCCGCGGAACGTGTTCGCCGAACAGTGGATCGGCTTTTCAACCGACGAGATCCACCGGGTCCGCGACACCCTAGACGTCCGGTACACCCGACCGCGGCATCCACTGCTGGAACTGGGCATGTCCCGGGCTGACTGCCGGCGCTGGCTGGCAGCCCGCGGCTGGGGTTCGACATCCAAGAGTGCGTGCATCGGCTGCCCGTTCCACGGCAACGCCCAGTGGCGCGACATGCGGGACAACCGGCCCGACGAGTGGGCCGATGCTGTCGAGTTCGACAAGGCGATCCGGCACGGTCACGCTTCGGCCAACGACGACGGCCAACCCCTGCTCGGTACCGCTTTTCTGCACCGGTCGCGGGTTCCTCTCGACCAAGCGCCGATCGACCGGGTAACCCGCCGGGAATGGGCCGACGCCCAGGGCGACATCTTCGATGTCCTCGCCGAGGAAGGCGACTCGGATGGCTGCTCGCCGTACGGCTGCCGGTCTGGGGCCGCCGCATGAGCCGTCACGCTGCCCGCCGGTTCGAGACGACCACGGACCTGCACCGCATCGAACCGGACACGCTGGCACTCCGCCGGCTCACCTCGGTCCCCGAGCCGGAGACGGAGCCCGTCGTCCTGGCGCCCACCCGTTCACGTCTACGCCGGACGTTCGGAGCTGTCTGCCTCACCCTGTCGGCAGTCGTGTTCCTTGCCGCTTTGGTGTCTGCGGGCGCCTGGCTGGGCTACGCCTACGGGCTCGGCCGGTCGGCGGTTGTCGTCTGCCCGATCGACCAGCGGTAGCCCCTTGAACCCCCGCCGCCCCGGCCTGCGGACACGGCCACCGATCGGTGCAGCGCCACGCACGCCCTGGCCAACCCCCGAGATGTCTGCCCCGCCACGTGCCGGGGCGGCGGGTCTGACCACCACGACCACTGATGGAGAGAGATGGCCTTCACGATCACGCACGCCACCGACGCCGACGGCTACGGCGAGAACCTTTATGTCCGCCACGACGGTGTCATGGTCGGCAGCCTGAACATTCAGCACGACTGCCCCGAAGACCACACTGTCCGCCGACTCGGACTGATCGCCTTCGTTCAGCGCCTTCTGCGGGCTGCCGGCGTCGACGACGTGACCGTGCAGACGGTGACGTCGTCCGCCGACGATGTCGAGGACATCGCAGATGCCATCGCGCTTGAGATCGCCGATCGGACTGGCGCCTGATGGCCATCTTCACTGCCCGTAAGAAGCCGGGAGGAGAACGAGCACCAGGGCGAGCCCATCACGATCCGACCCCCGACGCATCGAGAAGGTGTCCTGACATGACCCTGACGGAAACTCCGCTCCCCGACATGCCCGCCGGGCCGGCTCCCTACGTGGAAGGTAGACCGCTCTACCACGTCGAACATGTCACCGCGGACCGACTGTGCCGCCTTCTCGTCGAGCACGCGAACCGCTGGATTCGCGAAGGCGACGGCCCGATCATGGCTAGCTTGAAAGACAAGAGCGACCCTCAGACCCGGCTCTACTTCGCCGCCCAGGGAACCGTGCTCTACTCGTTCGGCTTGGTCCGTCTGCTCCGCTCGCTGCCGCCGAAGCAGGCCGACGAGTTGGCGAAGGACATCTGGGAGTGCTGGGACGACGGCGGCACCGTCCACGAGCTGCTGTGGGAGTGGGCCGACGAGTACGGCCAGCATGGCGACGAGGCTGCGGCATGAGCAACTGGGTGATCGTCGCCATCGCCTTCTTCGGCTGCATCACCGTCGCGGTGATCGCCGACGCCTGGAAGTCCACCCGCAGGCCGCCCCAGGTTGGTCAGACAGAGATCTGCCGCACCTGCACCTGCCGCGACGAGACTGGCGACGGCACATGACGCGGCACTGGAGCCCGGCGGGTCATCCCTTGTACTCCCGCCTCGACTCCGACCCTCCTACCCCTGGGACGCTTCTCGCCAACGACCGGACCCTGTACCGGGTGATCGCCGTCCACGAGTTGAACCCGGCCAACTGGGATGAGCGGGACCGCAACCGCATGGTGCAGGCCCTGCGTGCTCGGGACCGTTGGCGCCAGCCACCTGCCCGCGGCGAGATCCGCGTAGACGAACAGAACCGGCTCGCCTGCTGGGACGGCAAACCCGAAACGTGGCCCCGACGCCCCCGCGCGGTCGAGATCCAACCTGTTTCCGGCGGGAAGCGGGTCCACTATCCGTGGCCCCACTCCGGGTGGGCGCACTGGTATCCCCTCGACGAACACCATCCCGTCTGCGCCTCATGCGGCGAGCTGTACCCCTGCCGCGAGGTCGAAGCGGCGAAGGAAGCCGCGCATGAGATGCGCGACGTCGAGAAGCTGATGGCGATCGGTCCTGGCTGCTGCTGGCACTGCGGCGAGCCGATCACCTCACGGCAGGCGGCGCGGACCTTCCCTGGCGAGAACCTACTTCTGCCCGGTGGCCCGTCGGTGCAGTTCCACCAGCGCAAAACCGGCGGCTGCCTCGACGCAGCGACGTCGTACGAGAAGAAGTGGCAAGCCGCCAACCCAAGCGAGACGCCCGCAGCAGCTCTGTTCACCGATACCGAAGGAGACAACTGATGGGCTGGGCATCTGCCGGCGACATCTTCGACCCGATTGCACAGGCGCTCATCGACTGCGACGCGCCGGACGAGATGAAGCGGACGGTGCTCGGCGGTCTGATCGGTCGGCTGCTCGAAGAGGACTGGGACACCGCCCGCGACTCGCTCGACCAGTTCAAAGGCGACCCGGCGATCGTCGCCGCGTTCGCTGACCGCGGGGTCAAGTTGTGTGGCTGCTGCTCCCGGCCCTCGTACTACGAGGTCCCGGAAGACGGCCAGCCGGGCGACGACTGTGCGGGCTGTGACCACCCGGCTGGGGAGCATGATGACGGCCGCTGACGGGGTGCTGAACGAGGTCGAGATTCTGGCCCAGCTCGACTCCGGCCTGGCCGTCGTGGTCCGCCTGCCCCCATTCCGGAAGCCCTACAGCGCGTTCCTCAAGCGGCTGTCCACGGAGGGCCGGCTGGTACGAATCTCCCGGCCCGGCCCGTGGGGCAACCCGTACAGGCTGGCCCCGGGTGCCGGTGAGGTGGAGCGGGCGCGGGCCATCGCCACCTACGAACACCACCTTGACAGCCGTCCCGACCTGCCGGCAGCGCTCCCCGAACTGCGCGGCAAGGCACTCGGGTGTTACTGCGCCCCGCTCGCCTGCCACGGAGACGTCCTGGCGGCGCGGGTCAACGCCCTCAGCTAGTTCTGGGCGCGCTGGAGCCGAACCAGCTTGGCCCGGTCGCGGAACTTCTGAACGGTCGACAGGGAAGTTTCCAGGCGGCGGGCCGTGTCGGTGGGGCCGATGGCGTCGGCGAGGTCTGCGATGGCAAGTGCACGGTCGTCGGCTGCGCGGGCTCGTTCCTGTTCGGCTGCGGCGATGCGGTCCCGGGCCATCTTCTCGGCGGCTAGCAGGTTGTCGATGGTCGTACCGGTCATGGACCGATGGTAGCCGGTTCGCATGAACCTTAGATACCCCTAGCCACATGTCACCCATGGGTATATGGTGGACATGTAACCAACCGGCGGGGGGAACCGATGAGCACCGCAACCACCACCAGCACCAAGGCCCGGACCATCCCCGGCATCACCCTCGACCACGGCCACGGCATCGCCCGCGTCTACCGGATCATCGGCTCCACCGGCACGACCTACACCACCACCGAAGCCACCTGCGACTGCACAGCCGGACTCAACGGCCGCGACTGCAAGCACTGCCGCCAGATCCGCGACCTGCACGCCACCGAGACCGCGACCCCCACCGTCACGCCGGCCCGCGACCCGTTCGACCTGCTGCCGGCCCCCGCGCCGGACTTCGACGAGCCGGCCGACCACGCCGTGTCCGTCGAGACCGCCGCCCAGACCCTCGGCGGCATTCAGATCAAGACCGTCCGCCGCTACCTCGCACAGGGAAAGCTGGCGCCCCTCGACGGAGGGGTCTCCGCGAACTCGGTCGACACCTACGCGAAGCTCCGCGACGCCAACATCACCCGCACCCGCTTCAAGAAGGCCGCCCCCGCCGTCGAGCTGACCGAATTCCAGGAAGCAGCCGCCGGATGGGAAGAAGCCCAGCGCCTCGACCGGCTCGTCCGCGCCCTCAAGGACAAGTACGGCCCCGTCCTCGACCGCTACGGCGTCGGTGTCCACGACGGCATCCGCTACGAGGAGACCGCCGGCCGGCTCTGCGACGACGTCGCGCAGATCAAGGCCGACTACGAGGCGTGGGGCAAGCCGGTGCCGAAGCGGCGCGCCAAGGGCTCCCGCCGGTTCACCCCGGTCGCCTGATCCCCTCACCGCTCCGGCCCGCATGGGGCCGGAGCGGTTCAACCCCGAAGGAGAACCCCATGCAACTCGTCGGATTCCTGACCAACGTCAACTACCAGCTACTCCGAGAAAAGCTCGGCGAACCGACCAGCACCTTCGGCGACAAGACGATCGTCGAATGGGACATGACCACCGACGGGACTTTGCTGCCCTGCGGCGGTTCCAACCTCGCCGCCGTCTCCGTCTACGACTGGAAGACCGACAGGTACAGCGTCGGTCACGAGCCTGGCGAGGACGACATCCCCGAACTTCTCGACGACCCGTTCGTCTCATGGAACGTCGCCGCCGACGACGCGACAACGGCCCGCCGGGCGCTCGTCGAGGTCGGGTTGGGCCGGTACTTCCGCGCCGACCAGTGACCCTTGCTGCTCCCGCCCAGACCGGGCGGGAGCGGCCCCAGCCGAAAGGACCGACACCATGCGTGACCTGATCGCCGAGACCGTTCTGACCGACGGGCCGATCCGCTGGCACCACGAGCACCGGCACAGCCTCGACGACGTCGCCGACTACGTCGTCGTCGCAACCCGCCGGACCGGTGAGGCGATCTACCGCCGTGACCTGGCCATCGTCGAGGACGCCGGCCAGGCGGTGGAGATCGCGCACGCCAAGCGCACCCGGGTGGACATCTCCGACGGCTACGCGATCGTCGAGTCGGTTTTCACCTGCGGCTGCCGCTCCGATGCCCTGCTGTACCAACAGTCCCGCCGAACCGAAGAAAACACCCATGAGCAGTGAACTCCCCGACCGGCACGCCGCGGAGCCCCGCCACCTGGTCACCGTCGGCGTTGACGTGACGGCCTGCGGCCTCACCCGCCCGTGGGATCGAGGGCTGGACTACACATCCGCTCTGCGCCTTGTGACCTGCGCCCGGTGCCGGGCAACAGGTGCAGCCGCTAACCCCGAAAGGACCCTGCGATGACCAGCGCCAACGTCGAGGCCGCGAAGGCGATCCGCGCCGAGGTTCGCGCACTCGCGAAGACCGATGAGCGGCTGGCCGGCACGAAGGTCAGCGTCACCGCCGGCTCCGCCTCCCTCATGTCCGAGGTGAAGGTGAGGGTCAGCGGCTACGGCGATGGGAACCAGCCTGCCCGATACGACAAGGCGGCTATCGCTCTTGCCCACGACCTGTGGGCGATCGTCAACAAGCACTGGCAGGCGGACAGCCGGATGCGCTTCTCCGACGTCTGCATCAACGACATCAGCTTCTGGGGCATCTGATGGCCGCCGACCCGCGCCGTAACCCGCCGCCCGGCTGGACCGTGCGCAAGTCCGGCTCCCTGCCGTCGATGTCTGGCTGGAGGGCGTACAACCCGGACGGCAAGTGGTCGACCCTGTTCCGGACTCGCCGTGAGGCCGTCGCCGACGCTTGGCAGACCGCCGACAGCGCCCTACACGCCCAGCTCGTCGCAGCGCTGCACGCGGCCGGCTGGAACCCGGACCACGACGACCTGATTGGGCCGCCCCGGATGGGTGTCTTCGAGATCAACACGATCCGAGTCATGGTCAGCGCGGACCATAGCCGCTGGGTTGTCCAAGGCAAGGACGGGAGTTTCCTCTACGACGGGTCGTCGCTCGACGAGGCGTCCAAGGCGGTCGTCGAAGCGTTCTGACCGACCTCTGACGGCTCGATGCCCCCGCCCTCCGCTGAAGATGTGGGGGCGTCGTCATTCCCGGGCCTGACCTTGGACGCTTCCCGCGGCATCGGACCGTCCAGGTAGTGGCGGATCGCATCCCGGACCAGCAACTCCACCGGGCGGTCTTCGAGCACAGCCCGCGCTTCCAGCCGGCGCTCATCCCGCGGCGACACAGCCCGGTAGACCCGGAGAAGCCGGCGGATCGCTTCGGTCAGGTTCCCCGCCGGGCCGCGTTGCGCCCGGCGCATCGCCGCACGGAAGTCGCGTTCACCCATGCGGAACGTGCGGTTCGGCTCCCAACCGGCCATGCCACCCCCGCCATGTCGGCGCCATGTCGGCGACATGGCGGATGACCAAGGAGTCTAGCTGGGAAAACGTAGAAACTACGGGGCTGCGGCGATTCGGACTTCCACCGAGGTGATTTCCCGGCTATTGTTGGGCGCGACAACCACATAGGTCAGGTCGGCGTGCCCGCTCCACCGGGTGCGCCCCGGACGCGGCAGCTCCCCTCGACGACTCCACTCGTCTACGGGCGCCACGTCCGGGACGGCTTGGTCAACCCCCTGAGCTAGCAGGAGGTCCACCCGTGCCGACAATGGCACAGGGCGTGCTCGAACGCGCGCCGACACATGATGTTGCGCCCGGAGTGGGCGGCAGGCGATCGGCCAGAGTGCCGCTCACCTACAGCACGCTCGCGCCCCACGCCGACAAGTTCCACTCGAAGATCGATCGGACGTCGGAGCCCGGCCACTGGATCTGGACCGGCGGCTACACCTACCGGCGCCGCGCCGGATTCTGGTACGGCAGACGTGACGTCTGCCTAGCCGCACACGCCTCACTTGTCCTCGCAACCAAGCGGGATCGGCCAGCGGGCACACTCGCCCGCCACCTGTGCGAGATGACAGACTGCGTCCACCCCGAGCACTGGGCCTGGGCATGCGACGAACCCGCCGCGGGCCCAGAGCCAAGCGGACTGGTCCGGCAGGGCGGCGACCTCGACTGGCAGAACGACGCCGCCTGCCGGGACGCCCCCGACCCGAACATCTTCTACCCGGACCCGCTTCCTCAGCGCGCCTCCCACGAACAGCGTGTGGCCTTCCGCAAGCGCCAGGAAGAGGCGCTGTCCTACTGCGCCCGATGCGCTGTGCGGGAGAAGTGCGGGCCGTACGCCCTTGAGGTTTCCGGCGGCTACGGCATCTGGGCGTCGATGCCAGAGAAGACGCTGGCAACGGTCGTCGAGCAGCGCACCGCAGTCCGACGGGCGGTAGTCGCGTGACCACCACAAGCAGCCTCGTCTGTGACCACTGCGGGTCGATTCAACACCCAACCGGTGCCTGTCCGCTTCCCCGTAGCCCGGAGGACCGGCGCCGATGAGAACCAGCCTCCCGGTCACCTTCGTGCGGAGGCCGCTGATCCCGATCGGTGTGGGCGTCTTCGTTCTCATCGGCTTCGGCTGGCACGCCGCCTGTCTGACATTCGCCGCCGCTCAGGCCACCCTTGCGGCCATCGAACTGATCCTCAACGCCACAGGCCGGCTCGCCCCGCAGTGGGCTTGGCCTACATGGGCCCTCACCGTGTCGATCTACATTCTGATTTCTCCACTGTGGAGCTGACCATCATGCATCCCGTCCTCGCCGCCACCGAGGCGGCAGCAACCCCCATTCACATCACCGGTGCCGACACGGCAACTGGCACCGCCGCGCTGGTCCTCGCTGGCATCCTGATCTGGCGGACCTGGACCCCCCGATTCCGGCACCTTCTGTTTCTCGTCGCCGGGGCCGCGCTCGCCGGACCACTACTCGGCTCCTACGTGTCCAAGCTAACCGGAACGGCCCCCGACTGGCTGCCAGTCTGGACGTTCGGCCTGGTCGCAACCGTGTTCCTGCTGGTCGAACTATTCCCCCACCAGCAGCATCGGTCCAGCCTGATGTCGAAGGTGAAAACACTGCACCACGGCCACTGGGTTCGCCGCGGTCAGGCCGAAGGGCTGACGACCCACGCGGTCGCGTTCGTCTGGCCGCTGCTTGCGGCAACACTGCCGGGCGCGCTTGGCCGGGGAGCGCCGAAGGTCGCGAACACGCTCGCAGTCATGCCGCTGACGCTGATCCACTCCCTGCTGGGGGTGTCCTGATGCCCCGCATCCCGTGGCCCGTCCGCCGCGAGGGCCGGAGTTTGGCCGAGGTCCGCGCCGACCTGGAAACCCGCCAGGTTGTGCTCGACGCGGCGCTCGAACGGGACATCACCGCGCTGAAGGCGCAGGGACGCCGCGAGGCGGTCCTCGCCGAGGTCCACGAGGCAGAGGACATTGCCCGCTGGGCGCGCCACGACCGCCGGTCGGCCCGCAGGTACGCCCGACGGTCCGCCCGCGTTGCCCCAACAGTGTCGGGTGCGGTCTACGCGATGGCCGTGGGGACCGCGGTCGGCGGCCAGGTCTCAACGGCGATCGACGTGCTCCACTGGCCGGTGTACGGCGGCGTCGGCATGTCCGTGTTCGTTGAAGGGTTCACCCTGTCGATGGCGCTGACCGCCCGGGATCAGCGGCTGGCCGGTGAGCGGGCGGTCGCCCCCCGGATGTTGACGTGGATCGGTGCCGGGTTCGCGTCGGCGGTCAACGCCTACGCCCACTCGAACGACCCGCTGGCCGCGGTTCTGCTCGGCGCCGCCTCACTGGTCGGCATCACCGTGTGGGAAATCCGCTCGGGTCTCCCGCTGCGGAAGGCGCTGCGGGAGAAGGGGCTGATTTCCGAAACCCGCCCCCGTCTGGGGGTGGCCTATTCGGCGCGCTTCCCGGTTCGCGCTTTCGACGCTTTCTCGGCGTCGATTGCCGACCCGGCGGTGTCGACCCGGGACGAGGCGATCGACGCGGGTGGGATCCGCCGGGCTCGTCGCCGTCCGATCCGCCTGCGCGGACGGTGGACGGTGTGGGGCTGGTGGCGGACGGACGGACCTGCGGACGGACGGACGGACGATCAACGGGCGGCGGACGGTGAGACGGTGGCGGCTGGCATGCAACCGACCCTCGGATCACGGACGGACGGACCGCAGCAGCCCCCATGGGCGGACGAAGCCGCAACCGCGGACGGTCCGGTGGACGCCAGAGTGGACGGCGTGGGCCAGGTGGACGGACCGGCCGGTGGGGCTGGGGACGGACGGACCGCCGACAGCGGTGGACAGACGGACCGTCCAGTCGGCGGGGACCGTCCGTCCGCGGGCAGGACGGTGGACCGGTCCAAGCCGCGGGACTACCTCGCCGAGGTTCGCCCGGTGTACCGGCACATGGTTGTCAGCGGCGCGCGGATCACCCGGGATGCGCTGGGAGGCGAACTTCGGGCCCGGGGTATCTCGGTGCCGAACGCGCAGATAGGCGAGGTGATGCGAACCCTGCGGGCCGAGATGCCACCTGGTTCGGTGCAGCCAGAGACGTCCCCCGAGGCCGCCGAGGTGACCTCGTGACCGGGACTGTGGGTCGCGGTGCGCAGCGTCGTACCGCTGCCCACAGGACCCGTCAGACCCGGCTCAAAGCGCGGGCGAAGGCGGCGCGGAGATCACCCCTCGCTCAGATGTCGGCTGGCTTCGACTTTGTCCGAGCGGTCGTGGCCCGGTTGCCGGCCAACGAGGCTCAGGGGGCCGCCAACGAGTTCATGCAGTTCGCTGTTCCGTTCGCCGAACGACTCGCGCAGGGGGTGGAAATCCACGATGACGATCACAGCCAGTGACGAAACGGGGAAGATCGAGATCCCCTCTCGGGGGGCCTCCCCTGCGGCGCCGCCAGCCGAGGAAACGGACCAAATGCGCGCCCGCGCGCATGCGAGGACCGCAGCCTACCCCATCCGGTGGGGGAGGGGGGCGGCCAGACTGATCGCCATCACGGTCAGTGACTACCGGCCGGTGTGGGAGGCCACCCCCATCCCTCTCGGAGAGGTCTGGGGATGGGCCCGCGCGGGCATGTGGACCGGCCACGAATCCAAAGCCCTGCGGGGGGTGTACGCCGCCTACGCGGCCGTCATCGCCGTGCCCGCCTCCGCGGTCGCCTACTGGGCGACCGGCGAACTGATGAAGGTCAGCGGCCTGGACGAACCCGACGACCCGGAAGGGTCGGGATGGAGCCCGGCACCCCCGCCGCCGGTCGCCGAACTGTGGTGGCGGATGCGCGCCGACGTCGAAGCGGCCGAGGTTCGCCCCTGGGCGGTGGCTCTCACGGAAGGCTCCGCGGTGATCGCATCCGGGGTGCTGCTGGCCGGCGCGTGGATGGCCCAGCGACTCGGACGGGTCGCAACAGTCCTCGCGATTGTCGGGACTGTTGCCCTATGCCGGTGGCGGTGACCCATGGAACTTCTGATCATCCTGTGGCTCACCCACGCGATCATCGTCTCGGTTCGCGAAGGCGTCATCACCACCACCGCCCTGATCCGTAAGCAGCCGGTGCCCGCGCGCCGTGCGGAAGATGGCTGGCTGCGGACGATCGGACGGACGATGGCCCGCGGGTTTGTGGACGACTTGGCCGCCAAGCGGGCTGCGGGCGCCGAACTGCGGACGAAGAAGCGGACCGCCCGCCAGAGGCGGCGGACGGACCGGTGGGAGGCGCGGCAGGCGAAGCGCCGTCCGTCCGGTGCGGTCGATCTTGACGAGCGGATTCCGGACTGGGCCCGCGGACGGACGGACGATCGGCGGCCGGACGGACTGGCCACTCCCCCCACCGAAGATCGTCCGTCAGTGGCACAGGACGAAGATCGTCTGTCCGGGCCTACGGCGAACATCGACCCGGCCGCGCCCGACAAAGATCGTCCTCCCACTGGTCCGGATGCACCCCCGCCGGACCAGCCGTCCACCAGCGAACCCGGCCGCCCGTCGCTCCGGCTCGTTCCACCACTCCCCGACATTCTGGAGGCAATGCCCGACATGACCACACCGACAATGCCGACCGGGGAAATCCCCACCATTCCCCAGCTCGCCGGTTTTCTCACCGACCTGGAAACCCATTTGATGTCGCTACGCGGCGCCGCCGTCAACGCGCTGCGTGTGCTGACATCGCCAGCCGAAAGCGGCGGCCACGGTGTCACCGACACGACACTGACAGGTCTGCTCAACCAGATCGTCCAAAGCCTCGACGGCGCGAAGGCGACCTGCCCCACAGCCCGCACGGCCCTCCAACCCCACATCGCCGCCGCGAACGCCCTGCACGGCGCCCGCGGTGCCGGTACCCGTACCGCGTCCTACACGGGCGTTCCCGCCCCCGCCCCCGAGCCGGCTGGAGTCTGACCGCCGCCGTGCATCCCCGTGCACCGCGCCCGGGGGTGTGCGGCGGCAGCCAGATTGCAGGAAGAACGAGGAGACTCCGATGCCGAAGAGCGTCAAGCCGGCGGACATCGACCATCTGCTGGCCGAGACCAGTCGGCCGGCTGCGGCGAGCAGCACGACCGGCGACAGCGCCGAGGTCGACGCCGGGGTGGCGGACAGCGCTGTCCGAGAGGGAACTGTCCTGCTTCGCCGCCAGCTTGTGCCGTTCGAGGTTGCGGCCTGTCTGGCGACCGCGGGCGCCGCTGCCCACCACGGCCTCGAAGAGCAGGCCGTCGGCTGCTGGTTCGCGCTTGGCGCCTTCTGCTGGATCGTGGCGTCGTGGCGTGCAGAGGAACCGGCGGACCGGTCGTGGCGGCGACGCTGGACGACGATCGTCACCGCCTGCGGCACAGCTTGGCTTGGCCTTGCCGGCCAGGTCGGCCTGTCCGATGTGACGATGGCCGGGCTGGCGGCCGGCACAGTGGTACTGGCCATCCCGTTCTGGACTCGCCGCAACGGCGACACGGAGCCAGAAGTCGCCGTGGAGCCCGAGCCCGTCGCCGAACCTGAGCCTGCACCCGCCGTCACAGCCGCGACGGACCCGATCGTCGAGAAGTGGAAGCGGACCGTTGCCGCCGACGGTGGTCCGCTGGCCGGCTCCTACCTCGCTGACCGGGAAGATCTGCCGGGCGGTGTCCGCCGGTACACGATCTACCTAATCCCCGGGAGGCAGGTAACGGCGGATGCGACCCACGCCGTGGTGGCTGTTGCCTCCGCGTTCGGCGCGTCGCTCGCCAATCTCACGATCCGCCCGCCGGACGACGGGGCGCAGGACCGTGCGGTGCTTGTCATCGCCCCACCAAAGGCAAACCCGCTGGCGAAAATCCAGGCCCATGCCGGCTGGGGGAAGTCCTTCGACCCGCAAACCGGGACGATCGAAGCTGGACGCTACGCCGACGGGGCGGTCGGCCGGTGGGCTGTGCACCGGCCGGGAGACGGTGCTGTCTCTGGGTTTGTCTGCGGGGAAACACGGATCGGCAAGTCAACGTTCGTCAAGATGATCGGGTTGGAGGCGGCGCATCTCGGCTGGGCTTCTGTCTGGCCAGGCTGCCCCCGCGGGGGCGCTTCGTTCCCACAGCTTCTCGACGGATCTCCGTTCCCGGCCCGCTCGCGGGCGCGAATACTCGCCCAGGCGCGGGCCGTGTTGCGACTCATGGATGTGCGCGCCGCGATGATGGGCCTGCGTGGCGAAGAGGTCCACACGCCCACATCGACGTCGCCGATGGTGTTGCTCATCTGGGACGAGGTCCACCGTCTCTTTCAACTCCCATGGGATGGCCCATCTGGCCAGTCCGGACAGTTGGAGATCCTCGCCGCTGCCGCGCAGATCGTCCAGGAAGGCGCCAAGTTCTCGGTCGGCCTGATCGCCGTCGACCAGCAGGCCGGCGCCGAGGTGTTCGCAGGCAACGATGCGCTGGCATCGAACCTGATGCGGCAGATCATGGCGTTCCGCACCGCATCGAGCCGTTCGACGACGTCGCTACCCGGCGTGGGCATCGATCTGCGGTCCCTGCCGGAAAAGTGGTCCGACGGGTCGCTGGCCAAGGGACTCGGGATCTTGACCTCCGGCCAGGTTGGCGGTCAGTTGCGCACCGTGCTTCCCGACTTCACCTCGGTGTCGATGGCCGACCTGTCGCATCCGACGTTCGAACCGTGGGAGGTCGCGGCGATGGACGGCGACGACGGGCTGTGGACGAAACGCCATGTGGCGGCCGAGGCCGAGAGGGTTGGCAACGCGGCGAGGTCGCTGGAGGGCCTGTCCGACTCGGTGCTGGACGCGATGGCCGCATCCGACCCGGAAGTGGCACGGGCGGTCGAGGTGGCCAAGGCTCGGCGCGGGCGGGCTACTGCCCCGGCTGCTGCGTCGGATTCGGTGTCTGCCCGCTGGTGGGATCTGGGTATGCCCCCCGCGGGGCTTCTGGTTCCCGCTCCGATCCCGGCGAGGCAGTCGGCATGAGCCGGTCAGGGTTCGTCGGCGGTCTCGGTCGTCTCTGGCATTGGGTCGAGCCGGCCGGCGGCGTATGCGGCGAGCCAGCCCGTGATGACGCTGTTCAGGGAGCCGTGGCTGTCTGCTTCGGCGCGGAGCTGGGCGGCTTCCCAGATGTGGACCGGGGGTCGGATGGTGCGGCCTCGCTGCCGATGGTAGTCGTCGCCTCTGACCATGAGTCGAGCATACCGGTGTGGATGTCCATGCCGGTAGGTGGTGTCTCTACCTGGCCTCAAAGTGGTGGAACAAAAAAATGGCGTTGCGTGTGGACGTCCATACCGGTTAGTATGGTGACACTGAAAAGCGAACGTTAGGCGTAGCGATGCAGACGACAGACCGCACCACCGACCAGATCGCCGCCGACATCACCGACTGGGGCGCCCTCAACATCGACGCCGAAGAGATGGGCAAACTTCTGATCCTGGTCCTTCGAGCGATCGACCGGGGTGCGAGCCTCGCCGAGATCCGCGCCATCATCGACGACGGAACGTCGGCCTGAACGGGAGAGCTGAATGGCACGCAAAGGTCCGGTGACGATCCGGGAGTTCGCCGCAGCGCTGGCCGCGCTGCCGGCCGAAATCCAGGACGAGCCGCTGGTGGTCTTCGCGGATGTGGACGACGGGGAAGGGTTCACCCTTGCCCGCGCCGAAAAGGGCACGGGTCCGGTCGACCTGGTCCGCGGTGCGCTGACGTTGACGACGTTGCGGGGCTCCAGGGGCGAGTTTCGGGAGAACGCCACACCGGGGGACGGCGAGCGTTGGGGCGCCGCAGTCTGGGCGGCTTCCTGATGGCCGACACGGACTGGGTTCAGGTAGGCGCGACTGTCGCCGAGTACGACCACCGCTACCGCATGAACCCTCGGGTGGCCTTTGTGACCGTGGAACGAATCACCCCGGCGCAGATCGTCTGCGTGAACGGGAATCGGTACCGACGAGACAACGGCACGCGCGTCGGCGAACGCGGCGTCGAGATCCGCCCGGTCGACGACCGGGAGGTTCGCGGTGTTGTGGCGAAGCGGACGGCGGAACGCCTGTGCTTCGACGTCGACCGGATGCGGCTGGCCATGGGGCGCGGCGAGACTGACGCGCTCGCCCTTCTGGATCAGGTTGAGGCGGCTGTTGCCGCCGCCCGCGCAATGATCGACGACCCGGTTGGTTCCGGGTGGACTTCCTACTGAGTGAGGGGAGGTCTGATGCAGCGCGGCGGCCGTATCGCAGATGTGTCGGACTGGTCTGCCGGCCGGATACGAGGACGGTCGGCCAGCCGTGCCGCACAGAAACGGCAGGCGGTCGACAACCAGATTGGAGAGGGCATGTTCTTCGCCGGGGACGAGTACGCGGGCGACGAGGTCACCTCGGGGCCGTACAGCGGTCTGGATGACCCGGACGCCGGCGACTACGAGTGCGACGACCTGGCCGACGTGGCTGACGGCTGGGACTACGACCGGAGCTATGACGACGAAGGGGAGGGCTGATGGTCGACGACCCGTTCTACGACGTCGAGTTCACCTCCGGTCCGGGAATCGACGAGCCACCGGTTGGCACACCCGGATGGGATGAGGGCTGCGGGATCTCCTACGACCACACCCTTCGCCTTATCGGCGAGAAGGATGGCATCCAGACCTTCGAGTGCGAGGAATGTGGCGCCGAGGTTGTCGAGGACCCGAACGCCGAGGCCCCGTTCTGATGGCCGACCTCGCTGCCGGCCTTGGCTTCGACCCGTTCACGCCGGGCGATGTGGCCACCTGGCGGAAGGTGCTCCGCGAGAACGCCATCGAGCCCGAGCCGGACTGTGAGGGCTGCGACGGTGTCGGGGTCGTTCTCAACGACAGCCCGTTCTCGCTGAGCATCTGGGACTTCTGCGAATGCGTCGTCGATGCGGTTGACGACCTGTCGCGCTGCCCGAACGACCCGGACGACTGCGCCGAACCCGGCTGCACCTGCGGCTACGAGGCGGGTGAGATCCCGGGTGGCGGCTACCTAGCCATCCCGGGCGTGAACTACCCGGGGATCGACTTCCCGGCTGGCAGGTAGCACCGTCCAGTCTCTGCCGCGTCGAGTGGAGGCGCCGCCGGGTGGACCCGGGGCAGAGGCACGTAGACAACAGACACGATCGAAGGGGGACCGGTGAAGATCCGAGACATCGACTGGCGGAAGGGTCGTTGGGCCGCGGCCGAAGGCTTCATCGGCGACATCAAGTTCTTGGGCTGACCGGTGGCCGATTCGATGCTCGACATCCTGACCGGCGCCCGGGCCGGTGTCGGCGACCCGGACATGGTCGGCGACGAACTAGCAAAGGCCCGTGCCGAACTGCGTGTCCTGTACGCCACTTGGGCTGAGGCGGCGAAGGACGGCCCGATCGTCCCGCCTTCAGGACCGGAGTTCGACTGGCTGGCGCTGCGTTCCGCTGCGACCATGCCCGCGCTGCTCGACACGATCACCTTCCTGCGGCATGCGCTCGCCCGGATTGCCCGTGGCGAGCAGGCGATGCCCGCCGAGTTGGAGTCGTCTCCGTGGGATGACACGAGCGAGTTCGGCCAGGCGGCGGCGATCGCGTCGATGGCCCGACGACTCACCGGAGGGGAGTGACCGATGGCAGGCAGCTTCCACGCGCCGTCGATCGAGGCTCTGACCGCAGCCCCGTCTCGTGACGCCGCCGCCGACATGCTGTCCGGTCTGACCGTCGCCCAGCTCCGCGACGTTGCCGCCTCCTGCCGGGTTACGTTGCTGAGCCGGGACGTCAAGGCCGAGATCGTCCGCCGGATCGTCGACGGCACTGTTGGCGTTCGGCTCACCGCCGAGGCGTTCAGAGGGGCACTGCGGTGAAAGCCTCACAGGTCCGCCCCGGCTGGCTGCTCCGCGTCGACGGCGTCTGGCGGTTGGTCACATGCAAGACCACCGCCCGTACCCGCCCACCGCGTGTCCTGTTCGACCTCGCCGAAACGCCTCCCGGGATCATCGGCCGGCCAACTGTCGCGGGTCTGGACACCCGTGCCGAAGTGGAGGCAACCCATCTGACCGGACCACAGGTCGAGGCGGTCCGCGTCGTTGCCGCGGGCGGCGTGTTCCGGTCCTGCGACTCGGAGGGGCAGAACCACTGCTGGGGTCACGACGATGGTGTGTCGCGCCGCTGGGAGCCGTTCGACCGCGCCTGGGAGGTCGATCTGATCCGGCCCGTCGACATCAACCGGCTGTGGCGTGTGGGGTTCGAGCCGACCGACCTTGGGCTTGGCGTTCTCGCCATGCACGGAACGGCGGTGTCCCGTGCGCGCTGACCGAGTGAGGCCTGGAGTGCTGGTTCGCGTGGGTGACGGCTGGTATCCGGTCCTTGAGACCACTCCGGTCGTGGGTGTAGCAGACATGGTCCGCATCCGCCTCGCCGCCACTTCACCCGTTATGTCAGTCAACCGCACCCACAGTGAGGACGTCGAGACTGTCCGGCTGACCACTCTCCAGGTTGAGGCGCTGCGGATCGTCTCGGCGGGCAACCTGCGTCGGATCACGGCCTATCCCCATCCAGACCTCGCGCGCCCTGGCGCGACGGAACGGAAGTCGTGGGATCGGTCAGGCATGCCGACCGGTGGGGCAAAGCAGTTCGAGCGTGTCGCCGAACTCGGCTTGATCGCGATCGCGGAGACGAAGCCGATGGGCAGGGTTCGGTACGACTACTTCGCCGTCACTCCGTCTGGCCGTGCCCTTCTCGACCTGCTCGACAAGGAGAAGACACCATGACCATCCGACGCATCCTGTCTGCCACCACCTACCACGCGATCGCCGTTGCGCTTGCTACCCTGGCGCTCGCCGCAATCGCGTCCGAGGCCGAACGTGCGATCGGAAACCGAGCCTGATGGCCCACCACTACTTCGTCGCCTTCCAGGCAGCCCCGAGACCGGGCGTCTTCATGTTCGGTAACTGCGAGGTCGTGATGCGACTGCCGCCGAACAGCGGTTCTACATCGACGAAGACGTCAACCGGCACATCAGGCGGGGAGGCTCCCGGCCCGCGGTTCGGGTCGGCTGCCATCTCGACGAGGGTACGGCGAACATCGGCTTCGATCTGGGCGCGAACCTCGGGCGGTACGTCAGCAGTGTTGTCAGACATGGTCCGGCAGTCTGGACCAAGATTGCTGCCCAGACCAGCAGGGTAGATCACCCAGCATGTTCGCTGTTTTCGCTGCTGTCTGCTTCCTACTCGCCGCCCTCAACGTCCACGCCGGGGATGTGAACCTGGTCTGGCTGGGTCTGGCCTTCTGGGCCGCCGACTTCGCCTTCCCATACCGGCCCGGCATGCTGAACCGTTGACACCTGTTTCCAGGCATGCCGAAGACGGCCCGGCTGCCTCCACCAGGGAGACAGCCGGGCCGTTGTGTGAGTTGATCCGCGAGGCGGAGCTTACGGGATCGACGCCGTGTTCGGGTTGCCGACCTTCTTCGCCACAGCACCCTTCGCCAACGCCAGAACGGCGGCGATCAGGGGTACGTAGGCGTCGGGCACGCCCCACAGGGTGACAGGCAGAGCAGCCAGTGCGACCTGCAACGCCGTCCACCCAGCTTTCTCGACTGCGGCGGCGAGCGAACCGAACCCGGTGACGCTCGTCAGTAGCCCGCCGAGCAGCGACAGGACGGCGGCGATCGGCAAAGCCCACCACACATGTGAGCCGTTGAATGCGGTGACGGCCACGCCGATCGCGGAGAACAGGGCGGTTGCGAACACCCGCCAGGACAGATCCTTGCCGAACGCGGACATGCGCGGTCTTCTTTCCGGGGTGGGGTCGGGTCAGCCGGCGGGCGGCGGGTTGACTGCCCCGTCGGCTTCGGTGGTGAGGTCTTCGAGCGCCGACGTGTCAACACCGACCGCGGTGTGGACGTCGGCGAGGCCGGAGACGGCGGCGTCGATCGCAGCCTGCGCGGCGGGCGGGATCGACTGGCCGGCGGCCTGGAGGGCTGCGACGAGGGCTTGGACGGCGGCGGTGAGCTGGCCGATGACCGCGGCTTCGGCGGATTCGTCGGCGGCGGCTTGGGTCACGGCGGCGGTCAGGTCGTCGATGGTGGCCATGAGCGGACCGATCCTTTCGGAGAGGGTGTGAACCGCCTCGGCGAGGACGGCGACTGGAGATCGGCGGCGGCAGAGGCGCATCCGCACCTCCCGGATTGAGGGCGAGACGGGCTAGGAGGCGGCGCGGAACGTCCACACCGCCGGGTTGCTGGACGTGCCGACCTGCGGCAGGTTGGCGCCGCCAATCGAGATCCCCTTGGCGCCCATCCATGTGGCGAACGCCCCCTGGTAGACGGCGAACGCCTTCGCCAACTCCACGTCGGCCGGGTCGGGCTGCGCCGGCGGCACAGGAGTCGGCGGCGGGGTCGGAGTCGGCGCGCCGAGAAGGCCGGCGAGGACGGTTCCGACGGGCACGCCAAGCCCCGAGTCGGCATCCCAGCCGACAGACGGCGGGTAGACGTCCCTGCCCCCACCGGAGACGATGTCGACGAACGCCTTCGGGTTGGCGTACAGCAACTCGGCCGCGTTCCGAATCGGCCCGCCGTTGAGCTGGCACAGCCGGGCCCAAAGCCCGGCCATCAGCGGTGCGACCGCGGAAGTTCCGCCGACCGTGGCCCACTGGCCGCCGGTCACCATCTGATAGCCCGAGTTCGGATCGGCGTTCCCTGCCAGGTCGGGCAGGCCGCGGTGTGAGCCGACGGTGGACGGCTGCCAGGTGGGCCGGGCGAACAAGCTGGAATAGCCGCCGCCCGTCGCCGAGCTCGCCGAGTCATCCCACGGCGTCTCCGACAGTCGCGCCCCCGACGAGTCGAGGACAAGCCGGGTACCGCCGCAGGCAAACACGTTCGGCGACGAGGCTGGGAAGTCTGCGACCTTCCGGCCCGTGCCGTCCAGGTCGCCGCTGTCCCCGGCCGCGCAGAACACGGCCACCCCCGCGGCGGCGGCCTTCGCGAACACCGCGTCGTAGGCGCGCATTGTCGACGCCGACCATGACGACTCCGGGCCGCCCCACGAGCAGGACACCGCACAGGGACCCGACGCGATCGCAGCCTCGAACGCGTCCAGGAAGCCGGCGTCGCTGTTCTCGCCGAAGAAGACGAGCTGCTTGGCGCCCGGCGCTGCGGCGGCAACGATCTCGATGTCGAGCATCACTTCGACGTCCGCCCCGCCCGGGTCCGGGGTGATCGAAGCCCCGCCAACCGCCGTGCCCGACACGAACGGTGTCGGGATGCCGGAGCCGTCGCAGAAGGTGTGCAGGTCTACCGGGTCGAAAGCGCCGCCGAGTTCGACGATCGCGACCGTCTGGCCGGTGCCATCGACACCGGACGGAAACTGGTAGGCGTTGACGATCTGGGCGACGGTGAGGGCCTTCGGGGCGCTGCCGACGCGGGGACGGCGAAGGTACGGGGACGCGGTCACGAGGTGCCCTTTCATCGCGACGAAAGGCCCCCGAGCGGATAGCAGGGGGCGAGGGGGACTAGCGATACATACCAGTGGTGTGTATAGTGGTGGTGTACGCAAGTGCGAAGCCCGAGAGGACACCTCATGGACATGCTCTGGAGCGAGATCGACGGCCCGGCTTCGGGCTTCGTAGCAGGCCCCACGCTGGTTCACATCGAGGTCGCAGCCCCAGAGACGGACATCTGGCACGCGGTTAGCGACATCGACGACAACGTCATCGACACCGGCTACACCGGCACCTGGGACGAGATCGCCGAAGCGGCAGCCGCCGACTACGCCGACAGTCAGGCGCACGACGGCGCCCAGGTCGGAATGCAGGTCCGCGCGACCGTGTACTCGGACTACGTGAGCGCAGGGCAGGTCTCGCAGGTCCACACCGTGAAGGCCATCGCCTAATGGCCGACACCAACTCCGCCGAGCTGGCCGCCCTCATCGCCGGTCAGCTCAGCGGCATGCCCGACGACCCGATCGACCAGATCCGCTACCTTCGCGCCAGATCCGTCCTTCTCGACGAGGTCAAGGCAGCATTGGCGGTCCAGCGGGACGCCATCACCGCTGGACTCAACGAACACGACCACCTGTCCTACGCGAAGATCGCCGCAAAGGTCGGCGACCTCACCCCGTCCGGCGTCCAGAAGTTCGTCGACGCCCACAAGGCCCGCACCACTGTCACTGTGGACGTCGAGATGGAGACCGAAAATGGAGGCGAATGGGAGCTGGTCGCGGGCCATGTGTTCCCGCTGACCAGCAACGCACGGGAGGTGGCAGAGTTCGCGATCCGGGTAACGCTCGGACTGCTGCCCGAGACCCGCGACGCCTCAAATGCACCCAGCCGTGCCATACGGGCAACTGTGTGTCAGGACGGCGAGGTACTGGATGAGATCGAAGTGGGCGACTTCGTGTGCGACGCGGACAGCGACAAGTCAATCCGCCGTGCCACTTGGTGGGAACAGGCGGTCTCTCTCGAAGCACCCGATGGTGTGTTCGAGGTCGATGGGCGGAGGGTCTACGTCGGCTGACGCACCAGAACATTCGCCGTCGACGCCGGCAGCACCGCCCGCAACGTCAGCCCGGTCAGAGCGGCCGTCAGCGCATCCAGACGTGACAGCACCGGTGTCAGATCAGCCCCACCGGCGGTCGACACGGGCAACGCTTTGATGGCGGTGAGAACGGCGACAAGCTGCTGGGAGAGCGCGTTCAGCGCGGCTACGACTTCGCCAGTCGGCCCGAGGTAGTTGACGATCTGCCCGACCTCGGACGAAATCGCATCTGAACGGGCGGCGAGAGACAGGTCGCCCTTGTTCCAGCCGAGCGCGGCAATGATCGCGTTGACACCGTTGTAGACGGTCTGCTCCAGCGACAGGATCGCCTTCTCGGTGGCCGCCCATGCGGGCTGGCCTGCGCCTGTGCCCTCGTTGAGGACGGCGCGGACGATGCCTGCCATCTGCTGGGCCGTGGGGTCGTCGAGCACGAGACCTCCAAGAGTGGGGAGCCATTCGCGCAGGACGCGGGAACTGTCCGACTTGCCGGGGATACCGGGCTGGACGGCCTGGTTGGTGTACTGGCGGGCGACGACCTGTGTCCGGTCCCAGCCGGCGGGCAGGGGCATCGCCGAGTCGGCGACGGCCGTGTTGTAGGTCGCGAGGTGCAGACGGCGCCAGCCCGGCGGCAGGATGCCCGCGGTCAGGCCGACTGGTGTGGCGTACCAGGTGCCGCTGTAGATCACGCCGGTTGGGTAGCCGTGCTGGACGAGCCGGTTGGCGAAGTCGGCGGCATGCCGGCCGCCAAGGTTGGCATGGTCGTTGGGGTCTTCCGCGTCGAGGCACACCCAGTCGCGGGGACCTGCACCGCCGGCCCCTTCGACGGCGGCAACGAAGTGATCCGCTTCTGCGGTGCCGCTCGACTGACTGGGCCTCGCAAAGTGGTAGGCGCCGCGGGCCAGACCCAGCGTCTTGGCGCGCTGCCACCAGATCGCGAACAGGGGGTTCGTGTAGCCGGTGCCCTCGCTGGCCTTGACCAGCAGCCGGTCGCGGCCCGAGCGGGTATAGGTGTCCAGGTCGAGGCCGGCTTGGTAGGGGTAGGACACGTCACTGAACTCGGGAGACATGGAGCCTCCCTGGACTTGCCTAGCAATGTAGATGTTGCTATCCTGGGTTCACGCCCCGGACGGACAGCCCGGGACCTGCCCCAGGGGGAAATCGAATGGCCGCGACTGTCGTCGTTGACGAACTGGAAGACCTCACGATCTCCGGCGCACTCGCCAGCCTCAACCCGGAGGCCGACGACTACAACACCCAGCGGGACGCAATGGTCTCGACGTGGTACGGCCACCTGCGTGCCGCCGCCAACCTGATCGGCATGGAGCGCGGCATCCGTATCAACCTGGTCGGCCCGACCTCGATCTACGAGGACGAGGAAACGGAAAACAGCACCGACGAGGCCCTCTGGCAGGAAATCCAGAACCGGGCCCGCGACCTCCTAGAAGCCGCTACCGTTCCCGGCACAGACGGCGACGTGGAGTGGGTTGCCACCGTTGGAGCCGACAACGCCGCGTTCCTCGCCAGCCTCGGAACCGACGTCATGGGCAGCACCGGGCAGATCCGCGACCTCGGAGACGGCCGGATCGCGCTGTCGCACGCGCAGGTGCTGCACCTCGCTAACGGGAACAGCGAGCACGTCACGGAAGGGGTCGACGGCGTGTTCTTCGCGATCAACACTGACTCGATCGAGATTTGCCGGGGCGACGCGGAGGACTTCACCCGGTACGTCATGTCGAAGGCCGTGTTCGCAGGCCGTTGGATTCGGCGGCCAGCGTGACGCTCGTCGACGAGTTGGTTGCCGCGTTCGCCGCCGCCTCCGACAAGGCGCTAGCGGACCGGCGGGCACTCATCGCCGCCGAACTCGCCGCCGAACTCGACTCCGACGAGAAGGCGGGCGCCGCCCTCGACCCGCCCAAGTTCAGGCAGGCGATCCAGCGCCTACGGGCCACAGCCGCCGAGGTACGCGCCAATCCTGACCGTCTCGCCGCCGCGCTCGCACTCGGCGGCCCCATCCCCACCGTTAGCGGAAAGGACAGCGACGACATGACCCTCTACGGCGACGATGGCGAGCCTATGGCTAATCGGCGATGGTCATACGACCACATCGGCCACGGCCTACCAGCCGACCTACCATCGACCATCGACGGCGTGCCCGTCTCGTTCGGCCACAGTGTCGACGCCTTCACTGCCGACGGCCGTGCCCTGTCGATCGCAGGCCCGGTCGTCGAGCCCGCCTTCGCCCATGGTGAAGGCAGCAACGCGACCCACACCCGTGTCAGCTACTGGACGATGCCCAACCTGCGGGAGCATGGCTTCGAGGCTGTCTCGGCGGGTCTCCATGAGATCAATGTCTGCACCCCGGAGGGTGTGACACCTTCGGCCGATGTGCTGGCCGCGGTGTGCAGGCTAGCGATGACTCAGCCGGCGGCGGACAGGGAGCGCCGGCAGTCGAAGTACGACGTCCACGCCTGACGTGACTCAGGCGGCGAGCATCTGGGGTCCGGCCTTCACCTTCGGCACGGTCACCCCGGCGAGCCCAGCGGCCACCGTGTTGCCGGAGATCGTGTTGCCGCCAGCCCCACCAGACCATGTGCCGGTGAGCTGTCCGGGCGCCACGTCACAGTAGTTGCCGCTCACCGTGTTGTACATCGACCGTCGGGCGTCAGCCCTGTCGCCGCCGTTCTGGTCCAGGTAGATCGTGATGCTGGCCGGGTTGCCCCAGAGGTAGTTGCCCGTCGCACTGTCGTGGTTGCTGGACTGGATGACGAGCCCGGCCGCGCGCCACGGGTCGAGCCTCGCGCCCTTGCCGTTACCGGCGATCAGGTTGCCGGAGAACGTGTTGTTCCCGCCGGTCTCGTCACACAGGCCCGAGCCGTAGTTGCTGTAGATCAGGTTGCCGACGAACGCGTTTCCGCTGCTCGGGCTGGCCGACACATGGTCGCCGGTCAGTCCGCAGCTCACGTCCATCCACAGCCCCGGGCCGCCGATACCGCCATAGGAGATACCGGCCGGGTTCGCCTTGTGGATCAGATTGCCGGTCCACGTCGCACCGGTCATCAGCGCCATTTTGATCCCGCCATTGTCACCAGGTCCGGTGTCGACCGCGGCGGAAGTGAAGTTGGCGTAGAACTGGTTGTAGCGAACCGTCGACCCTGCGCCGCCGCCCATGATCCCGTGCGCCTGGTTGTGGTGCACCGTGCAGTTCTCGATCAGCGACCGGTCGCCCAGCCCGAAACCGGTGTAGGAGCCGGCCAGCTCGCAGTTCGCCACATGCCAACCGGCCGCGCCCGGACGGGCACCCCGGCCGTTCGACTCGATCGCCGAGTAGTAGTAGCCGACCGGGGACTTGCCGCTACACCCCTGGACGGTCATGTTGAAGATCCCGACACCTGTGGCCGACGAGTCTGGGTTCGTCCACCACACGTTGTTCGTGATCGTGAGGCCCGCGCCCTGGCCGTAGAACTGCTGCCCCGCCTTCGGGTACACGACAGACGGGCCCGTGTAGGTCCCTGCGGCCAAGGCGAACACAGTCCCCGCAGGGTTGGCCTGCGCAAAGCTGTTGATGTTCGCCCCGGCGGGGATCGGCACAGCCCCCGACGGGATCGCCAGCGGGGCAGGCATCAGCACCCGGTCCGGCCATGCCGACGTGTCCGCCAGGTTCGTCGTGCCACCCCAGTAGACGCCATCCGCCGGAGGCGGAGTCGAGCCGCCCCCGGAACCGCCTGAGCCGCCCGAACCGCCGGTACCGCCCGAACCCGAACCGCCAGGCTGCGGCGGCGCCACCATCTGCGGCAGCCACAGCACCGACGACCCCTCGGCCACCACCCACACCGAGTCGCCCACCGACGGAGGCGTAGAGCCGGGCGCCGCGGACACGGCGGGCTGCGGGGCGATCTGCACCGACGGACGGCCCTGCGAATCGACCGACACCACGATGCCCTGAAAGACGCTCATCGCGCACCTCCGGCGGCGAACACAGAAAAGCCGGATGCCTACGAAAGGCAACCGGCTTGAAGAAAGGGGTTAGCGTTGCCGCGCCGACTCTCGCCCGGCATTCATTTCTCGCAGCCGAGCTTCCGCGCCGCGTCAGCGTGGGTTGTCACAACCCGTCGCGCCAACGGGCTGGACGTCGGCGACAGCGTCACATGGCCAACCGCGTCAAACGCGACACAACTCGCATCCCGCTGCTGCTGAAGTTGTGCGATCGACTGCCGGGTGCTGTGCACATACAGCCCCACAAGAGCAGCCAGCAGCGCCGCGAGGACAAGACCGGCGATCCTGAACCGGCGGCGCACTGCGACCCGGTCAGCTTCCACCTCGGTCAGCGGCGCCGACTCGTCCCCTACCCGCTTCACCTCGGCTGCCTGCTCGGCGAGACGCCGCTCATATTCGGCCCGGTCGCGTTCGGACTGCTCCCGGGCATGGTCGATAGCCCGCTGCAAGGCGCTCGTATCACCGGCGAGCCGGTCTATCGACGCACGCAGCTCAGCGAGTTCGGGGGCGAGGTCACGCGGCGCCGTCATCCCGACCCCCTTCCGGTTCGTCGTCGAGCGCGCCGAGCAACTGCCGCAACTCGGCGATCCCGTCGTCTATCCGCTGCCGCATTTCGTGGGCCTGCCGTAGGAGATCCCTCATAGCCCGCAGCCGGTTCACGGTGGCTGGTGGGAGCAGTGGGCGGTCGGCGAGGGCCATCACGATGTGCCCGCCCTCCGGTTGAGCGCTGCGACATATTCGCGCGAAATCTCAGCGGTACGGGTGAGCGCTGGAACAACCTCGTCCCGCACAAACGCATTCGACGCGTCAACACCTGCGCGTAGCGCGGCGATTTCCCGCTCGTGGGCCGCGATCGTCTGATCTTTGGCGCTAATTTCCCGCCGGTGGGCCGCATCCCGGGCGTCAAGCTCCGCCTGGTGGGCGGAGTCCTGCCGGGACACCACCCACCCGGGAACCAGCATCCTTGTCAGCAGCAGAACGACGACAATCCCGAGCACCCCGTAGCCGAGGACTTGGGACAGCACATCCGCCGGAGGGCTGTCTGCGGCGACAGCGGCAGCGGCGAGGACGGCGAACATAGGCGTCCGTTCCGAATGGTCAGTCGGGTAGGACAGGGGACAGTTGGCAGGTGACCTTCCACGACTGGCCGTCCGGCTCCACGCTGATGGAATGCGAAAGCGCGTCCACATAGCCGTTGAACGTCCACGAAGGCGCACCCACGGGCCGCAGCACAACCTGGTTCAGATCGGAAATGTCCATCGACAGCGCCACGGTGAACAGGTCGTCCGGGTTCGCCGACGGCTCGAATCTGAACGCGGACAGCCGAGTCCGCGGCGACGAATACTGGCGGAGCAGCAGTTGGGCACGTTGCGCCGCGTCCTCATCAAAACCGGTTCTGATCGTCTGCGTGAAGGTCCGCGGAAAGTATTTCGTCATCGACGCCGAGTCGGAAACACTCGCCAACGCCCCACCATCGCGGGTCACCGAAACCTGGTTGTACACATAGGTCGGGTCGGTGTCCGTTTCCAACCCGTCCAGCTCGTAGGGCAGACCAGTAGCCGGGTCGAACACGTTCACCGGAGTGGCCTGCGACGGCCGGTAGGAACGGTCCTCGAAGCAGGGCGCCCCGTCGGCCAGACTGTACACTTGGCCTTTGTCGGCATCGCCCTGGTCTTGGATCGAATCCAGCGCAGACTGGCCGCCCAGCCCGGACAGGCCGAAGGTCCCCGCCGAACCGGCATAGGTCCGGCCAGGCATGACCGACCTGAGGTTCTTCGGCCATCCCCAATAGTTCAGAACCCGGTCGACACGTTCCCCGGTAGTTTCAGGAACATAGCCGGCCGCCGGGCCATAGCCGCCGTACACACCGACGACCCAGTGAGCGTTGACCCGCGTTTCGGTGAGTTCCTTGTTGTAGAATGCGACATGGGAGACGAATCCGTTGTACTGGTTGGCGGTCGCTGTCGTCCCGATCCAGTCGCCGCCGATAACCGTGTGGGCCACCGGGTTGCCGAAACTCGCCGTCCCCTGCCACAGATACTCGTGGGTCCCATCGGTCAGCCAACCGGCATAGTTGCCCGCATACAAGGTGATCACACCCGTGTAGCTGACGGTCACAGCCGCATAGTTGCCAAAGCCGCCTCCCAACAGAATGCCGCCCGACGACTCGTAGACCTTCGTCCCGCCGACATACAGGGTGAGCTGCTGGGCGACAGTCCGACCCACCATGATCTCGATGCCTGTTTTGTTACCGGAGCCGTCGAGATGGCAGAAAATCGGCGCCGAGGTTGGGGTCGTCGTTCCGTCCTGGCCGAAGAACAGGTCCATCGACCACGGGCCGCCCATAAAGTTCGCGTCGTTCCCCGCAGACAGGTCCAACACATCTGCCTGATAGGGGAAGCTCGTCGACGCGGACGGGTTGAGCCGCAGCGCAGCCCCCCCGTCGAAAATGATCGTCTGGCCGCCGAACGTCGACTTGCCGCCGCCCGCCGACGCGGACACCAGCTTCGCCAGCGACCCGGCGGCCGCCACATCCCCAGCGCCACCGGCCGACGCCGATTCGGCCAGCGGGTAGAACGCCACCGGCCCGTCGAGCAGCACTTCCTGCTCGTAGGTGGTCCGCATCGTGCCCTGGCTGAGTGCGGCCAGGGAATCCACACAGGTGATCTCCGGAAGGGACAGTGATGGTGTGACCCAGGTCTGCGGCCACCGCTCGACAAACCCGGCCCACAGCGGGTAACGCAAACCCCGCCAGATCGCAGTCACTCGGATCGGGACCAGCGGCACAAGATCCGGCGAATACGGCCCGGCAGTGTTGGTCGGGTCGAACCGGCCGCCCGAGTTGTCGACAATGATCGACGCGGTGCCAGCCTCGAACCTGTCCAACTCGTACTGTCGGGACGCCCGGTTCAACTCCAAGCCGCGGACATAGCGGGAGATGTCCGTCCACGGGACCGCCGACGTACATTCGATGCCAGCGATGACGTGCTGCTCACCTGCGGCGAGCCCCACCCAGCCGACGACCAGGTTCAGCCGGGACGCCCCAGCTGCGGGTGTCGAGGTGATGGTGACGGTTGTCCACCCGGTCGCCGAGTCGGCGAACGTCTCCACATCCTGGTTGGTGGAGGTCGCATTGGCTGCGTCTGCCCACTCGGCGGTCACACCACCGAACCGCGGCGACAGCCCGGCGCGAACCCGCAGGGTGATCGTGTACTCGACGCCGGGGATGATGGTCCCCGCGTCGGTGATCAGTAGCACCCCCGCAGCACCGTCGGTCAGGGCGGTGACCAGCAGGCAGTTACGCCACGGCGCCGGGGCGAAGTTCTGCCCCCACAGCAGGCTGGAGTTACCCGAAGTGCCCCACCGTCCGATCGACCGTGAGAACGTCGCCGAGTCGCCAACGATCGGCGGGTAGGCCAACGGCGACGCCGGATCCAACCCGAATCCAGCCTCGACAACCACCTGGGGCCACAGCGTTGACCCGACGGTGCCGATCCCGCCGCCGCCAACACCCCCACCTCCGCCACCGCCACCGCCACCACCTCCGCCGCCACCTGTGGGGGCTGCGGGGACGATCTCGAAGACGATCCACGACAGATCCCCGAAGGGCGCCGTGGTCGCGATCTCCATCGTCGTCCCGGCGGACACCGGTGAGGTGTAGGACAAGACGGCGCCGGTCATCGACCCGGTGATCGACGAATAGCGGCTGCCAGGTGAGACGGTGGGTGCGCCGGAGCCCGACAGGTCGGCGTAGATCGCCCACAGTTGGGAGCCGGTGCGGGTGCAGGTCATCGACTGGGCCATGAGCGACGACGGACCCGACGGGGTGCCACCCCCACCGCCGGTACCTGTGCCGGTGGTTGCCTGCGGACCGGCGAGCAGGGTCGGAACGGTGACTCCGGAGAATCCGCCGACGACCGTGTTCCCGGAGATCGTGTTGTTTCCCGAGCCGCCGGACCAGTTACCGGTGATCTGCGCGGGGGCAACGTCTAGATGGTTACCGATGACAGAGTTGTTCTTCGACCGGTTGGCGTCGGCCCGGTCGCCACCCGTCTGATCCATGTAGATGATGACGGAACTTCCGCCGTTGTTCCAAATGTAGTTGTTCTGGACCGTGTCATGGTTGGACGACTGGACGGCGATTCCACATCTGCGGAAGCCGTCAAGGCCGCTGCCGTACGCATTGCCGACGATCAGGTTGTTCTTGAAGACGTTGTTTCCGCCGGTTTCGTCGCAGATGCCACCCGAATAGTTCGAGTAGATGATGTTACTATCGTAGACGTTCCCGAACGCCGGATAGTTCCCAGTCCTGTCGGCCAGGTTGATACCGCAGGAGACATCCTGCCAGACACCGTGGCCGCCAATGCCACCGTAAGACCCGCCGTTTCCATTGCCCTTGTGGATCAGATTGCCGATCCACGTGGCACCGGTCTGCAACGCCATTTTGACGTTCGAGTCGTCCGCGCCCGAATCGTAATAATTATTCTGGCCGGGGGTCAGGTTGAAAAAGAACTGGTTGTACCGGATGATCGAGCCCTGCTCGCCGTCACCGATAGCCTTGCCACCGTTGTGATGCAGCGTGCAGTTCTCCAGGATGAAGTTCGGCCCGAGCTGAATGCCAATGTAACAGTTGGTGATCTCGCAGTTGGCCACATGCCAACCGCTGGCAGTCTGGTTCTCCGAGAAACACGAGTCGATCGCACCGCGCTGCGAGGTGTTCGGACCCACATCGCGCAACGTCAGATTGAAAATGCCAATGTTCGTGGTGGCCGAGCTTCCCCGGTGAATCTGAATGTTCGACAGGATCGTTTTACCGGCGCCCTGGCCGTAGAACTGCTGACCTGGGTTAGGAACGATCGTGTAGCCGCCGCTGTAGGTTCCAGCGTCGAGGACGAACACAGTCCCCGCGCCGTGGCTCGACGCGGCCGACGCGATATTCGATCCGAGCGGAATACGCACCGCACCCGACGGGATCGGCAGCGCCGATGGCATGATGACCGAGTTAGGGTAGGCGGTCGTGTCATTGACGTTCGTCGACCCGCCGTAGTAGTTGCCGGTGCTGCTACTTCCGCCGCCCGACGAGCCGCTGGAGCCCGACCCCGAACCGGACGATGGGTTCCCAACACCAGTCACATGCTGCGGGAACGTCGCCGCCAGATCAGCGCCTGTAAACACCAGCACTTGGACAAACTTCGCACGACTGTTATCCGATGCGCCGACAACTGTCACCGTCCGCGGCGCCGCCGCCGTCGCGATCGTCGCCCAAAAATCGACCTCGGCGGTTGTCGACGTCGGCGCCCGCCAATCCCAGCGGGGCCAGTCCAACCTGCCCGAGTCGAACGCGAACGCGCCAACCGTCGTCCCATCGGCGCGGGGCGCCATCGCCGCGAGAATGACAACAACCGACCCAGCCGGAGCGGTAAACGTGGCTGTCGTCGCGTTGCCTGTCGCCACGTAGACCGCGGGCGGGGACGACGGGTCGACAGCGAGAGTCATCACATGCTCCCGCTGTCGACGCCGACGTTCAGATCAGACCCCTGCGATACGGGCCAGACCGTTGCTGGGGTTACGGCGGTTGTACCGGAGGGATTGCTTCTGGGTGGACTTGAAAACCTTCTGGCCGTCGATGACGACATCGGACGCCTGCACCGTCAGGTTGATCGTGATGCCGCCTCCGCCGCCCGACGGCTGCATCCCCACCCAGCCGCCGGACGCCTTCCCGCCGGCCAGAATCGACTTGGTCTCGTTGGCCGGATGGATGTAGGCGGGTGCGCCGAACACGGCCAGCTCCGGGCCACGCTCACCGACAAGCACCGCCTGGCCGACGGGCGGGGAACCACCCTCGGCAAACGGGGCAATCTTGTTCAGGGTGCCGACGAACCCGCCGACCGCCTTGGCGACACCACCGATACCTCCGGTGATGGTGCTGATCGCATGACCGATCGAGTCGAAGATCGGTTTGAGGACACCCCAGATCGTGGTAACCGTGGTCTTGATCCCACCCCAGATCGTGTCCCAGGTGATTTTGAGGGCGCGGAGCGCGGCACCGATCGCCGTGTCAAGCGCCCCGCCAATCGCGTTGAACGTCGGCGACAGGAACGACGTCCACACCGTGGACACGGCAGTGTGGATCGCCCCCCAGATCGTATTCCACGTGGTCTGCAAAGCACGCAGCCCAAACCCGATCACAGCGTCGAACGCCGAAGCGATCGCATGGAACGTTGGCGACAGGAAACCATTCCAGATCGCGGAGAGGGCTGTTTGAATAGCACCCCACACGGCGTTCCATGTCGCCTGGAGCAGACGCAGCCCGAAGCCGATGACCGCGTCGAACGCTGTTGCGATCGCGTGGAACGTGGGCAGCAGTACCGAGTTCCACACAAACGACACGGCGGTGCCAAGCGCCGACCAGATCCCGTTCCAGATCGCCTGAGCTAGGCGAAGGTTACCGATGATGAACGTTTCGACGCCTGAGGCAATCGCATGGAAGGCGGGCAGCAGCACCGAGTTCCACACCCAGTTGACTGCGGTTCCGAGCGCATTCCAAACGGTTCGCCAGGCAGTTTCCAGCCAGCGGATCGCCGTTCCAATCGTGCCGGTGACGACCGAGGCAACACCCTTGCCGAACGGTTCGAGCACGTTGTGCCAGAACCAGAGGACCGCCTTGCCGATCGCCCGGTAGGCGATCTCCCAGGCCAGAATCTGCAACCGGATCGGCAGCAGCAGAAGGTTGATCGCCTTCGCGATGGCCTTGAGGATCGGCTCCAGGAAATGCCAGGTGGCGAGCGCTGCTGTTCTGATCGCACCCCACGTGACCCGGGCCGCGGTCGTCAAAGCGCCTGTAACGGCCCGCCAGGCGGTTTCAACCCCACCCACGGTCGCCCGAAATGCTGAGACGAACGGGCGAGCGACGGCCGACAGGAATGAGATTGTGGCCCGCCACGCTGTCGACAGTGCCGATCCGACCGCGCGCCAGGCGGTGACGATCCCACCCCATGCCGCCTTGAGGCCGCCGATCATGCCGTTCCAGCCGGCGACGAAAAACCCGGAGACGGCACGCCACGCGGTTACCAGCGCGCCGATGGTCGCCGACCAGGCGATTTTGAGTGCGTCCCAGACCGCCAGTGCGGCGGTTTTCATCGCACCCCAGACGGTCGACCAGTGCTTGACGAGTTCGTAGATGGCGAAACCGAGCAGCGCCAGAGCCGCGACGATGAGAATCACGATCGCTGTGATCGGTGCGGCGGCGACCTCTGCGCCGACCAGGGCAATCCCGAGCGCAACAACAGCCTCAATCACACCGTAGATCCACATGGCGACGGAAAGTGCCATGAGGGCCGCGAACGCTATAACAATGCCCTTCGTAAGGTTCTGGTGGCTCGCGAAGAACTTGGCGATCGCTTCTAGCTTCGGAATCAGCCAGTTGCCAAGCTGGATCATCAGCGCCTTGGCGGACATCTCCAGTTGCTTCAACTGCTGGGAAAACGAGTTCGCCTGCGTGGACGCGAACGCCTTGTTGATGTCGCCGGTCGCGGAGCCGGCAGCCTTGACCTTCTCCGTGTAGACCCCGTAGGCGCCGATCATGTCGGAGATCGAGTTGCCGCCCTTGGTCCCGAACATGCTGGTCAGGGCGATCTGCTTCTTCAGATCGGCTTCCTTGCCCGAGCCGTACAGCTTGTCGAGCGACATCTTGATGTCACCGATAGCCTTCGGCAGGCCGCCTGTCGTAATGTCTTTCGACAGCTTGTCTACGGACAGGCCCATCTCGTTGAAGTATTTCGGTGCCGTCGCCGCGGGATGCAGCAGATACTTCATAGTGTTCGTCATCGCCGTGCCGGCAGCGGCGCCGCGAAGGTTCATGTCACCGAACAGGGCGAGAGACGCCGTCACATCGGTGATCGACAGGCCATAGTTCTTCCAGATCGCGACATTGCCCTTGCCGAAGGCGTCGGACATGTCCTGCATCGACATGTCGCCCTCACCGACAGCAGCAACGAGCTGACCGGCCGCCTTGGAAAGGTTTTCCATCCCGGGCAGGCCGGAGACCATCGCCGCGTCGAGGGCGTTGGTTACGTCGACCAGGTTCGCCCCGGAGACCGCGGCGGCCTTACCGGCGATCGTCAGGACATCCATCGCCTTCGGGGCGCTGCTCCCCATCGACTTCGTGGCGGCCTCGACGTGGAGCAGCGCTTCGGCAAGCGAATCCGGGTCTTGGCCGATTTTGCCGGCCAGGGCGAGCACCTGACCCTTGAGTGCGTTGACCTGTGGCATGGTCATGCCCAACTGGGAGTTGAGCTTGACCATCTCCTTGTCAAAGTCGGCGGCCATTTTGACCGACTCGGCTCCGACGGCAATGAACGCGACGGCAGACGCTTTACCGAAGGCGGTGACGGCCTTGCCCATGGCGGCGACGGCCTTCTCCCGCGACGCGGCAATCTTCGCGTCCGCGGCAGCCTGCGCGGCTACCTGGGCGTCGAGAGCGGCCTTCCACTCGATCGTGCCTACGGTGGCCGCCCGAGTCTGGGCAACCTGCATCGCCAGCGCGTTGCGGTCTGCGGCAACAGCCTGCTTCGCCCATTCGGCATCCCAGGCCGCACCCCATTTGGCTGCACCCTCAGCCCCGGACAGGGCCATCGCGTCGTCGGCAGCTTTGACCGCGGCGGCGCTCCGTTCCGCCATCTCCCCGACGGCGACGCCGGCTTCCTTCATGGAGGCGGCGAACTCGGCCGCATTCGCGACGAGTTCGATCATCACCGGGGGGAGAAGACCCTTGAGGGCGGAGGCCACGGCGGACCTCCCGAGAACGTCAGAACAAAGTCCGCCGGATCGCCGCCAGCGCGGCTGTCTGCATTTCGCCGTACGCCGTGCTGTAAGCCGGCTGCACGTAAGGCCGAGGTGGCAGTGTTGTGCGATGGTGCCGACCGGTGGCCCCACCCAGTTCCTGGATGCGGGCGTAGACGACTGACGGGCCGACGGCGACATAGCCGGGGCGGGTTTCGACCATCACGGAGCGGCGAAGGGTGCCGCTGATGACCGCTGGTGGCGCGCCGGGCGGGGACGGGGTGGGTGTGCCTCTGCGATGGGAGTAGACCGACAGCTGCCGTTTGATCGACGCCTCGGCGACCGCCGCGCCAGCCTTCGCGCCTGCCATCGCGGCAAGGTCAGCCTTGGCGCCGAGCGCGTTCAGTCCGGCGAGCAACGCCTCCACGTCGACCCGGAGGGCCATCACCATCAGCGCGACCTCGCGTCCATCTCGGCGCGGCGCACATCCCGGTCGTGTTTACGCTGCCGGCCCTCGTCGATCGCTCGCATCATCAGCGGCCAGTCGTCGACCAGCGGCAGCGGCAACGCGTCAACCTGGTCGGGTGTCCAATGCCACCGTTCCGCGTACCAGGAGTAGAGCTGGGCGTCGTCGATCCAGTCGGGTAGCGGCGCTTGGTTGGGTCGGAGTTCTTCGCCCTCGGCGAGTTGGCTCAGTCGCGCGAGGGCACGGAAGGGGACTGGGGGTCTGTGCTGGGCTTGGTGTCCCGCCGTCCGTTGATCTTGTCGAGGACGGGCTTCAGCTCGTCTTCCAGGACGTCGATGATGTCCAGGTCGATGGCAGCAAGCGCCTCGTCGTCGAGATCGAGGGGGATCGGAACCGGCTCGCCGCTCTCCGGGTCCTTCAGCGACCAGGCGACGACCCAATGCCGGAGCAACGCATCGAACGACGCGACCGACGCCGCCCCGACATTGGTGACCTTGCCGTCATCGTCGAGTTCCACAACGCTGAACGAGGCGACCCGCAGATCATCCCGGTCGCCCTTCGTGACCCGCTTGGGGTTGCGGATCTCGGCCCACTGGCCGGTGCCGTAGTCCTCGGTGGCTGGCAGGTCGACGCGCACGGTCTGCGCGCGAGGGTTGTTGGACAAGGGAGTCTCCTGCGGTCTGCGCGGTCGAGCCCACCCCCGGTGCGACCGCCTGCACCGGGGGTGGGAGAACGGGGGATCTACTGGAAAGTCGAACTGGAGATCGCCGATTTGGTGACGATCGTGCAGGCCCCGAAGCCGCCGGAGGCGCCCACGTTGGTCGTGTTCCCGATCGCCGAAAAGTCGGTTTCGACGGTCGTGTAGTCCTGGCCGCGGCCGACCTTCGCACCCCGATAGGACACCGACTGCATGGCAATGTCGATGCCTACCAGCGACGCCCCGCTACCGGCTTCGAAGTTGACCGTCAGGGCCGGGTTGGTGGCGTTCAGATAGCGAAGGAACTCGGTTTCGTCCGCGGCGATGAACGTCAACTTGCCAGTGGCGGCGAGCGGCCCGAGCCACACGGCATAGGGGCCCTGAACGCCGTCAACGGTGTTCAGCACCTTCACGTCGCGTTTGAGCTGCAACTCGCCGGACTGGACGTAGAGAACCGGGCTGCCGCCGATCGACGTCACACCCCGCCACGCGGGAAGCGGCGGACTGATACCCGACCACGACGAGGTCGGCTTGGGGATGACACCGGACGGCCAGCCGGTGAGCTTCGCCGACCAAGTCAGCAGAGCTTCCGACGACCAGGTGATCGTCAGTTCGGATACGACGCTTCCCGGGTAGGCGCGGGCCTTGTTCGACGAGGCACCGGTCAGACCAGAGAAGTCCGCGATGGTCAGCGATTCGGGCTGGCCGCCGCCGTACACACCAATGTTGTTCTTGATGTTGAAGGTGTGGCTGTACGGGGCCGACCCTCCGGTGACGGCATAGTCGCCGAGCAGGGCGCCGAGAAAATAGCCGATGCTCTCCGGGTACACGTCACCGGAGGTGCTGTACTCCGAATGGATTACACCGGGAATCGCCCCGAACAGGCCCACCTCGGAGCCGCGGTAGCCCATGTCCTCAAGAATGGTCAAGTTGTCGACGGGTTCAAACGTCTTGACCGGGATGTACGCGGTCGGGGCGGCGTTCGCGGCGGTGACGACGACAAGGTTACCGGCGCTGTGCGCTGCGGCGGTCGCCGCGCAGGTCACCGTGGTCCCCGACACCGACGTGTAGGCGACCGTCTCAACGGTTGTGCCACCAGACGTCGGATCGTAGATGGTGAGGTTGCCGGAGTTCGGCCAGTTGGTGGTGTCCGAAACCGACAGGGACGTCGCCGACTGGTTCGCGCTCGCGGTCAGGAACGCCCGGTACTTGTCGAGGGACACGCCTAGGTAGGAGAGATTGGTTGCCTGTGCCGGAGCCGCGCTCACTTCCCACCGCCTTTCTTGGGCGTCGAGGCCGGCTCGACGGCGATGGGAGAGGTATCGGGCGCCGACCAGTGGGGGTCGGGTGGTTCGGGCCAGTCGGCTATCTCGCCGGGCTGAAACCAGCTACCCCGGTCGGAGTAGTAGCGGGCCTGCCCATCGGCCGGGGCGAACGTGAATGCGGGCATGCGAAAACCCCCAGCCGAAAGGCGGGTAGACTATGAAATGATGAATTCGGTGACGGTCGTGATGACGGCGACTTCAACGTGAAGCCGGTTGTCTTTCAGTTCCGGCTCGCCCGGGTTGATTTCAATGTCTTCGCCGGCCTGCCAGATGACGCCGAAGTCTCGACCACCGGTTCCCCAGGTGCGGTCTGCGCGCGCTCGTTCGGCGAGTGCGTCGAGGAATGCGTCGAAGTCATCGATCGCGTCCTCAACACGCGGCTGCCGGGACCGGAAGTAGGTTTCGAGGTAGACCGTGCGGTCGATCCGCTTTTCGCCGGCTGGCGTGATGCCGTTGGTGCCGCCTCCGCCGATCGACTCTCGCTTCTCCAGGTGGTTGACGAGGTGAACCGTGCAGACAGCGCCGGAAACCTGGCCGGGCAGGGGGCAATAGTCGTCGTCCTGTGCCTCGCGCGGGCCGCTGGTCCAAAGGGTGCCCAAGAACTTGACGGGGCCATCGCGGTACATCGACGGTCGGGAGGGTTGCGGTCTTCCCCCGAACCAGGCTGCGGTGGCGGCGCGGATTGTGGCCCGAGACATGACGCCTCCGGGCTGGGTTCAGACTGCGATCCGCTTGTACCGGTCGAGGATCATCCGTGCGGCTTTTTGGAAGACGTCCATGTCGGTGCCCACCGACTTGTCTACCGACGGCGCCCCGGTGTCCGACGACCGGCGGATGAGCACCACGGCCATCTGGCCGACCGCGGTCTTGATGTCTTCGGGCATCGCGCCGATGGAGGTACCTGCCGGGTGGGCGTAGGCCGCCGTGCCGACGAGGGGAAGGGTTGCCGGGCCGGTTGTCGGGGTCCACGAGGTGGCGACGCTGACAGCTTCTTCCGAGCCTGGGTGGTGGATGTTGAGCGTCTGGCCGGGTTGGATGCCGGTCGCGTCCTGGACTGTCAGCGTTGCGGCGGCAGCAGCGGTGGCCGTGGTCAGGATGCTGATCGGGAAGCCGGCGACGTAGTCGTAATCAACCCACATCCGCTGGCCCGGTGGAGGTCCGCCGAACTGCAACGGTACCGTTCCACCGCCGCCCGTGAACGGGACGACGATCAGCCCATCCGCGGGCCAGTAGACGGCCGGGGTGGAGTCAGTCATCTGCCCAGGGCTGCCGTAGGCCAACCTGGACAGCGACACTGCGGGTACGGCGCCGGAGGTGTGCCGGGGCGACAGGGTGATGGTGCCGTCGCCCGCGACCCGCACCGACTGCCGCTCCGACAGCACTCGGTGCGCGCCGAGTTGCACAGCGCAGTAGTTGTCGCACCATCTGGACGCCCTCAACAAAATGTTGCCCAGCTCGGCATCGTTCGCCGCCAGCGACCCGTTGGCAATCAGGTCGTCGACGTTGGTGCCGGTCGGCATCGCGCGGAATTCGGCGATCGTCACATAGCTGCCGGGCCAGCCGAACACCTGCCCGGCATCGGCGAACGCCCCGGTGGTGGAGGCTGTGAACTCGCCGTCCAGCCCGCCGTTGGGTGCGGTCGCCCGAAACCAGTAGGCATACCGCCCCGGCAGCGTCGGGGTGTAGACGTATTCGTAGGAGCCGACGCCGAGCCGGGTCAGATCGGCGATCGTGAACGAGGCCGTCGAACCATCGGGCAAACGGATCGTCAGGGTCAGCGTCTCCGGATCGACCGGCGTACCGCTGACCGGGTCGACGAGCTGCACAGGCAGCCGGATCGCCTGACCTGCCGGATAGGGAGTCGTCGACATCGACACCCCCCAAGGAAAGTCAGATCATTGGAGCCCCAGTGAGGACAACCGCGGGTTCGTCGTCGCCAGCCGGCGCCGTCGCCGGACTTGGGGTGCCGGTGAGGATCGCCCCGCCAGCCGTCCCGCCGTAGGAGCCGCCGCCGTAGCCGACATCCCCGTAGCCGACCGCATCACCCGGCCCGGCGCTGTCGTCGAGGCCGGTGAGGATCGCGGTCACGATCCGGGCGAGCGCGTCGGAGTCATCGAGCACGACCGTGTCGACGCCGCCGTTGACCGCCGCGTCGATGTGCGCCTGGTCGACTGCCCGTGAGGATTCGGAGGCGGTAGCCGTGGCCGACATCGGGCCGACAGTGTCGGCGCCTGTAACCCCGTCGACGCCGAACGCGGTGACGGCGAGTCCGGTCTGGTCGGCCGCAGAACCAGCGTCCGTGCTGGCCATGCCGATTGTCGGGGCCTGCTCGCCGACGGCGGCCTGGTCGAGTCCGGTGACGTTGGCGGACAGCGATCCGATCGCCTCAGCCAGCCCACCTTGGTCGGGTGTGGCCGCGGTGACCCCGATCGTGACTGCCACACCGCCGTAGGGGTCGACACCGTAGCCGGCCTCGCCGTAGCCGTCGCCGGCCATCAGCGCGGACACGGTGTCAACGTCGGCGACCTGTGCAGACAGGGCTGTGAGGGTGTCGATGGCGACATGGTTATCACGCGAGGTCAGCGTGACCTGCGGGGCACCCTCAGCGACCGAAGCTGTATCTGTGTCGGACAGGCCGACGAGCGCCACCTCGGCTACCGCACCGCTGTCACTGGCGGTCAGGCTGGCTGCGACTACCGGGGTTTCGCCCGCAGTCGCCCCATCCCCCCCGGCCACCGTGGCATTCAGCGACACCACCGAGTCGGCCCCGGTGATGCTGTCCATGCCGAACACAGTTGGGGACAGAACAGTCGCATCGGCGGCGGTAGCACTGTCCGAGCTGACCAGCAGGTAGGTCAGCGCACTACTGTCCGCCGCCGTGGCCGCATCAACACCGGCAACGCCGATGGTCGGTGTCGCCTCGACGAACACCGCCGTGTCCGAGCTGGACACCGACGGGGCGAGTGCCGCGCCGTCGATGGCCGTGATGCCATCAACGGCGGCCAGTGAGATGAGGGGAACATCGCCGCCGTAGGAGCCGCCGCCGTAGCCGACATCCCCGTAGCCATCGCCGGACCCGGTCGCGGCGACCACATCAACATCGGCAACCGAGGCGGTCAACGAAACCAGCACATCGGTTGCGGTGACCGTGTCGCTGTCCGATTTGACAACTACGGTGGCCGTCGTTTCGGAGGCGGTCGCACTATCCGAACTCGTAGCCGTGGCGGTAACCGTTGCCAGGTCGACCGCGGTGCTGCTGTCCGTATCGCCCAGCGCGGCCGTGATGGCCGCAGCGTCGGTAGCTGTCACCGTGTCTGTCGACGTCGGGCCGACGACAGGGATGCTTCCCGTGTCGGCGGCGCTGCCGGCGTCCACCGAGGTCAGCGAGGCGGCGACCTGGCCAACATCAGCCAACGTCGCGGAATCGACAGGACCAGTCAGGGAGATCGCCGGGCCAGCCTCGCCGAACGTCGCCAAGTCGACGATCGAGGTCAGGCTGATCGCCAGTGCGGCCCCGTCGGCGAGGCTGGCCGTGTCCGAACCGGTGAACGTGGCGGTGAGCGCTGTCAGGTCCGCCGCGGAGGCCGCATCCGACCCGGCCACAGACGCCAACAGGGCGGTGACATCGGCAGCCGTAGCGGTGTCCGCCGAGGACAACACGGTGGTGATGCCCGCGGTTTCAGTACCAGTCGCAGTGTCCGCCGCCGCCGGAGTGACAGCGATCGAGACGGGGCTTCCTATCCCGCCGCCGTAGCCACCCTCGCCGTACAGGCCCGCCCCGTAGCCACCCGAGCTGGCGTCCATCTGCGCCGTATCCGACGCGGTCACCGTCGCCGTGATGCTGGCGGTCGCTGTGGCGGTCGCACTGTCCGAGGCGAGCAGCGTGACCGTCGCCGTCTCGGAGGCAGTACCACTGTCCGTCGACGTTTTGGCAACAAGCGCCTGGACTGCGGACGCCACGGTAAACGGCGTAGCGAACACGACGTCGCCGGACGAGTTGTACGTGTCCAACCCGGCCCGGTTGCCGCCGGTGATCGACGAGTCCGAACCCGACCAGATCGCCGACCCGTTCAGATCAACCTCAAGGGCGGTGCCATACACCGAAAGAGTGATCGTGCAGGGAAACGACGGTGCGGTGAACGCGACCGACGTCAACACGCTGACCGTGCCGGACACGCATTTCAACACATACATGGTGCCCGTGTCGAAATGAAAATCAGCCGCGTAGAAGCTCTGCGACGACAGCAGGGTTCCACTGTTCGACATGCGGGCCGCGACCCCGGCGCTGCGGCCCGACGGGGCAGCGTTGACCGTGGCCGTGACCGCCATGTCCGCTGACGGCACCGACGTGTTGTCACACCGGGCGTAGGCCACCGCGCTGCCCAGCGTCACCGTCGCAGTGTTACTGCCAGCATTAACCCAGTTGCCGGTGATCTCCGTCCACGACTGGTCGCCACCAAACGCCGGGCTCGCCGACGGAAACGTCTCGGTGTAGTAGGTGGTCACCGACGCCCCCGCTCACCATCACCGTCCGCCGTTTAGATCGCCTGCCAAGAGGTCCCATCCCAGACGAACGTGATACCGGTGGTCGCAGAGGCGGTAGTCGAAAACGACTTGCCGTTCAGCTTGAACACGCCGTTCAGAGTGATCGTCCGGCCGCCGGTACCGTCCTGGGTGAAAATCAGCGTCAGTTTCATGCCGACCACCAGAAAAATGCCGGCGCCCGTGTTCGTGCCGCTCAGGGCGGGGGCGCCGACCGTCGTGTTCCCGGTCAACGTCATCGCGAACGTGTCACCCAAGAACGGGTCCGGTGTCCACGACGAGTTGTAGGAGAGGGCGTTGAATCCGCCGCCCATCGCCCCCAGTTGCACCCGATTTGACCCGATGACACTCGACGCCAACAATGGCGGCATGTTCGTGCCGTCGTTCAGCGAGCCGTGGAACTCCAGCTCAACCCGGTTCGAGGCCGCCGACGAGGTGATGTTCAACCCGGCGGCTTGATGGTTCAAGTTCGCCGACCGATCCCAGGTCAGACCGGTGACGATGCATTTACTCGCCGAGCCCAGATCAATGCCCGCGTAGGAGCCGACCGGCGTTCCGGAGGAAGTGCCGTCCGACGTCCCGTTGTGACTGTTGCTGTCCGCCTCGATACCAACAAGCGTCTGTCTGCCGCCGCGTATGTAGAAACCGGCCCTCGCACTGTCTTGGGCGCAGCAGCCCGTGGTTTCGCCGCCGTTGAAGTTTCCAGCCGCAGAGCTGCCACCGATGTTGTAGTACAAGAACCCGTTGCCGAACCCATTGGCCAGGCTGTAGGTCAGACCGCCGGTGATGTTGCCGCCGTCCCACGAGTTGGCAGGAGCGGAAACGCTCACCGCCGTACTCGACCCGAAACGGTTCGTCATCAGCGAGTAGCCCGAATACCACGCCTTGCAATTGGCCAACATGTTGTTGCCCTGGATCAGGAATCCGTCCAACCCGCAGGCGCCGGCATCGCAGTTGGTGTACATGGAGTCGATCGCCAGGTTGAATCCAAAGCCATTACAGGTCCATACCTGGATGTTCGCGCCCTGGACAACCCCGCGCCCCGTCTGCACAAAGCCGTCGCCCGAGAAGTTCTGTATCAGCACGTTGCTGACCTGATGCCGGGCGTCGGTGTACTCAAAGCTGCCCGACGGCGTTGAGTTCTGGAACACGATGCCGCAGTTCCAGTTGCTGCCGGAAACGGAGCCCTTGTTGCCCTCCAAGCGCATCTTGTGAACACCACAGGCCTGCGCATCGTTGACGCCCGAGTAGTTCTGGACGTTCATGATCAGGTTTTCGAGGGTGGTCGCCGACGCCCGCAACGTCAACTGGGTGGCGAGCCCAACACCCTCCAGAGTGACCCGTTCCGGCAGGTTGATCTGGCCGGTGATGTAGTTCCCCGCCGGGAAAAACACGGTCCCCGACTGGGCGTAGATCGACACCGGAGCGACCGACGCAACCGCAGCGGCAATCGCATTCGTATCGTCGGTGCTGCCGTCACCCTTGGCGCCGAAGTCCTTGACGTTGACGTAGATTCCACGCGGGGGGTAGAAGACGTCGCTCACAGTGCGCTCCAGGTGAGGCGACCCAGCCGAAGCGCGCGGGCAGAAGAGGCAAGAGTTCGCAGCCGGGCCGTGTAGCCAAGCGCCGCCGACGAAGACGGAAGATTGGTCGTATGCGTCGCGGCCAACGTCCCGTTGACCCAGAACCGGACCTGCGACACGGCGCTGTTGATCTCAATCAGCAGCTCGTACGCGGTATCCAGCACAATCGCCGACGTCGTGGTTGTGACTGTCGCCGTCGTCCCCGAGCTGGTGACCGTGCGCCAGACCGCCGTCCCGTCAACCCCGGTGTCGTATCTGAGCCATGCACCCTGCGCGGTGCTGTACGAGCCGGTCGTCGCCGGACCGGCGTTGCCCGCAATGTCGGCGGAGACGAGGCCGACCGCGAGCCGCGTCGACGTGATCGCCGAAGCGTCGGTACGAATCCGGGCGTAGACGTAGGGCGCCCACCTGGGTTGGATCACCCCGAACGGGGAAATCAGCCCGGCGTCAACCGACGAAGCCGCTGTGGTCGTGTACCGGACCAGCGGCCCTTCCGCCTGGTCGTCGGAGGTCGGCGTGATGTTGACGGTCGCGACGGTTGGTGGCGAGACCCCGTCGAGGATCAGCGTTGTATCGGCGCCCGGTGCGGCAACAGACGCGACCCGCCGGTTCACAGGGGCCAGCAGCTCATCCTCATGCCCCGCCGACACGCGCGCCCGAGGGCGGCCGTTCCGAACCCAGATGACCGAACCCTCGGCAGTGGTGAACGCCCCTTCGCCCTGATGCGACCCGTCCGGGTTGCCCGTCGGCGGGGTCGACGAGTTGCCGAGCGCGAGCACGTCCACGCCGCCGGCGGGGTCACCGGCCGCACCCCGGATACCGCCGCCAGCGGTGATGACAGATGCCCGGGTGGTGACTGTCGGCGCGGTACCGATCGCATCGGAGGGCTGCCCCGAATACATGGTCGCTCCGCCGACCTGGCCGACGCCGAAGACCGGGGCGCCGGCATAGTCGCGGGCGAGGATCAGGTTTTTCGTCGACGATTCTCTGCCGCGTACGACCAGCCCGTCATGGGAGGCGTCGGGTAGGAGGAGATTCCAAACGCCTTCGTTGGTGGAGCCGGTGCCACCGAAGTTCCGCTGAACGGTGCCACCGGACGTGTAGCTACCAGAGCCGGTCGTCGATTGGAGAGTGAACTGGGTGGGCGCAACCTTGGTGATCGTCTTGACGCCGTTGACGCCTGTGATGCCGCCGACGTTCGCGATCGTCACCACGTCGCCCGTGCCGTAGCCATGGGATGCGCTGGTGGTGACCGTGACCGTTGTCGTACCGGTCACGTTGGAGATCGTCAGCGGCGCGTCACCGGTTTGGATCGTCCCGTCGGCGAGCAGACCCACCCGGGCCAACAGGTCTGCGGCCTGCTTGACCGCGAGCACCACCGCGGACGTGGAAGCGGCCGCGGTCTGGGTGGCTACAGCGCCGATGTCGGAGGGGGCGATCGCGTCGCCACCACCTGTGACGTGCTGATCGGCATGGGTGTTGACCCGGTTGACGATGGTCGTCAGGGCCGTGTTGAGGGTGGTGTCCCAGGCGGCCTGGTCGTGTGCTGGCAGTGTGGGGTTGATAGGTCCAGTCACGGGGGCTCGTCACCCCCGTGACTCGACTAGATCAAGTTATGAAGCCTCAGGCCTCAAACGACATGGCCCCGGGCAGCCATCGCCGCAGCAACACGCTGGCCGGCACCCTTCGGCGGTTGGTCTTCGTCCAGAAGTTCTGGCACATAGAAGGCGATGATCTCAGCGGCGTAGGTGACCAGGTCCGACACGCGAAACTCCGAGGCCCAGTCGGGCGCCTCAGGTCGGACACCTTCGATCGGATCGAACGCCCAGCCTTCTTGACGGTCGTATCTGATGTGGCACTTTTGGCAGAGCAAAAGCAGGTTCGCCGGATTGTGGATCATCGACTCCGACCAGCCCATAGCCAGCCCGACATCGAACGGGATGACGTGCGCTACGGCGTGCTGCTTGCCCGCCTCCGGTATGCCGCACGACCGGCAAAGTCCGCGGTCGCGCTCACGGACAACCTTGCGAGCCGCCTGCCACGTCTTGCCGTAGTAGTTACGGTGCGGCTTTCGACCCTTGGTGCGACAGTCGGAGCAGATCACGTAGATGTTCGAGTGGAGCCGCTCGACAGGCTTGTGGCACAGCCGACAGTTCCGCGTATGACGTGGGAGCGGGACGCGTCCAGGAGGACCGATAGGTCCCGTCACCACACTCCCGGTGAGCCACCGCATGTAGTGGGCAGCGCAGAGACCTCGCGCCTGCACGGGTTCGGGACAGTCGCCGTCCGTGCAGCGATCCGGTCGCGCATTGCGGACGTTGAGAGGTCCTCCGCGAATGCCCTTTAGCCGGAGCCGCTCGGCATGACCCGAGCAAAGATCGCTGGACTGCTTCCTCGACCGCCCACAGTCCTCGATAGCGCAGAACGGACCGAGGTCTGTTAGCCGACGCTGTCGTGTAGGCGCGTCAGGACGCTCGTCGACGGGCCGAAGCCGTCGTGTGACCGCGTTCGGGTCGCCGTGCTTGTGCCACCGGCCGTAATGAGTACCGCAAAGCCCTCGGGCCCATGCTGGGAAGGGGCAATCCTTCTGCGAGCAAGACTTCGGCGCGGCTTTGGGAGGCTTGCCGGCCGGACCAGGATCGCCGGTCTTCTTCCAGCGCTTGTAGTGCTTGACGCACCATCCACGCGCCACGCGGTCACTTGTGCAACCTGGGACCGTGCACTCGCGGTCCGCGGCTGGGTCGCGGTAACGGAGATCTCGCGGGACGCCGGGGTCGATGCCCCGCCGGGCGCGATCGTAGTGCCGTTGACACCAACCCCGCGCATAGTGAGGCCGCCCGCATTCGTCCTCTGAGCAGGTACTCTGACCCACGTCGGGCCACCTCCGAGATAGGTGTTTCCGGCACGCGGGCGGAGAGCTGTAACTCTTCGCCCGCACCTAGTCTAAAGGACAGACCGCCTTCCGAGATAACCGGCCGAACAACTGTTCAGCCTCTGGGTTCAAAGACGAAATCAGCTCAGACTAATTGACACTTGTAGCTGCCAACTCGCGGCTGACGTCTTGGTGCCGAGAGCCACGACCTTCCTATTCAGGATTCGTCCAGTGCCGCCCGTAGTCGAGTTCCCGACGATCCACTCGCTCCATTGGTAGTTCGCGTCGGAGGTCCCGAACGTGGCCGTGAAGGTGACGGTCGCCGATCCGGACGAGGTCCCATCGGTGTGCGATACGGTAGCGGACTTGCGGGTCTTGTTGGACGATGCCTGAAGGTCGGTTTGAGTGGCGGCTTCCGCCGTCGAACTGTCCCCAACGCCGAGCGCCGCGTTCGCCGACGAGAAATACGTCAGGTTCTGCCCGCTGGAGCTGGTCCCGTTTCCGATCAGGCACTCCCAGATACAGCTCGCCCCGCCGTACATCAGCAAGTTGCCCGCACCCTCAACCACCTCGTACGGCTCTACGGACAGGTCGTCACCCCACCGCTTCGTCACCGTCCACGTGCAGCGCCACCGGGCCGGTTCGTGGTCGGCCACGGCCGCACCCACATGGGCAGTGTCGACCGCTTGGGACATGTCGTCTCGCATAGTGAAGCCCTCTCTGCGGGCACATATGAAAAAGGCCCGCACATGGCGGGCAGAGGAAAACGGGCTAAGGTCCGACCGACCTCACGGCTCCACGTAGTCGGTCAGCGTTCCGGGTGCGAGGGCGGCGAGCGCAACATTGAAGATCTCACCGGCGCCCACCGGATCGGTGAGGATCACATTCAATGCGGCCTGCGCAGATGACGACGGCGCCGTACCCGTCAGGATTACCTTCGTCCAGACTCCCGTCCCGGTGGACACAGTCGATCCCGAGCCGGACGACAGATAGTTGGCCCCGGAGTCAAACCAGCTGATACCGGCCTGCGCAGTCCGAGCTGTCCCGGCTGCGCGGATGTAATACACGCCCGTCCACGTCTGACCGGGGGCGATGCCCGATGTCACCAGAGGGTTGATGTAGATCTCGGATATACCGCTCGTCGTCGTGACGATCTTCAATGAGGAGGTTCGTCCGATCGGCGCAACCGTGTCTCGGGTGATCGTCGCATTGAGAAGCGATGACCATTCCAACGCGTTGATGGTCGCATTTGCCTGGTTCGGCGTCAGCCGATTACCCACAACCGTCGTCGGATTCGCACAGTCTACCCACGCGCTGCCAGTCGATATCGTCGCTTTACTGCTCGTCGTGTCATACCACGTCGCCCCGGGCCGGCTCGCCGACGGTGGACGTGCATAGATCGCGCCCGCGCCAACCTGGCGCGCCTCCACGCTGCGTGGCACCACGATGTGGGGTGCCTGCGGAGCCCGGGAGGACGGTGCGGCGGAATCCGCCCAGATCTCCGTCCAGCCGGCGATAGCGTCGCCGCTTACCTGGGTGAACATCTCCCAGAACGGATGAGTCGCGGCGATGCTGCCGATCAGCGGGTCCGAGACGACTGCTGTACTACCATCCGGCAGGAACAGGTAGGCGGTGCTGGTGGCCCGGTCGATCTCGATGTCGACCGTGTAGACGGTTGACCCGTCGGTGGCCAGCGGTGTTGAGAAGTAGACGCTGCTGGATAGTCGGCCTTTGGGAATCAGGTCAGTGAAGACGCCGCCCGACCAGACGCCGAACTGCCAGTAGGCCGAGCTGATCGCCAAGTGTGCTGACGACGAGTTCGGGATTCCCGATGTGCTCGACCAGGCGCCCAGCGCAGGGCCACCACTCGACGAGGCCGTTGATGACAGCACAAATCGGCCGCCGACACGCAGGACAGGTGATGCCAGCGAGAGCAGCGCATAGCCGGCGCTGCTCGTCGGCGCGCCCAGTGGCAGGGTCAGCAGGCCGCCGCGGATCGTCGGAGTAGCACCGGTCGTTCCCTGCAAGTTCCAGGTGTGGCCCGAATCCGTCGCTGTCGGCGTGCCGTTGGAGCGCGCTGAACAAAGGTCATAGGCGGTCGGATTGGCTGGCTGTGCGCCGATCGCTGCCGGGCTGATCGCGTCTGCTCCGCCTGCCGCGTGCTGGTCGGCATGCGTGTTCACACGACTGACGACCTGGCCGAGGCCGGTGTTCAGATCCGTGTCCCAGCCGATCTCGCCATGTGTCGGCCACGTCGGGTTGAGCGGCATGGCGGCCTCTTTCAGTTCGCGTACAGGCTCACCGTCGCCGTACCGGCACAGCTCACCGTGACGGCGACAGGTGGAAGGGTGATCTGGCCGGACCGGGGAAGGATCAGCCCGACCCAGCTGGCGTCGCCGAAGACGACCACCGGGTCCGGGCCGATGTTGAGCAACAGCCATCGCCGGGCAGCCCGGATCTGAACTGGTGCTGTGACGGCCAGTTGGCCGGTGACCGGCCCGAGCCCGGCGGGAAGGACCGCGCCGATTGGCGCAGGACCGCCGTAGGGGGTGAGACCGTAGGGGCCGTCACCGTAGCCGGCCATGGGCTACCCGATTTCGGCGACGATCAGATCGGTGTCCGGGTCGACCTCGAACGAGCGGTCGCCGTAGGCGAAACTCGTGTAACCCGAATGGGGGACGAACGCGGAGATCGACTGGCCGGGCTGCGGGTCGTCTGGGTCGAACGGCGGCGGCTCGACCGGGGTCGAGGCGATCTCGGGCACGGCGGCCGGTTCGGGCTCGGGCGGCGGCAGGGTTTCCGGTGGGACGTCGACAACCGGAGGTACCACCCTGACCGGCGGCTGGGCTGGCGGTCGGGGTCTACGTGGCTGCTGGGGCATCCTCAGCCACCTCCTGCCGTGCGTTGTACCGGCCGCAGCGGCTGCAACGCCGAAAAAGGCTCTTGAAGCCACACGGGCAGGGGAAGCCAGCCGACCTGGTCACCCCACCCAGATCCGCCGGGAAGGCGCCTTCGGCTTTGAGCATGCGGATGTGCCGCGGGTTGTCGACGTCGACGATCCGGCCGTCGTAGCGAGTCTTGCCCCGCTCGGTGTTGACGTCGATTCCCAGGCACGCCCCGTCTGGCATGGCGAGTCTCATCAGGTGATGATCACCAGGGGAATGGTGCCGACCGTGGTCGGGGTGGCGATCGTCGACGGGGCGGTCGCCGTCAGGCTGGAGCCCGACGTCTGCGCCAGGACCTTGTTCCCGGTGATGACCGCGGCGGCCGGTCCTGCCCCTGCCCGGCCAACACCAGCCAGCGTCGGCGGGGTCGTCGCCTTCACCATGATGGCCGCGTAGTAGATACCCGAGGTGGTGATGGTCTGCGGTGCGGACAGCGCGAGCGTCAGCGCGGTCTCCGCCGCCCAGGCCGTCGACGTCTGGTCCGCGGTCTGGGCCATCAGCGCTGGAGTCGCCGCGTTGGAGTACAGAGCGAACCAATAGTTGGTTGGCGTACCAGCCGCGGTTGCGCCAGAGGTGAATGTCAGGTTGGTGACGACAGTTCCGGCCTGCAAGAAGACCGCCGTCGACAACATCACCTGTGTGGTCAGCGCGGCCAGGTTGGTGCCGGCGATCATGCGGGACATGTTCTCGACGTACACGCCCGTCGGGCTGCCATTGAGCGTGTAATTGGCCTGGCCCGAGTAGGCCGACGGGATGCCGCCCGACGAGTTGAGCGGCGCGGAAACGGGGAAGAACTGGCCGATCGACACGTTCGATTCGATCAGCGTCGACCCGCTGTAGATGTCGACGGTCTGCACACCGTTGGTCGCCCACTCGGCGAAGCCGTTGCTGTCGGTCGTGAACTGGCCAGACGAGCTGAGCACCGTGGCAAGCGTCGGGTCCGTGTACAGGGTGACAGTCGTCGACGTTCCCGGCAGCTTCGCCGTGAGCGTCGTGCTGCGGATCGGGTTGACGCCGTCCGGCGCAACAACACGGCCGAACTGGAAGACGGTGGCCATTGATCAGGCTCCTTGCGGGCATGCGAAAGGACCCCACACGGGCGGGGTTGACAGGACAATCGGCGTGAAGGGCGCTAGGCGGGGATGCCCCACGCTTCCCGAGTGCGGATTGTGAACGTTTTCGTCAGGGTGATCTGCGCGGTCGGGGTCGCGTCATAGCCGGAGAACGCGAAGGTGATGGTGCTCCCGCTATCGGTGACGTCCATCCATCCCCACTGGTTCGCCGAGCTACCCAGCGACGCCGGATAGGAGCCCTGCGAGTAGGGCCCCCCTTTGAGGCTGGTTGTCTGCGAGAACGGCGCTGCCTGGCACACCGGGATACCGCCGGCCGAATTGGTTCCATCGTCGGCGGCAAGACAATGTGTGTCGCCGGAAAGAATGATGACGTTCAACCGGCTGGCGGTGATGTAGCTGACCAGTTCCTGGCGCTCGGTGTCGAAACCGGACCAGTTATCTTCGCCTGCCGTGGTGGCGCCGACCCAAGGCACCTCGTTGACCCAGACCTTGACCGGCTCGGAGCGCGCCAATTCCCGTTTGAACCACAGCTTCTGTGCCGAGCCCATCATCGACTTTGATGAGTTGTCGGTCACCGAGTCGTCCGACCGGTAGGACCGCAGGTCGGTCACGATGTAACGGACCCGCCCGACGGTGTAGGCATGGTAGACGCCGGCATTGTCCGCGGCGGGCAGCGTGTAGGACGGCACGTAGTCGCGGAACGCGGTCTGGGCTCCGGACTGGCTGACTCCGCCGAGGCTGCCGGCGTGGTTGTTGCCGCCCACCGAGTCGTGGTCCGACCAGATGTAGTCGGTGGGAACCTCGCGCAGGAGCTGCGCGACGTTGCTGTGGGACAGCACCGTGTCCCACGAGGTGCGGAAATCGGATGCCAGATTGCTGGTGATGTTGTCGTAGTGGATGTCGCCGATGTGCTGGAAGAACAGCGGCGCACCATAGCTGCCGGTGTGGGTTCGCATCGTGGAGAACACGGTCGAGTTCGACCCGCTCACCGCGCACGAGCCGAACAGGAACGAGTACGACGCCGCGACCCCTGCGACCGGAAAGGTTTTGACCTTGCCCTGCCGGGCCGTGTCCAGCACCGAGTCGACCTCGACGGCCCAGTAGTACTGGGTGTTCGCCGACAGGCCGGTGATGGCCAGCTTTGCGAGGCCGTTGCTGTCCGGCGTGGCGCTCGACGAGTAGACCACACCCGTCGTGATACCCGAGTTGGTGCCGACCTTCAGGCGGATCGACGACGCGCCCGCGCATTTCGTCGCCACCACGGCCGATGTCGCGTCGACCGCGCCGACCCAGGCGGACGTGAGCGTGCCTGGCGTGACCGACGACGTGGTCTTATAGGCGACGACGGCGCACACATTCTCAAATGCGCTGGACAGCGTGCCCGAGTACGTGCCGTCACCGCTGGCCGATGCGACCGTGTTCTCGGCGGCGGCAAGACAGCGCACCGAAGATCCGACCGCGGAGATGCTGGTCAGATCGGTGAACGAGTTGCCGGAGGTAAGAGTGGCCGTGTTGGCGCTCGTTCCGCCATAGCCGATCGCGGCGACGACGATTTCATTGGTTGCTCCGGTCGTGACCGCTGCGGAGGCGACTGAGGTGACGGCGGTGTTGTTCGTGCCGACCGCGCTGGCGTCCTTCCAGCTGGCCGACGCGAGGTTGTCGTACTCGTACAGCAGGATGTTGTGGTAGGTGTTCGCCGAGCCGCTGTAGGTGATGGTGATCGTGTCGCCAGCGACGATCGCCGTACCGATGCGGCACGACCAGATCGCGACCGCGTTGCCGATCGTCCCGCCAGAGGGCTGCGGCCGGTTCGCGTCCGACTGCCAGGTGTTGCTTTTCGAGTCGACAACGCTGTTGAGCGCCGCCGATGTGCCACCGGACCATTCGGTGAGCAATACGAGGGTGCGGCCGGCGACCGTGTCGTTTCCCGCGCCGATGGTGACGGTCTGGGTGGTGCCGCTTGTCGCGCTGGACTGAGAGGCGATCAGGCGCCGGGTCATGTGGTGGCCCGGGTCAGCAGGATCTGTACGGTCAGGTTCGCGGCGATCGCGTTCGAGTCGGTCTGGAGGCAGTCGACGGTGAGGTAGTCGCCGCTGGTCAGCGACGTGGTATCGGGGGCGCCGGACAGGGCGGTGTTCGCCGAGGTCGCGATGGTCGGCCGGTTCGCAGTGGTCGTCGCAAAAATGGAGGTCCCGTTTTTCTTCACATCGCAGATCACGCTGCTACCGGTGGGTGCGGTCCCCACCGAGGCCCGCACACCGGTAATCGTCCAAGCAGCATCCGCATAGATGCGCGAGGCACCGGTAAACGTCGCCAGCGTCCCCTCGCGGGCGAACGTCACCTGAAAGGGAACCGTATGAGTGTGGTTGCCTGCGGCGACAGTGCTCCCCGTCGACCCGAAGCTGACAGACAACGTCCGATCGGCCGACAGATCGCCGCCGCCAGACAGCCCCGTGCCAGCAGAAACCTGCCGGGAGGTGGCAACCAGGCCTGTCGTCGGATGCACATGGTTCACGGCTGCGGCAGGGCCGGTCTGAGTGCCGGCAGACGCCGAGCCCAACGCCTGCGGGGTGGCGGTGCCGACCGTCGCGTTGATCGCATTGCCGAAGGTGTCCAACACCGCGTTGAGTGTGGTGTCCCACGGGTTTTGTCCGGCAGTCGGATCAGTCCAGGAGATGTTCGGCACGGCCGGCCTCCGGGCATCGCAAACAGCCCACACACGGCGGGCGGGAAGAGGGATGTGACGTCAGCGGCCGGCGTAGGCGTAGGACACCGGTGCTGTTCCAAACGCGGTGGAAACGACGAACCGGCCCGGTGGCAGTTCGACCACAACGGCCTTGTTCGGCGGCAGGGCGAAGGGTCCCGACGATGGACCGGTGACAGTCACTGACGCGGCGCCAGTGTTCATGAGGGTCAACAGTCCGGCCCGCCCGGCGGCCGGTGGAATCAGCTCGGCCGGCAGGACCACACCGGACGTGGTCGCTGTTACCGCACCGGTCACAAACCCTTGAAAACTGTCGACGGGGGTTGCCGTCTGGGTGCCGCCGAACGCTGTTTGGCCGTAGGGCCCCTGCCCGTAGCTGGCCACCGGTCAGCACCCGGTGGAGTAGGCATAGGAAACTGTTCCCGTTCCGCCGCTGGTGACGGTGAGCTTGGTGCCGCCGAGGATCAGCGACACGGGCACCCCGACGGGCAGTACAAACCCACCCGAGCCGGGGGCGGTCAGTGTGACTGCGGCAGTGCCGGCGATCAGCGTCACCGCACCCGCCAATCCAGGCGCCGGCTTGATGTTCTCGACCGGAACCGGCACGCCACCCGACGTGGCCGTCACGGTGCCGGTGACGAATGGCGGATTCGGTGACGCCACCATGTCAGGTCACCACGTCCGCGGCGGTCTGCACGATCGTCGTCAGCGCCGACACCTGCGACGCCACATCGGCGGTCAGCACCGGGTAGGAACAGCCAGACGGCGTCACATGCACCTCAATACCCCGGCCCTGCGGGGCCAGCCGGAGGATTGACGTGCACTTGGACGACGACAGGTAGGTGTTGACCTGGTTGACGACCGCGGCGAGGCCGGGGCCATTGAGGCTGAACGTGTCCCGGGCCGACAGGTTGAGCTGAGTGAGGCCGTTGGAGCCGGCCGTCGTTTCGATCTGGAACGGCGACCCGGTAATCGGGTTCGGCATGACGCCCCCCTTTCGTGGGACGCCAGCGGGCCGTCCGCCGGAGTAGAGACGGACGGCCCGCTGGGGAACGAGAAGGGGGGCGTCAGTTCGCCGGCTGAATGCCGACGAGCATCGACGAGCGGTCCGGAGCCTCGGCAGCCAGCGTTCCAGTCCAATACACAGAGCAATCGTAGCTGAGCTGGATTACAGGCCAATCAATGGCCATGTAATCTTGCACATTCCAGATCTTCCAGGCGTTGGAGATGTTGACGTTCGGCTGGGTGATCGACGACTGGAGGATGATCGCGTTGCCCTGCGGCAGATACGGGTGAACCCGCATGTCGACGACGCGGCCGGTGACCTGGTTGAGGATCGCCGTGACCACACTGCCAAGCTTCACGCCGGCGAGTTGGTCTTCCGAGATCTCCAGCCGGTAGTTGCTGGCCGACTGGCCTCGGAGGCTGTTGGAGATCTGCATCCGGTCCTGGCCGGACAGGAAAATCTCCTCCGGGTCGGCGCGGGTGTTGTCCCAGGTCTTCGCGAACGCCTGCTGGAATTCGGCACCCGGGTTCGAAGTGGAGAACGGGGCATTGAGCCGGCCGACGTAGCCGGTGGTGCTGGCGACGGAGTGAATCCACGGAATGATGCCGTCGTACGAGTTCGCAACCGCCGACTGGCCGTCGACCGACGCCAGGTTGAGCGACGTCCCGTCGGTCGCCGTCCAGGCGGCCACCGTCGAACCGGTGGTGGGCAGCGCACCCTGGAGGGTCAGGGTCAGGGTCGGCGTCCGGCCGATGCTGAGACCGTTCGGGAACGCCGGGCCCCGATACAGGTAGCGGGAGGCGTCACCGGGGTCGGACGACCCAGTCGACACGAAGATCTGGTAACCGGTCGCACCGACGACCGGGTTGGGGATCGTGATGTCCACAACCTGGCCGGTGCTGACGGCGATACCCGCGGAAGCCGAACTGGCCGCCGAGACGCCGAACTCACCCGACTCGGCGACGACCTTGACGTACACGTTGGTCGTGAAGCCGGTCAGCGCCGTCTCACCGGTCGCCGCGGTGCGGGCCGAACCGGTCGGCGTACCCGAAGGAGCGGCGAGCGCACCCGCATAGCCGCCAGCAGTGCCACGCCCGTAGAGGATGACCCGCTCTTCGGTCATCATCGACGAGAACAGCGTCGACTGGCGGTCGAGTTCCCGGGTGTCCTGGAACCCCATCGCAGTCAGGTAGGTGAAGAACGACTGCTCGCCGCTGAGACCGAACTGCACATAGGGAAGGGACACGTCGTCACCGGCGAGCGAGATCTTCTTCGGCCGGTTCAGCCACAGCGGGTTCGCCGAACCGGGGTTCGCGAAATTGACCTGCGATGGGTCGGAGAAGCCGGGGTGAACGACACCCACGCCGCCGGTACCGGAACCGGTGATGCCGGTGATCCGCTTGAACTTGTGGGACGTGCCCATGCCCTTGTTGCGGGGAATCCTGTTCCTCATCGGCGTCAGGACCGGGGCGAGCATCTTCGCGGGCGATTCGAGGTCGTAGGCAACCAGACCGGCGGGAACCGGGCTGGTCGTGGTGATGTCCTTCGCCAGGAAGTCGGCGCCGAGCGCCTGGGCCGCTGCCGCTTCGATCGCGGCAAGCTGGCCGGCGTCCGCACCCATCGACCCGAACGCCTTGAACAGGACATCCTTGGCGTTGCCGCCGACTGTCTTCGTCAGGGCTGGATGCTTGCTGGACATGTCGAGGCCGACATCGCCCTTGACGGTCGACGGAGCGCCGTCGACGGCCATCTTGTAGTTGACCGCGGCGGTGGTGAGTTCGGCGGGGCTGAGCTTGGCGCCGAACAGGTCGCGGAGGTCACCGTAGGTTCCGGTGGACATGGCTAGCCCTCTCTTGGGCATGCGAAAGGCCCGCCCCTGTGTCAGGTGGCGGGTCTTGGAAGTTGGTGGGGGAGGGCCGCGACTAGGCGGCGGTGAGCTTGCCCAGCTCGGTGTTGATCGCCGCCCGGAATTCGGGTGACGGATGCGCGTCGAGCATCTTGGTGAGCGTCGCCGCGCGGGCCGCCTTCTCCGCCTTCTCGACGGATTCGGCGGGGGTGACAGCGGGCGCGACGCGAGTCACCGCAGGTCCGCCCGGCCTCGGGGTGCTCTTGAGCAGCGTCTCCACCTCTGCCACCCGGTCGATGACCGGGCCCATGGCCTTCGTGAGGACGTCGCCGAGTTGCCCTGCAAGGTCGGCGGTCACCTTGTCGGCGACGGCCTTTGTCAGCGTCTCGGTGTCGGTGGTGCTGGCCGCCGCAGGGGCGGAGGTCTCAGAGGCGGCGGCCTTGAGCGCGGCGTTCTTGCGGGCCTTCTTCATCGCCTTCTCCAGCCGGCGGGAAAGCTCGTCCGACAGGCTGGGGGCGGCAGGCGCAGCCGGCTCGGTGGGCTCGGCAGCCTTCTCGACGTCCGGGGTTGCGGCGAGCTGCATCACGGTCGGAGCCGGGGTGGTGTCGCCGCCGGCAGCAGTGTTCTCCGCCATGGCGGCGGCCTCCAATTCGTAGGTCTCGCGCTCGACGAAGCAGGTCAGGGTGGCCATGACGCCCACGAGCATGTCCATATCGGCGACCTCACCGAAGCCGCCACCGGAAAGGAAACCGGCCGCTTCGGACGCCACCAGGGAGGCAAGGTCGGCGAGGATGCGCTTGGCGCGGGCGATGTCGTCCAGCTCGTCGTCGACCGACTTGACAATGTCCGGATCGGTGGTCTTCTCGACAGGCTCGGGCTTGGCTGCTGGCTCGTCGGCAGGTGTCTGCTGCTTGGCGAGTTCGGCGAGAACCGCTTTCACGATCGCGTCGACATCAGGCCCGGCGGCCTTGGACGCAGTGGCAGGCTTCGGCTTGTTCGACGGGTGGTCGGCGTCGTCCTCGTCTTCGGTGCCGTCCCCGTCGTCGTCCGCGTCGTCACGGTTGTGCTTGCCGTCGCCGTCAGGGTCCGACCCGCCCTTGCCGCCGTCTTCGGAGGTGAAGGGCTTGGCCTTCCGCTTCTCCAGCGTCTCCGGGTCGGCTGCGTCCGGGTCGTCCGGGTTCGCGACGACCAAGGGGGCGGTGAGTTCGTCCACCAGGGCGGCGGTCATCGGACGCACCTGCCCGTCTGCGGTCTTGAGCAGCATCTGCGGACGGGTGATGATGTCGCCTTCGGCCGTCTTCTCGATGGCGTCGGTGTCCTCTTCGAGGTGCTGGTCTTCGACGACTTCGAGCGTGCCAGCGGCCTTGTTCAGGGTCGCCATCCGAAGAACGGCAGTCGGGAGCGAGGGGCGGTCGACGGCACTTACCTCAGTGACGTCCCCACGGCACACCATTCCGTTCGGGGCGTTGGTGGCCTTGGCCAGACCATAGTTCGCCACGCCGATTGAGAAGCCGGACAGAATGCCATGCTCAATCTTCTTTTCGGCGACCGGGTCAACGATCTTCGCGCGCATGTGCCACGAATGGTCGTCGGTCTCCCAGACCTCGACGGCCTTACCGATCGGCCGCTGGGCCGAGTGACCCTCACGGACGTTCCCACCTGATGGCCCGTGCATGTACGCCGGAATCGCGGCTTTGAGCCACGTCGGGTCCATCCGCTGGCCGTCCGAGTCGAGGTCTGGGCCGGTGAACTTGCCCTCGACCCACAGAACGCCATCGGCGTCCCGCTCCTTGCGTAGGAACGGGGTGTAGATGTCCAGCCGCTCAGCGACAGGCATGGTGAGACCACCTCGCGAGGTGAGACCAGCCGCGCGAGGGCTGGGAGAATGAAGGAATGAGCGACGAGACGCCGCGTGAGCCGCGGGTTGTGGTGGTCGACCTCGACGAGAACGGCTACGGCCGCGTCGACCCGCCGGTCACGGTCAGCGCCGAAGACCCGGTCCAGTTCGCGGTGAGAATGCCCAGCGATCTGGCGTCACGGGTCGCACCCGGCCTGCTGCACGGCCTGTCGATCGGCACGCCCGCCACGGAGGGTGGACAGGATGCGGACCGGCTGATCCCCTACTGGGATCGGACCAACATGGCCATTGATGCGCCTGTCATGCCGCGATCATCCGGCGAGGACGAGTAGCCCTAGCGCCGCCTCGCAGCGCAGAACGGTGCGGCCCAGCCCGGTCAGCCGCCGGTAGTCGACCGGATCGGCGTTGAGCACGTCCAGGGCGTGATCGAGCAGCACATCGGCCAGCAGTGCGGCGTGGGGCGAAGGGTCGCAGAGTAAGGCCAACCTGACGGCGTGGACGCGGGCGGCGAGGTCGTCCGGGTCAGCCCGCATCGGTGTCCTTGGGGGCGTCGGCCGGCGGGCTCTGCGGATCGTTTGCCGCGCGCCAACGCTGGTAGGCGGCGTACACGTCACGCTCCTGCTTCCAGCCGTCCGACGGGAAGACGAGCGCAGGTATCGACGGATCTTCCAGCAGTGTCGCCGCCGTGACCCGGTGTTGGCCTTCGACGCAGAGGAGGGAGCCGGACTTTCGGACGCCGACCAGTACGGGATGGTGCTGCCGCACGTCTTCGGACGCCTTCATCAGCGCGCCGACCTTGGACGGCTGGAGCGGGCGCTGATAGTGAACCCGGTCGATCATGATGAGTTGAGGGTCCAGATCGCACGGGGTCAGCGGGTCGTCCAAGCCGAGGTCTTCGGCGGTGTACGTCGGATGGTCGGCGGGCTCGTCAGCCAACAGGACCACCAAACCCCGGATTGCGGCGCCTGTCGCGCAGTGTCTGCCGCTGTATCTCTTGGTAGAGTCGCTTGCCGTCGATGTGTACCGGGGTGCCGTCGGGAAGGCTGCCGATTGGTGCGTGCTGCCTTTCGGCGTGGATCGCGTCGACCTTGGCGTGTAGGTCGGCGAGCGCCTGTTCGTGGGCGTCGTGACGTGCGTGCATCTCGTCGCGGTGTTCGGCGAGCTTGCGGCCGAAGTGGACCTTGGCCCGCCAGAAGGCGACCATGGCGGCGAGCGGCGCCCAGATCAGCGAGGCGATCAGGTTGGTGAGGACCGAGCCGTTGGGGAATCCGAACAGATCGACGAGCGTGCCCATCGGCTACCCCTCGTCGTCGTCTTCCTCGTCGGCGGTGTCCTGTTGTCCCTGCCGCCGGGCGCCGAGTGCTGCCAGGGCGGCGGCGACCGCGGACGGGTCCATGTGGCGGGTGCTGCCGACGGTGTCGTGCTGGGCGATGTCGACCGGCGGTGGGGGTGCCGGTTCGGTTGGTTCCGCCTCAGCCTCGGCGTTGCCCAGCGTGTCGTCGAGTGCGCCGGAGGAGATGCCAGGGACGTAGCCCATGGCCTGCGCGTCGGCCAGCGGCATCGTGTCGGCGATCACTGCACATCGGCAACCCGGATGGGTGGGGCAAATGCCGGCGGGTGGGTCGGTGTCGAGCGGGTACGGCCCGTCGTCCTGGTTGGTCTGGCAGTCCTGGCACACCCTGACGTCGTTAGCCGTGAGGATCGAGTAGGCCTCAACAACGCCCGACGTCCTGTACGACTCGATCGACGCGGCTGTCATCGCCCGCGCCATCTCAGTAGTGGCAACCATTCCGGCCCACTGGGGGTCGTCCAACACTCCGCGCAGGGTGCGGGCCAAGGTGTCGGCCGAGTCGCCGCGGGCCACCGCATCGGCCACAGCGGAGGCGAGACGGTCAAGGCGGTGGTCTTCGATCGAGGCGAGCAACGAGCCGCGTTGTGCTGCCCGGTCGGACCAGCTTGGGTTGCGGCCGACGGCGGTGGCGATCAGCTCGTCCAGCTTGGCGGCCTGGCGGGCGGCGGGGATGTTGCCCGGAGTCCAGGCGTCCCAGTTGATGGTTGCAGAGAGCGGCTGACCAGCCAAAATGCACCGTCCGGCCATTCACCCTTGTTGCACGGTTTGTTATACAATGGTTGACATGGAACGGGAGCTAATCGGCCTCCGCATCGGAGGTGAAGGACTCGCCCGCGTTCGCCGCATCGCCGGAGCGCTCAACGGCGACGGCAACCCGAGAAGCAAGCTCAGCCCGACCCTCCGTGCGGTCATCGCTGATGGGTTGGCTGCACGTGAGGTCGCCTGCAAGAAGCAACACCGAGGGCCAATCGCCGCCGGGGTGTGTGGCCACTGTGGAAGGGAACTCTGATGGAGCAGAGAACGGCACAGACGGCCACGGTCGATGTCCTGACCGCTGAGGTTCGGGTCCTCATGATCGGTTCGCGGCAGGTCACCATGTCGGTGTACAAGCAACTCGACTGGATCGCGCCCGACAAGATCGTGCCGTTCGGTCGGATCAACGACGGTGAACGTTGGGTGAGCAGTGACGTCGAGCGACTTGTCGTCGTAGGCCAGAATCCGGACGATGGTTCGCTCGTGCGGGCGCGCTTCCGTCGCCAGCACAGAGGCACCGTTGTCAGGACCGGCGAGAAGTTGATCAAGTACAGCGACTCTGCCGATGCGTCGATGCGTCTCTGCACCCGCTCCGAGTGGGAGGCTGCCGAGGCGCTGCCCCTGATCGTCCTCGCAGGTCTCCGCTGAGCGGTTATGCGTGCTGGCGCCGTGGCCGCCTCAAGCTGCGACGCCAGCACGGTCTCAGAAGATGCTGCGGCCACCACGGGGTGCGCCAGGTGCTTCGCGCATGAGCTGATCCAGATCGCGCAGTTCGCGTTTCCGCCCGGGATCGTCGGGCTTCGCGGCCTTGAACGTAGGTGTCGGCCGGTGATGTAGCGGCACTGCGACTGTCGGTGGCACTGACGGTTTCACCCGCGCCACAGCGTCGTCTGCCGCTACCTCCCCGGCTTTCCACCCTGCCCGGTAGACCTCGGTCAGCGCCGGGCCGAGCACACCCTTACGGGCGTGCTGGTCGAGGATCATCCGTATCTCAGCCCGCAGAACCGCCGGGTCGGTGGTCGTCCCAGACGGCCAGCGGGACGTGAGCACGTTCGCAACCTGCTCACAGTCGATAATCCGGCTGGCAGCCTGGGATACCTGCTTCGCGAAGCGCGGCCCTAGCTGGTCGTGGGCTTGGAAGCCCAGCCATGCCGCCCGCTCCCGTTGCCGGTTGCGGGCTTTCGGCTCGCCCCCCGCCACCACCCGCCTTGCGGAGCTCGGCCGCGGTCGCCTTCGCCAGGCTTGCGGCGTCGGCGGGGGAGTCGTCGAGGACCATCGTGTTCAACGTCCGCGCCGTGTCGTCGTCCACCGTCGTGAACGTGAACGGCCGAGCAGGTGTCTTCCCCGTCTTGGCGAGACGCGCCGCCCAGGTGGCGAACGCGGACAGTTCGGCGGCACTGGCGGACTTCTCCGCACCCTTCACGGGCTTCTGTGTGTCGCCGGACTTGCCGTTCGCCTTGACTGGGGGCTTCGAGCCAGCATCCGGGCTGCCCTCGTCGGGGGTCTGCTCGTCGCCGTCCTCCCGCTCGCTGGCGGGAGTGTTCAGCGGCTTCCCGGAGGGCAGGTTGCCGGCTTGCAGGTTCTGCTTCGCCGCCTCCGCACCGGCCTTGACCGCCTCACCCTGGGCTTCCTGCTGCTCCTGCAACCCTCGCAGGAACTGGGGGCCCATCCTCGACAGGATGTAGGGTTCGTCGGCTTCGGGCATGTCGGCGTAGGGGGCTAGGCCCATTTCGTCGCGGGCCTCGTTCAGCGTCATCCGGCCCGACTCGACACGGGCCAGCAGGACGGCGTCGGCGGCGGCTTCGTCTTCCTCTTCCAGGCCGAGGAACCGGAACTCGATCGCCGGGTCCAAACCCAGATACCGGCGGTTGATCATGTTGAAGATGCCGGAAAGCCACTTCGCCCACGGCAGGATCATCTTCCGGTACTGGATGTTCTCCTGACCCTCGTGATAGCTCGCCCCACCCAGTCCGCCGGTTTCGATGAACCCGATCTCCGCCGGGGTCACCTGAAACGACGCGCAGATCAACTTGACGATGTAGGTGTCATACTCGGGCTTGTACAGCTCCGAGTTGTCCGCGAACTTCGCCAGCTTCCCACCCGGCAGGCCGATCTGGATGCGCTGCCGCTCCGCGAGATCCCCGGCAAGCTGCGTGTTGATGCTGCGCCGCCAGCGTTGCATCTCATCCGGCGTCATCCGGACGCTCTCCGGCAACTCCATCAGCGCCAGGGGCAGCGCGTTCGAGTCGAACTGGCGGGTCATCCACTCGGCACGCTTCATCCACAGATTGATCCGCACCAGGGCGTTCTCCACCGGGCCGAAGCCGTAAGGGGACGACACCCGCTTGTTCCGCACCGAGTAGATCAGCTCGTCGGCTGACCTGCCACCATCAACCGTGCCATCCTTGCCGATGGGTGCGGTGAACTCGCCGCGGGGGAAGCCATACAGGATCTCTTGGAACGCAGGGTCCGGAGGCTTCGGCCTACGCCCACGATGATCCAACAGCGGCTTGACAACGTCACCTGACATGTTCCACAGCGCGTAGAGATCATTGCCGTAGGTCAGATTCGCGTGCAGCGGCCAGGCGTCAAGGACCAGCACCTCTTCGAGGCCCACCCACAGCCAGTCGGCGAACTCCAAACCCTCGTCACGGTCCGGGGTCTGCCAGAAGTCCATCGCCTTGGCGATCTGCGGGGCCAGCTTCTCGCGAAGCTTCTGCTTCGCCTCCGTCTGCCGCAGACCTTCCAGTTCGGCCGCCGCGGCGATCGCCTTCTCGGAGACGACGATCGACCAGTCCAAACCGCAGACCTCGGTACGGATCACCCGCATGCAGTCCTGGACAATGTCCGTCCGCGCTGCGGCCCGTAGCGTGTCGAACGGGATGAGCCTGTGTTCGCCGCCGGGGATGTTCCAGCCGACCGGATATTCCCAGGCCCGCGGATCGCTGCGACCATCCGGCCGCACCGGGTCGATGCCGTAGGGCGGCAGGGGGGTCAGCGGCCCGAACGGCACCGTGTACGGCAGCTCACGGGGCAGCGGCTCATACGAGCCGACCGGCATCCCGGATTGCATCGTCGCTAGGGCGTTGGCCTGAGCGGACATGTCCCGGGTTTGCGCGCCGACCGCACGGGCACCGGCCGCATAGCTCGCTTTGTCGAGTCGGCGGCGCTGCTGGGCACGGCGACGGCTACGGGAGGACATCAGCCCTCCGCGGCGTTCAGGTCAGGGGCCGTCTCCAGCCGTCCTGTGAGGTTTGGCCGGGGAACAGGTCTTCGATGCCCAACGGGGCTGGTGTCTCGTCGGGCGGAAGCTGGGGCTTCGGGCCGGCGGCGTCCTCTTGGGCGAAGACGTGGTTCATGTAGAACTGCATTCCGCCGATATCTGCAAGATCAGTCATGGCCCAGACCAATGCGTCGACTCGGTTTGGACTCCAGTCGGCATCAGGAGTCCAACTGATCATCTCGTCTTCGAGGTCAGGTAGTCCGCCGATGTGATGGGCGCGGCCCTGCTCGTAGATCGCCGAGATCGGTTCGGCGCGGATCTTCTTACCGCGGCTGGCCGTGACCTTCGTGTATGCCACGTTGTGGTCGACATGGCGGATCGTCGACTCGACCATGTCCGCGCCGAAGTTCGTCTCCGCGACGATCCTGTCCGCCTTGTACCGGTGGTAGGCGTCGACGGCCGCCCGAGCCCAACCATCCGGGCTGGCCTTCAAGGTGAGGTCTTCCAACACCCAGAAGTGTTCCTGCGCGTCGACGCCGGCTACGACGATGCCCGTGTGATCGGACTCGTCGTTCGCCGTACCCGCCGGGTCGATGGCGACGACGATGCGGACCAGGGTGGGCAGGTCGGTCAGCGCCCGACGATGCTCGTCGATGTTGCCGCGGGTCCACAGGGCACCCGGGTTGTCGTCGAGGTATTCGCCGTACAGCTCCTGGCGGCCAAGACGGGTGCCCTCGTAGCGCTTGCGCAGTTCCGACAGGGCGGCAGCGGACAGGTTCGCCGCGTTGTCGAATGTCGAGCCGCGGGTGACGACTACCGAGCCGTCATCGCGGCCCATCCAGTCCTTGAGCAGGATCGATGGCTTCGGTGTGGTCGTGACGATGACCTGCGGGCGGCCGATGCGTAGCGCCGGGGCTAGGCCCTCAGTCCAGGACGCGCGGGCGTAACGCCACTTGGCAATTTCATCGAACCAACCGCCGGACAGGTTCAGGCCACGGCCTACGTCGGCGTCATCCGCACCCAGCATGTGGATGATCTGGCCTGTGCTCAGCCTGATCTGCCAGAGCGACCGGTTATACACGTAGTCGACGTGGCGGTTGTTGAGCACGGTGCGAACACCGGCCGGACCTTCGACGCAGACCAGCCGAGCGTCGGAGAACGTTTCGGCGACGATCGCCCATTCGGTGGGAGAGCCGTCGGGAGCGGTTGGGGTGTCGAGGACGCGCTGAACCAGCGTCTCGGCACCCGTTCGACTTTTCCCCAACCACGTCCCGCCAGGATCAGCCAGACGAGCCAGTCGCCGTCAGGTGCCCGCTGGGCGGTCCGTGCATGCTTCCACGTAAACGTGCCGTGGGGTTCGCCGTCACAGTCGTCGAGGCCGCACGCCCACGGCTTGTCTGCCGTAACGGTGACGGCTTCGAGTTGCTGGCGCAGTTCGAGCTCCCGCCGAAGGAGGGCGAGGCGTCGTTCAGCTAGGGTCGCCGGTTTCGGCAAGGTCGCGGTGGACAAGGCGGCGCTCCAACTCGGCGATCTCCGCTTCGATCTGGCCGACGGTTCGGACCTCAACCTTGGTCGGGGCGTCAAGGCCGAGGAGCTTCGCCCGACGGTCTTGGATCTTCAACAGCCGGTCGATGGCGGCGAGGATGGGTGCGTCGTCTTCCAACGGTTTGCCGTCGTGCCAGATGACGCCGTCTTTCTGGACGGTGTAGTGCTTGGCTTCGAGTACCTGCATGCCGGCCTGGTAGAGCCGGTCGAGGCGTTCGAGTTCGAGGGCGCGTAGTTCGTCGGCGGTTTCGCGGACGTCGGCGGCGATGATCCGCTGGACGGCGCGGTAGGCGACGCCGCGGTTCGGGTAGCGGAGTTCGGTGGCGATCTGCTCGTAGGTCTTGCCTGCGATCCGCATGCGGGCGGCGTCGGCGTCGCGGGCGGCGGTCGCTGGGTTGTTGCGGGCGCGGGGCGGCATGTTTCACTCCCCGCGTTTCAGAAACAGGTGACGTTCGGTGACCGAGTTTGGGTCTCGGCCCGCGATTTCTGAGCCTCAACCCGATTTTGCTCGACGGAGCGTGATGTTCAGCCGTTCCGGTGGTCTTCGAGGTCGTCGCAGTCCCGGTGCCACCACCACCAGCGCTGGCAGCGTCGGCCGTTCCAACTCCACGAGGTGACGGTGTAGGCGGCACGCTGACCGGTGCTGACCTCGTGGCCGCAGTCCTCGCAGGAGCCGAGAAGGAGGCTCACGGCTGGTCGGATGCCGGGCCGGTCAGGAACGCTGTCAGCTTCTCACTTGCCTCGTCTTCGTCGAGGTCGACGAGAAGGTTCGACCATGTCTCAGCTGGGTCGGAAGCACCGGAAGGAAGTTCGGTCCAGTCTTGCTGTCCGGGACCGTCGAAGCGCCAGTGGCGTTTGCAGTCGTCACACTCGAACACCGAGCCGGCGGCAAACCCGCCGACGGGCGGCTTCTTGCAGCGCGTCGCCGGATGTGTCGCCTCGGGAATCCTGTTGATCCACGGCATGTCGGACCCCCGGCCTAGTAGCACTGCCAGCGGGCGCCGCAGTCGCAGCGCATCCAGACCGGCGGGTCTTGAGACGACGAGGGCAGCCCTTACGGTGGATTCGACGCATGCCCTATTCTAGGGCAAATGTGCTGGTAGAGTGGCATGTGGGGGTTGCGCGCGCCAGCCCCTCCCTGTTCGATCCGGCCGGCAGCGGCAGGGGAATCCGTCGAAAGGCGGCGCGCACTCAAGCGGAACCGTGATGGTTCCTTGGGGCGGGAGGCGCGGGAACCACCGGGCGTCGCGCCGTAGCCGTGACACCCCCGTAAGGGGCTGACATCTCGGCCCGGCCTCCCGCCCAACCTACCCGGTGCGCGGTGAAAGCCCATTCACTGCGATCATGGATCGCATGAACGATTCAGTTGATGTAGACGTGGGGGCGATTGTCGACGCCCGAGTAGCAGCCCGAATCGAACGGGTCCGCCGTCGCAGAAAGGAGTTGGCCGAGTTCCAACAGGCACACCGCGAGCGCCGCGTGTACGGCAACCAGGCCCGCCACCGGGCCAAGCTTGCTCGTCAGGCGTCGCCGTCGACCTGCTCGGCCTCCGAGTTGGCGAAATGCTCGGCGTAGACAAGATCCGGGTCGGCGCCTTCGGCCACTTCTCGGAGCATCCCGAGAAGCGCAGCTTCGGAGATGGCCCACCAGGTGGATGCGGTCTTCGCCATGGCGATCAGACCGCGATCGCCGGTTCGGTCGCCACCACGGCGTGCATCGCCCCGCAGGGCTCCGCGTCCCACGGACGACCACACTGGCCACAGGTAGGACGGGAACGGGCTGTACGAAGCGCCTCAGCCCACGCCGCGGCGACAGAGCCAAGCTCAGCAGTCTCAGTCACGCCGCCTCCCATTCGTCGTCGTAGCGGGCACTGGGGGCGCGATGCCTGAGCGGTTCGAGGTCTGCGAAACGCCACAGCAACGGGCGGTGCCCGGTGGTGAGCTGGGCCGCAGGCTGGATGCCGTGCCGGGCCAACAGTTTCCGGGTCGCCATGTAGTCACGTTGGGGGTTGTGACGGAAGAAGGTGCAGGCGTCGCGCAACAGCAAGAAGCCCGGAGGCGGCATCGGCAACCTCCGGGCACACTTCTGGACGCAGCACAGATCCTATACACCTCCGCAGATGGGTCAACAGCGGGGTCCGCGTAGCACGTACCATCAGGCGGTGTCGTGGGCGTCCGGCCGGGGCCAAGGCGACCGGTGAGCCCCTTGAAAGACTGCGACCCCGGCCACCTAAGCCAGCCAGATCTCCGTCTTGTGGTGCTCACATCCACACCGCTGGTCGCAGGTCCGCCACCAGCACTGGCCGAAATGGCGCTGGCCTACCGGGTAGTAGCGCCACTCGTAGCAGTCCAGGCAGGTTCCGTCGTCGGGCTGGTCGACAGGTTCTGGGATGCCACGCTCGCGCTCAACGCGGGTCTCGTTCCGCTCGGCCGCGTGGCGGGACATGCGGGCTTCCCAGGTGTCCGGGTCAGGCATCGTCGCCGAGTAGTGCGGCCATCTTCCCGTGGGCCACGGCCATCCGCTCGTGGAGCTTCTCGCCGTCGGCGCCGGCGTGGGTGTCGATCTCCCAGGCGGACCAGAACGGCACGAGCACGTCGCGGTCAAGCAGGGGCTGTACCGCGGCGGCCAGTTCCCGGGCCGCGGCTTCGAGGGCGAGCCGACGGCCGTAGCCGCCGTATTCGACGCCCGCGAGGTGGGTGCCGTCGGCGCCGTGGTGGGGCCGGTCGAACAGGCTGTCGCAGTGCTCGCACCAGTGGCGGTCGTCGGCTGTCATGGCCGACCTGGGATCGCCGAGACGAGAAACGACTCTACTCCACCCGCGCCCACCAGTCGCCGGCCGCCTGACAGATGTAGCGGCCCCTCGTACTCGCCTGGCGGCAGGTAGACGGTCACACCCTCTGGGGTGCTGTCGACGAACTCTTGGAGCGACATGCCGGGGCGGATGACGGCCGGCGTCTCGGTGAACCGCGGTCGCGTGGATCGCGGTTGGCCGGCTCCAGCCCACATTGCAGTGGTCCAGTCAAGCACCTCGGCGAGGGTGTGTTCGTAGAGCTGGCGCAGGTCGTCAGTCATCGTAGGTATCCCTTCGCTGCTCTCGGTGCCACGCCTGGCCCTCCCGGCGTCGGGTTACACGGCGGGCCATCTTGGCCCACTGGCGGGCGTTTCGCTTCCCGTGATGGGTGCCGTGGTTCGGGGCGCCGGGCGGCGTCTCGTCATAGGGGTCGTACATGTACTGCCGCGAGCGGGACAGCATCGGGCCGTTCACCGGGGACGCCACTGAACCCACCGCTTCGCCTCTCGGTTCCAGCTCGCGCCTTGCATCCCGTTGAGACGGTTCAGATCCGGGCGGGCTCCGGGGGCGTCCGGCCCGCAGCGTTCCCAGCCGTTGTCGGTCCACCGGGTCCACCAGCCGAACTCTTCACACTCGGCCTCGCCGGGCCAGCGTCCGGTCCAGATGTCCTTGCCACAGTCGTGGGGTTCCTCGGCGAAACCATCGTCGTCGTCATCGTCGAAGGTGCATTTGAGTCGCTGGTCGCCCGTCCAGAGGCAGCGTGCAACGTCGCAGCCTTCGGAGTGCTGCTGGCCCGGGTAGGCGCCGCAGTCGCCGCATTGGGGCTTCGGCTTCCAACCGGCCTGGCGGCCATGCGAACAGGATGCGACGACGGTCGGAGCGTCGTCGCCGGAGACCTCGACCGCCAGTGTGGGGCAGGCTCGTAGATGGTCGGCGGCACGCTGGGCGGTTAGCGACAGGTCGGCGCGAGCTGGAACTACGCCCTCACGGAAGCGGTCCAGGATCTCCGACAGGTTCTCAGGCACCGGCCCGCACCCCCAGCATCTTGGCCAACGCGGCAAGTGTCGGGCAGTCGTCTACGTGCCGATCGGCGTAGTCCGGCAACGAGCCACAGCCAACACATCCGGACCGGTTGAACATCGGGTCGACATCCGGGCTGTGCAGTCCCACCATCTCCCGCGCTCCAACGACCAGCGCAAGCACCGAGTCCGGGTCCCAGGCTGCGATGTGCCGGGCGTCTTCCGGGTCCATCCCGTCGGCCATGTCGGGATACCAGTGGGTGTAACGGGCGATCCGCGCGCCATCCGCGTCGACTACCTCGGCTTCGTCGGGGTAGACCTCGACTGCGGTCCACCGCCCGTTGCCGCCGGGGTTGGTTTTGATCGCGTCTCGTGCGAGCCGTTCCAACTCGTCGAGGCGGGCGAGGATCGCCGCACGCAGGTCGGTCATGGCCGCCACTCCTCACCCAGGAACTCGAACCGGGGCCGGTAGCTGTTGTCAGGCCAGCGGACTGGCACCGTGAAGTCGTACAGGTCCCGAACCCGCAGCCGCGGACCGGGTGTCGCCCCGTCCAATGCCAGGCCGATGTACAGGACCGCGGCGCGTACCGGGAGCCCTGATGCGCCCATAGGAGACTCCATGTCGACCGGGTGGGCGAACACGGCATCGCCGCGTAGCCCCACGGCCAGCCGCCGGTTGTCGGCCCCCTCTGAGGCGTCCAACGCGGAGAACAGGGGGGTCATCCCGCCGGACGGTGCCCATTCGGACAGGGTGACGGACGCCAGCGCCTGGTACAGGTGGCCCTTCCAGTGGCGGTACACACCGGCGCGGAGGTCAGGCATCGGCCACCCCGCACGGGTCGGGCTCCAACATCAGATCAACGAACGTGACGCACAACGGGCAGTACAGGCCGTCGTGCTCGCCGCAGAAGTCGTCGGTCTGTACCCAAGACCGCTCCCACTCATGGGCGCAGGGATCGTCGTCGTCCTGCTGTTCAGGAAGCAGACCCATCCCTGTCCTCCAACCCGAGGATCTTCCGGCACTCGCCGTCGTTCTTCGGGCTCCCGATGCCCTGCGGCAACCCGTTGACCGTGCAACACCGCCGGCAGCGGGGTAGCGACATCCGGGAGAACACCCCGGGAATCGACAAGCCATCGACCAGTCGGCCACAGTCCAGGCGGAACGGGCCGTCGTGGGGAACCTCGACGCCAAGCGTGCCGTCGTCTTCGAGCCCTTCGGCCTGATCGGCGGTCAGCACGGCGTGGTGAAGGCGACCTCCGGTGCCAGTGAGTACCCAGTCGAGGTCGTGGAGGGTACGGGTGTCAGCCATGGCGGCCTTCCAAGGTGTTACTGGGCGAACCGCCGTCCGGTGGGAAGCTCTCCACGTCGTCGGCCCACAGTGCCGGGATGACATCCTCGGGGACCCTCGGATGGCCCCCAAGGTGGTCCACCATCTCCTGTGTCGAGTGGGCCTTGAACGAATCCGGGCCGAGCGAGCAGAAGCAGCACTCCAGCCAGCCGTCTACGTGCAAGTAGACGTAGACGTCGGAGTCTTCGGCGAACCGGGCGTAGCTCACCTCAGCGCCTCCCGGATCGCGTCGGCCAGCGGGCCGCGCGACTCGACATCGACCAGCGCCCACCAGACAGCGGACATCAGCTCGTGGTCGGCCTCCCGCTGGGGTCGAAGCCCTGCCGAGTCGAGCCGCCAGCCGTCGTCGTAGTGGCCCTTGCAGCGCTCGCAGACGTAGCCGACACCGCGCGTCTTCGCGAACACCAGCGGTAGTTCGCAGCACTCGCATATGAACTGCGGGATTGGGATCTCACGGGGTCGCCCCTCGGCGGGGCCATCGGTCGGGTCAGGCATGGCAGCACCGCCCGTTGCTCGGGAAGCAGTGGCGCCGATAGTCGCCGCGCAGCACCGCCACACCCTGCGACAGCCACGGCCACGTGTAGACATCGACCCCGCTACCGGTCGTGTAGTTCACGACCCGGAGGGTGGACTTGAGTGCTTCGGTCAGCCGCAGGTCGGGCAGGGGACAGAAACCTCTACGGGCCTCGTCGAACATCACGTCCACCAGCACCTGCCGGTCTTGGTCGCAGACGAACAGCTCGACCGGGTCGACGTACAGCGCGGAGAAAATCTTCGAGAGGGCGGATTGGACGCTGTCATGCACGTTCCGCGCGCCCGGGGTGTCGAACGCGCGGGTCAGGTCGCGGTGGTCGTACCAGACGCTCATCTGGTGGGCTGGAACGGTTTCAGGCATGGTCACCTTCCCGGCCGAGTGCCGCGTCGACAACGGCCCGCAGCCACGGCTCGTCGACATGGGCACGGGCGTCCCGTTCGATGTGATCGCCCCATCCGTTCGAGGCCGACGCGATGTCGCCGTAGTTGAACCGGGCGCGGCAGTAGGCGCGAGCAGCGGCCCGGTAGGGGTCCGCGGGGGGAGTGCTCGCACCATGGCGGGCGGAGCGGCGACCCAACGCGAACCCAGCGGCGATCAGAAGAACCGCGAGGAAAATGGTCATGTAAGCACCACTCCGTACCGTTCGCCCGAAGGGATCTGCCGCTCCTCCACCACGACGCCATCACGGACGACGGTCAGGTCCGCGGGATGCTCACAGCGAGCCCAGACAGTTGTCGTACCAACGTGGATGCGGTGGAACTCCCGGAACCCGCAGCGGACCGAGCACGAGATGTGCAGGTAGGCGGGAAGTTCGGCGGGCGGGCCAAACTCCTGCCACTTCGGGTTGTCCAAATCTTCGAGGATGCTCGGCAGGTCGTCATACTCCTGGTAGTGGTACCAGTACGACTCGCCGTGGAGGCAGGAGATCTCCCCGTCAAGGTCGACCACACCGCCCGCTGTCACCTCGGAGATGTCACCCTCGCCGCCCGACACCGACCCGCAGACCGCGTCAGGGCAGCACAGCAGATGGGCGCGTGCCCGGCCGAGAGGTTCACTGTCTGTCCAGTCGCGGTAGGCGATGCGGAACTGGGCGAGCATCCAACGCTCGACCTTGGCGTTCGCATCCGGCGACAGGCTGTAGATGTCGCTCATTGCCGTCTCCTTCTCCACCAGCGGCGGCGGACAGGCCGCGGCTTCGGCGAGGGTGTTGACTTGCCGGCCAGCATCCGTTCCACAGCGTCGGCCGCCGTGTCGCCGAACACGGCGCGGACCAGTTCCGGATCTGATGTTGACCAGCCGACGGCAGGCGGATGCGGACCGGGCAGCGTTACCGACACCATGCCGTCGGACACCTCGGTCGTGCCGGGCACCGTCGAACCGGGATCGGTGCCCGTGCCGACCGCGGTCACACGGATCGTGAACGTCGGCGGGATGAGAGGCGAGACATCATCGGTGCTCACGCCGCCACCTCCCGCCACTTGAGGATGTTGGTCAGCGAGTAGGCGACCAGCGGCGGGTTGAACACCACATCGCCGCGCTGCAAAGCCCGGCCAAGGAGGAACAGCGCCCCATCGGACACCCGGACCTTGGCGACGGCGGGAACGGTCTCCGTCTCGCCGAGCATCGTTGACACCTCAACAGTGAACGTCACGCCGCGACCACCTTCGGTTCGTCGGCGTACCGCCAGAGCACGCCGCGCGGATCACGCTCTGCCTCAACGGGTCGCAGCCGGCCGACCGCGGCAAGAAGCTGTTCGAGATGTGTGACCACCTCGGGCCGCGGGCCGTGGCGGGGAAAGTCGTGGTCGCGGACACACGGGTCGAACCAGCCTTCACCGTTCGGTGCTACACCCGCGCTCTGCGCAGGGGGCGGATCGGCTGGGATCGGAGGCCGCCCGCCATACCAGCCGATCATGCAGCCCTCCCCGGGGTCAGCTCGTGCAGACGGTCATGCCCAACCCGCCACGCATGGCGCATCGACCGTTCCGACCGGCGACACAGCACCAAAGGCAACTGGCCCCAGCAGACAGGGCAGGCAGGGTCGCGGCGGTCCGCGCAGCCGGAACAGAGGGCACGGCAGGATGGATACCGCTCGTCGTCGTGACAACCATCCATGCCGCCCATCGAGCAGTAGACATCCCCCGACTTCGGGTCCTGGACCAGTGTGCGATTCCCACACACCCCGCAGCGGGCACCGGGGGAGCGGATCGGAACAGGAGCACGCTCAAACCGCAACATGATCAGTGCTTGGGCGCGTAGCGACCGGAAATCGGCCAGCACCTCTTCGCGATGCTCCGAACGGCCAGCAAGATCCGGCAGGTTCTTCAGGCACCACTCAAGGTCGAGGGTGCGCGGAACCGGGCCATCCCAGTCCACCACCCGATGCGTTTTCCGCACCCAGTAGAACACCTCCCGCTGGACCTCTTCGGCCAGGGACAGCGCCAGGACATCCCCGGGGGCCTGCGAATGCGGCTTCGCGGGTCGGATCGACACGTCGTCGCCTTGAAGCCGGGAGGTGTGCTGGTGGTACAGGCGGAACGCGAGCGGCGTGTCCTCGCCGTCGTCGTTGTCGCCGGACGGCTTGTAGGAGCGGTAAAAGTCCCACAGCAGACCGCGAATCTCTTCCGCAATAGGGTCGAGGACCGTCACAGTTCCGATTCTATCGCCGCAACAGTGCAGGTCAGACGCAGTGTGCCGCACGCTGGTTAACGGACGTAACCGACGTCAGAGAACGCCGAGCATCGCGTTGTCCTTCCACTTGTCCGCCCCGCGAATGTAACGGTGGGCCGTCGTCGACCCGTCAACCCACCGTCCATGCCGCGTCACCGCCGACAACGGATTACCCGCCTCGTAGGCCGCTGTCGCGCCACCTGCACGCAGCGAGTGAGAGGTGAAGGTCTCGGCCGCGGGCAAGTCCGCGCGCACCGCAAGGCCCTTCACGATGCGGTTCACCGCGTCAGGCGTGAGGGAGTCGGTCGGCTGGCCCCAGCGGTTCACCTTCCGCAGTAGGCGTCCAGTCGTGATGCCATGGGCTGCCAGCGCGGATCGCCATTCGCGGACGGCGCGAACCGGGCAGACAGTCTGGTCGCGCAACGCGGGGGGGACGGCGACCTCGACCCCCTTCGCATCCTTGTCCGTCTTGGACTGGGCGATGTAGATGACAAGCCCGTCCTTCGTCTCGACGACGTCGCCGAGCATGAGCTGTGCGAGTTCGGAGCGGCGGGCCATGAGCGAGAACCCGAGGGTGACGATGACCCGGTCGCGCTTCCCGGCCAGGATGACCCGGGCGCGGTCACGGTCGCTCAGCGCCCCGACGTCTCGGTAAGTCGCGGCGACGAGAGCGTGAAGTGCGTCGGCGACCACTGGCGGGGCCTGCTTCTCGCGGATGCCCGCGGCGGCGCGGTGGCGTCGGTAGGCGCGTAGCGCACGGTTGGCCTGCCGCGGGTCGGGCGGCGAGAGCTTCAGGTCTTGGTGGCCGATGCTGATGGCGGCCATGGCCTGCTTGATGGTCGACGGCGCGAGGGTGAGTGCCGCGAGGTGGGTGACATACTCGGCCAGCGTCTCGGCGGTCGCGGGCAGGGGAGTGCGGCCCGTTTCGGCGCACCACTGACTAAACCACTCGGCCTGGAGTTGATAGGCGCGACGGGTGTTGGCCGCTACACCGTCGTCGATGAGCGCTTGTGCAGCCTCGGACAGTTCGTGGTCGATCGCGGCGGCAGTCGCGAGGGTGTGCGAGGCAGGTCCCGAACCGGCCGAAACGATCTCCATAAAGATCACTGCCTTTGGTCTGATAAGCGTGGTTAGGCGGTCTTGATGATAGAATCGAACATGTGAGCACAGTGCATGAGGAAGCCGCGGACGTCATCCTCGACGACCTTCTCTCAGGACCCGAGGGCGGCCAGATCCTGCGGATGTTTCAACGAAACCTCCGGGCGGGCGACGTCTACGATCCGGAGCTGGTTAACGCGATTGGCCAAGAGCGTGGCCATCCGACCAGTTGGACCGCTGCGCAAGTTGCGACGTTCGGCCGGATCTACGTCGACGTCATGGGCGGCCGCGTCGCGCACGTTGGCATCTATGTAGGAGGTGGCCCCTACGCGGACCGGGCGCGAGCGAAAAATGCTGCCCGTCTCTCCGCCGCGGCAAGCCCGTTCGTTGCGACCCTCGACATGGAGCAGAACGGGCACACTGGCGACGGGTGGCTCCGCTGGACGGAGCCGATCAGCCTGCACAAGTCCACGGGCCTGCCATACATCGAACCCGACGGCAGCGAACTGCCGCTCTACATCCCCACCGCCGTCGCTCCAGGATCGGTGCCGCTGGAGGTTGGTACGAGCAAGGCGAGCGTGACCTACTGGCACCTTCGGCTCCATGGTGGCGTCGCTCGCTGGCCATACGGCAGCAACTGGATTCGTCTCCTGCTCGACACGAAAAGGTTCCCGCACAACCCTGGCCTCGTGCCCGCCGAGTCGCGAGCGCTCACATCGGAACAGCTCGCGCGCCTCAGTCGCATCGGCTAGCCCTACTGCCATCGCCATGGTCGCGCTGCGCCAGTTCAGTTCAGCGGCCCGAGACGACGCATCGCCCCGGCGACGGCGCCCTCCCAGCGTTCGACACCCATCTAGATCACGCCCGATCCGATGCAGGGCGACCTGCCGTCGTTGTGCTGGGCCAACAGCACCTGACCCGGACGTGGCCCGGTGCGTGCCGGCTGGTCCGTGTTGCAGTAGGGGCAGCGGCGGTCGCCGAGAGGCTGATCCGCCTGGTGGGGTGTCGAGTCTGGGATAGGGGCGCTCACGGCGTCTCCCCGTCATCCTTGGCGGCCCAGCCGAACTCCTCACAGTTCTGCCGCCGCGCCTCCGCTCGCATCTGCACCGGGTCCATGCCGAACACCTGGGCGATGATGACGTCCACCTCCGCGTCGGAAAAGGCGAACGGATCATCGGTCAGATGGTGGCGCCACTCCTTCTTCGCCTCCGCTTCGGCGGCGATCAGCCGGGCAGAAGCTGCGGCCAGGCGCTGGCGGGAACGTGTGACCCGGCGGCTTGCCCACCACAGGTAGGCGATCGCGGCGGCACAGACCAAGGCGACACCGGCACACCAGAGGATCAGCGTTGTCACCGGTCCAGCTCCGTTCGTACCGCATCCACAGCGGCCATCCACGCGGCGCGGGTGGTCACGGGAAGGTCGGCCCATGTGGGCATCGGAAGGCCCTGCCAGTTCTTGCCGCCCGTCGAATCGCCGTACGCCGCGTAGGCAGCCTTGGCGAGATGGGCGACCGGTTCGACATCGACAGCCTCGACAGCCTCGACAGTGCGGCGACCGCGCAGCCTGCCTACCGCCTTCTCGATGACGCAGGCGGCGACGAACAGGGCGGCGCCGAACAGGAACCCAGTCACGGTCAGCCTCCGTAGGCGGCGAGCAGCCAGCCGGGTCGCTCCGATGATTCGATGCCGAGTGTCGCCATCGCCGCGGACACCGCCTCGAACAGTGGGGCGAGACTGCCCACCTGCGGTACCGAGACCGGCCTGTTCCAGTCGGTGCGGAAGGTCGGCTTCGCGGCGAGGATCAGGCTGGTGTCCGTGTCGTCGCCGTGGCGGATCAGGTCGACCGTGAGGGCACTGTGGGCCGCGGATCGGCGCTTGTTCCAGGCATCCCAAGTCTTGGGCTGTAGAGCGAAGTCCGGTTCCCGGTCGGTGAACCCGGCGAGGCGGTCGCGGAGGAAGTCGGCGATGCCGTCTTCCAACTGTGGCGGGGTGGACCAGTCGTGGTCCTCGTACAGGTCGTCGATCTCGTCGAAGATGCCCCGGCGGGTCAGGAAGTAGCCGGAACCGTCGCCGAGGTTGACCCCGTAGGCGAAGATGGCGGACGGGTCGCTCATTCAGACCGCCTTCCGTCTGCCGCACAGCTGGCACTCGAACAACTTCCGCATGCCCGTGTCGATCAGCCAGCCGCGGTCGAAGGCGCGGGGATGGGAGCAGTGGCGGCGGGTCAGCCAGCGACGGATGATGGCCTGCCCGAACCGTCGGCTCGTCGTGGCCTTCTGCCAGCAGAGCGCCGACACGAGGGCGTCATCGACCGGGTTGTGTTCGACAAGGTTGGGCCGACCGGCGAGCTTCCTCCGGTCGGCATGCCGGTCGAAGCCAGCGACCCGGAGCGCTGTGCCCACCTCGTCGAGTGGGTACGGGCCTTCGAAGGTGCGGATGTCGTCCAGCTCGACGCAGGCGCGGAACAGGCCGGCCTCGACTGGCACACCAAAGTCGGCGATGCAGTCGTCTGAGCTGTCCTTGTGGGCTGTCCAGAAGTCCCAGAAGGCGTTCAGCAGGTCAGTGCGGTTGTCGTAGCGACACAGGTTGACCGCTGGCACCACGTTCTTGTGTACCCACGGGTCGGTCACCGCGGCCGGGTCTAGCTGGCCTTCGAAGTGTGCGGCGGTTCCGCCGTCTAGCCAGACGGCGCCGATTGCCCACACATCGCCGTACAGGCCGTCCGTCTCGGCGTCGACCGAAAAGATCTTTCGCGTCACTGGCTCTCTCCGAACGTGTGTGCGACGCTGTCGCGGTGCATCTGCTCATCGACAGTGAGCTGGTCGTCCCGATCCGACCTGCCCGGCCCGATGTGGTCCTCGACCGGTGCGAACAACTCGTCCGCGGCCACGGATTCACCTGGATCGACGGTCCAGATGGTGGGGAGACCGGGGTGAACTGGCGGGCCGTCGGCACGGTGCTGGTCATCGAGGACTGAGCGCATCAGGACACCTGCACAGCGTCGTCCTGCATCGCCTCGGCCCGATACCGATCGGCGCTCCGACGAAGGCAAAACCCGTTTACCGGGCCGCTCCAGGTGTCGACCGTCCACCGCTTGAACAGGTGAGGGACCGGCCGGCGCCACACGTTCCACAGCAGCCGCGTCGACCAGGGGGTGCGGCGGACGACAATGCACAACGCCGAACGGTCGGCGTGGAGCCATTCGCCGTTGTCGTCGTCGCCGAACCAGTTCACCGGCAGATGGCAGATGAAACACAGATTGTCAGCCATCGACCTCTCCCCCTCTCCGGGCCTCCCGGGCAGCGGCCCGAGCCTCAGACGGGTAGACGTGGTACAGGTCAAGTTCTTCGGTTAGCTGGACCAGGTCGGCGAGCGCCCGGCTCTGCCGCCGCCATTGGCGCCAAGTCCGCGGATGGGTCCACCTCCAACGCCAGCGGTCGCAGCCACACAGGCCGCAGTCCGACCCGGGCCGGTAGTGCTCATGTGAACGGCCGTGGCCGCAGACGCAGTTGCCGAGTTTGTAGCGGATGACGGTCTTAGGCATCGGAGCTGCCACCTCGCTCGCGGGTCGCGTAGCGGTGGATCAGCGCAAGGAGATGGTCGATCGTCTGCGCGGCGGTGAACCAGCCGGCGTCAGGATGCTCGTAGCCCTCTTCCCAGTCCGGGGAGCCCACCGGCTCCCCACCAACCCCGAGGGAAACCCACCCGTGGCGGGCGCGGAAGTAGAAGCCCACCCCGCCGATCTGGCCGCCGATCTGATTCGGGACGGACGGGCAGGTCACTTCGGCGGTGACCCCCTCCGGCATGGCGGCCTGTACCCGGGGGTCGTCCCAGATCAGGTCGTCGGGCAGGTCAGCCATCGGACGTCTCCCCCTCGCCGAGCAGGGCGGCGCGCCAAGCCGGGTCGTTCAGGCTCGGGCGGGTGGGCAGGCTACTTGCAGCCCCACTTCCAACTCCGCTTGCGGCTTCTACCTGCACCTGCAAGCGATCCGGCGAGTTACTTGTAACTTCGACGTCGTCGAGGGCGCGCAAGGTCGGACACTTCTGCGTCGGGCCGTACCAGGTCGTCCAGGCGTGCGTCGGCTTCGATGTGCAGTAGTGGCTACCAGCGTGCAACGCCCGAACCCGGGCCACCTGCGCTTCGGCGCGGACCGCACGGGCCAGCAGGGCGGTGACCTGGGCCAAGGTGTCCGTGGTTTCAACCATCACGCCCACTCCCTTCCAGGAAACAGGGTCCGGTCCCTACCGCACCGCGAACACCGCCGTGACCATTCCGGCTCGTAGTACGACTCCATACCGGGCGGATCGCCTATCAGCAGATCCTCATGGGGCAGGTGTTTGCGGCATCCGAAACACCAACGCTCGCCTGCCGGTTCACGACGGTAGATATGCGCACCGCCGAGACAGATGACAGCGCCGCCACCCAGTTCCATACACGTCACGACTCTGCCATTCTACCGCGAATAACATCCGAATAGGTGGCGGCAATGTGCGTGTCGGACCCGTCTTCGCCGTTCATGCTGCATCGTCCTCGACGTCGACGATCCGGTGGCCGATACGACGGCACCGGTCCGAACACCACCACGGGCCGGCAGCCCGCCGGCCCTTCGACCAGGGAATGACCCGGTCGCAGGCAGGGCAGTGTTTGAACGCCGGACCCACCCCCGCGACAGCGGGAACAGGTCGGATGTACTGCCGTGAGTTTCGTATCTGCCGGTCCCGCTCATCGGCGGTCAGGCCGGCGACAATCCCCCACCCCCCGACCGCGGTCAGATCTGCTTGGCAGCGAGCGAGGACCGGGCAGCGGGCACAGATCGCCTTCGCCTCCACGACCGCGGCGGGCATGCCCATCGCGGCATGGTCGAACACCTCCATGTAATGGACGCAGATGCCTCTACCTTCGAGGTTCGGCAAACCGTCGAGCACCGCTTCGACGAGAGACGTCATGCTGCCACCTGCCAGGCGGGTCCCAACTCACGCAGCCGCGCCCGATCACGGACCACCAGCCGATCTGTCATTCCAAGCGATCCGGCGATCTCCCGGGCAGAATGGCCCTTGGCGGTCAAAATCCGCACAGCCTCCAACCGCTCCGCTGGGAGCAGGTCGGCGGCCTTCGCCCTGCCTTCGACTGCGCGCTGGACCATGACCGAGTCGGCGGCCAGGTCGCCTCGTTGGCAGGTGAGGCATGTACGAGGCCGCGACCCGGAAGGGTGTTCGATGATCTCGTGGCCCTCATGGTCGGCGTCGAACTGGGTGCGGCGCCGCTGGTTCTGTATCTCCCAGCGGTGATGGCGGCGGCGCTGGTCCGGGGTCAGCCGCGCCCATCGTTCGGCGTTCACCGCGCCGCCTGCGTGGTGCCGTCCAAGCCAAGCATGGCCAGCCCGTCGCCGGTCTCCTCCTCCGACCAGCCGAAGATGCCGGCGAGGCGGCGGAAGTTCGCCGTCGCTTTCGCCTTCACCTCGGCTGACGGGTCGGGTGCCTTCAAGGCCGGCAAATCGGGCAGGTCGCTCATCGCTGCACCTCCGAAATGGTGATCCGGACTCCGGGGAGGCTCATCGGGCAGCCCGGTCCGTCGGCATAGTGCTGCGACGCGGACAGCTCGACGACCTGCGAATCGTCGACGTAGATCCGGGAGATCGTGATCGCGTCGAAAACAGCGCGGGTCAGTTTGTCCAAGTCCCCCGTCGACTGGGTGGTCGGCGTGTTCCACGCTTCGCGGGTCCGCCAGCCCTTTGGCGCTAACGCCCGCTGGCGGACCGCGAACACCAGCTCCAGCCGCACTGGGCCGTACAACGATCCCCTACGTCCTGCGTGGGCGTTCCACGCTTCACGCGCCCGCAGGACGACGTTCGACCGCCAGGCGTCCAGCTTCGGGTTGTCGGAGACAAGGACCGTCTTCCCTCCCCGGCGGATCGGCTTCATGGAGCCCTGCGGGATCGGGTCGCCGTACACCGTGAAGGTGAGTGGGGCAGTCTCCGCGGTCGGCGCCGAGGATGCGAGGGCGGTCATGCCGCCACCTCCCCGGCGACCCGTTCCGGAGCGGCCGGCTGCTTGTCCGCGTGAAGGCCACACCGGTTCGCCAGAAGCGCCATCTCGCTCTTCCACCTGTTGGCGTCGGTGAGGACACCCGGGCGGGAAACGCGGAGCTGGTCGCAGCCGCAGTGCAGCCGCAGCACCGACAGCACGGGGACCGTGGCGATGGTGCGGACTCCTTGGAGGTCGTTGCACTCGGTGCGGGCCAGATCGCCGGCCTGCCACGGCTGCCGGGTGGTCATCGGGCGCCGGCCGACGAGTCGGTGATGCGGACAATCCCGCCATGTGGCAGCGCCCGCAGCTTGGCGGTGTGCTCGACGCAGAGGATCGTGTAGCCCTCGGCCCACACCGTTTTGTCCAACCACACCTCGTAGGCGTGGGGCTCGTCGCAGTCGGCCTCCCAGACGGGACGGTCGAGGATGCCGGAGGCGTCGATCAGGCCCGGGTCTTCGCCGTCGGCGAGAACAAGACCCCAGCCCCAGCATTCGGACCGCTCGGCGGCCAGATCCGGATGAGTGGTCATCGGGCACCTGCCCGGCGTTGCACGGACCAGAAGGCGACCTTGACCGACACGGCAACAGTGAGCACGACGTACAGTGCGACCTCGATAGTTGAGAACCTGCGGATCGGGTAGAAGACGACCAGCGGAAACAGCCACAGCCACGGGAAACCGCGACGGTCTCCACACCGGAACCGGAGGATCGCATCACTCACGACCGAGCCGCCCGCCGCTGCGGCGACGATGGACAGCAGGACAACCGTCGGCATCAGGCATCCCCTGTCCGGGTGGTGTGCGTCCAGCCGGCGGCAACACCGACCAGACCGGCGATGGCCATCACCGCGGCGACACGGATCGCGAACCGGAACAGGTCAGACACGGGTCCGCTCCCCTCCGGAGGCGACGATCGCGGCCAGCCACAGGCATGCTTTGTGCAAGGCCTGATCTGCGAGGTATGGGCCGTTCATCCCGTGACCCGCGAGCTTCGCGAATGCGGGCGACCCGGTGTGGGTGACCAGCCAGACAACCGGTTTCCTGCGGTCCCACAGGGCATGGGTCGCAGCGGAGATGGCCAACCCGGCGGCGAGACGACCAGGACTGACCCGGAGGCCGGTGGTCTTCACGGTTGTAGCGACCATCAGGCCCATGACCGTGTGGTACTGGGCGATGTGGCGGCCAAGAGCCGACCAGCCTTCCCGGCCCGGCTTCGCCTTTGCTGCGGTCTGGGCGTCGGTCTGGCCAAGGACGTGGTCGGCGATCTCATGCGCCGCGGTGAAGGCGCCAAGGTAGGTGGTAAAGCGGGTCGCGCGTTCAGTCACCTGCGTCCACCGCCGTCCGGACCACCTTGATGGTGAAGACGTCCAGCTTCTCCGTCGTCGCCAGTTCCCGGATCGCCTCCGAGTCGACCGGCCACTTCCTGAACTCCGTCGACTTCGGCTTCGGGGACTGCAAAAAGTCGAACATGCGGGTCAGCAGCACCTCGACCACAGGGGCCGGGACCTGCACCGTCTCCCCGGTCCTCTCGTCGACAACCGGACGGCCGACGAACGGGGCGGCCAACCGGGCGACCAGCGGCAGGTGAACGGTCGCCGTCGTCTTCTCCGTGAACGTTGCCGTCAGGCCCAGCTCGGGAACCTTCTTCGTCTTCCCCCGCCAGCCGTCGGCGCGCGGGCGGACATGCTTCTCGGAGATGCGGCGCTCCACCATTGCACGCGCCTCGGCGATTTTCGCGGCGTAGGCGTCGAGGTCGGCAAGCAGATCGAGGCCAACAACACCGCCGTCTTCGCTGTCGAACTCACCCGAGTCGACGGCGGCGCGGATCGGCTCGGCGAGACCGGTGACAGCCTCGTAGGCGGCCTTCACGGCGTCGAGCCAGGAGACCGCGGTCTCACGGTCATCGAGGACAGTCATCGGTATCCCCCTGATGCGGCGGTCACGGTCTTCGCCAGCGACTCGCACGACGTCAACTGCTTGGACAGCAACTTCGACCGGGACTCGGCATAGTCGAAGGCAAGCTGGCAGAGGCGGGCGTCTTCCCGCTCCGGCTGCACCCAGCCCTCCAACGCCTTCTTCAACCGGTATTCGGTCAGCTTCTGCGACGGGTCCTCAGCGACCCGCTCGTCGTAGGCGTTGAGCGCGTTCGTCTCAGCGGCGATCAGCGCCTCTTTCGCCTCGGACAGGGCTTCGGCGCAGGCCCGCATCGTCTGGTGAACATCCTCAAGCCGGGCCGTGATCAGCATCTGCTTGGCGATGACCTGATCCGGGCCTGACGTCTCGTCCAGTCCGAGGCGGGTTTGCATCTGCCGGATACGGCCCGGGATCGTGTCAAGAATCCGGCCGCGGGTTGCAGGGTCCAGGCGCAGCATCGGCGCAGGGATCGACAGGTCATCGTCGAGGCCAGCATGGGGCGTCGGTTCCGGGATGGTCGCCAATTGGACGGCGAGTTCCGCGCGGACATCTTCGAGAATCCGGCCTAGCCAGTTGTCTCCAGTACCGCCACATGCGGAGCAGAAGCACACCCCCCACTCGCGGTCATGCCACCGATTCCCTTCGACGAGACGGGCTGGGGCGGTCGCCACGAGCAGGGTGGTGAGGCGCCGGTTGCCGACGAACTTCGCCCGGACCGCCGACGCCATCACCCGGTGTTTGATCTGCTCCCAGTCGGGTCGCAGATCGACCTTCTGCCCACGCTCCTTCGCCTCGGCTGGTGTCCGCGCGGCGAGGACGTACTCCCGCTGGCGGGGGTTGACGGTCTTCATGCACTGGAAGGCGTGTTCGACCGTCGGATAGCTGCGGTCGCCCCAGCTGAACGGGGCGTCGAAGAAGTTCGAGAGGAACCGGTGCTCGGCCGAGAAGCTGTCGATGACAGGACCGAGGAGGATCTCCCCGGTCTCCCGGTCCACGGTCGGCGCGGTCATGCGGCGACCGTCCGCGGCTTCGGGGTGCCTTTCGCAGCCTTCCGGCAGGCCGTCTGCTGGCAGTACCAGTTCGACCCGGGAGTCCGCCCAGCCGTGGCGTAGACCTTCGTGGTGTGGCAGTGGGCGCACCACTGGAAGTACAGGTCCGGGATCGCGTCGGCGCCATGCTCCAACACCCGGGCGACAAGGTCCGAGTCTTCCCGTTCGGACGGGACCAGGCCGCCCCACACCCCGTAGTCTGACCAGCGGCCCGGGTTGCCTTGCACGTAGGCGAGGCAGGGCTTGACGACCGGACAGGTCCGGCAGATCTCTTTCGCGGCGACGTAGCGGGCCACGGTTGTGGCGGTGCTTGTCGTGTCGAAGAACGTTTCGCCGTCCACAGTTCGGCAGGCAGATTGGTTCTTCCACACGGTGTCGCTCGTTAGCGACCGGTCGGACAGGCCGCCGGGGATGACATGGTGGCTCATCGGGTCGTCTCCGACAGGTCAAGGTCTGCCGTGCCGTCCAGCAGCGCCTCGGTGGACTCCATCCAGGCGGGCGGCGGCCAAGCGCCCATCCGTGGCGCGAGCATGTAGTCGAGCGCCTGCCGAAGCCGCTTCCGCAGGCTGGGCACGGCCTGGTCGAGGCGGCCGTACCGGTGCGACTGCTCGGACATGATCCGAACGGCCTCGCTCTGGGCGGCAAGGGCGCGGGCGCACTGGGCGTTGGCCTCGTCCCGCTCGGCGCGGGCCTGGTCGCGCTCGCCGGTCAGCCGGTCGATCTCGGCGACGAGCGCCGTAACTCCGGAGCCGGCGAACATGCCCGAGTACGGGTCGCGGCGGGCCTGCGCCACCCAGTCAATGCCGATCAGGTCAGCCATCGGTCTCACCTCCCGACGCGGTAAGCGCGGCAGCAAGGCCGCGGGTAATGTCCGTGTGCAGGGTGTAGGTGGCGAGGAAGGCCCCGACCGCCAAAGCGTGGAGGCGGTCCCGGTCCCGTCGCAGGGCGTCCCGTTCGAGGCGGGCCCGCTTCCACGCTTTGGCGGTCGGGGCCTCGGCCAGACGGTTGCGCTCGGCGGTCAGGACATCGAGAGAAGTCGCGAGGCGGTCGGTCTCTGCCCGCTGCTCCTGGAGCCGGTCAACGACAGCCCTGGAGCCCAGCCCCATCGCCTCGGCCGCGTCGAGTAGCGCGCGGAACGTGGCGACGTCCACCGAGACGTGGGTCAGTTCGCCACCTTCGACGGCCAGCGTTTCCGTGGCGCAGTCGCCGCCGAGTCGGTCGTCCCAGTAGTCGCCCATGCGGACCAGGCCATTGCCCTCGGCGTCAAGGGCAAGCGACCATTCCGAAGCGCCTTCCAGCGTCGCCAGAGACCGCAGGGCAGGGATGTCGAGGTCAGGCATAGTCAAGCTCCCCGTATCTCGGCCAGCACCGTGTCCGGGTCGGGCATCTCGCCCTCCGTCTCCCACTGGCCGTGGGAAACATCCGTCTGGAGCGCGTTTGTGCAGGCATCGAGGGTGCCCCAAGTGCCCGACGACCCGAAACCGATTTCCTCGTCCTCGCCGCGGTAGATCGTGAAGTCGATCCGGTACTCAGCCATCGGTCGCCTCCCCGGTGTAGAGGGTTACCGCGTTGTAGCGGGCCTTCCAGTCGGCGATCTCCGCCCGTAGCCGCTCCACTTCGCCCACCGGGATACCGCCGCACAGGCGGCCCAGAAGCGTTCCCAGCTCCTCATGCGCCCCGGCCAGAAGGTTGACAATGTCCTGCCGAACCTTCGGGTAGGCGAGTTCATCGCTCGCCCCGGCGATGGTGACAAGGCGGCTGTCTGCGAGGGCGAGCATGTCCATCGCCCGCCCGGCGGCGTCCACGTCGGCGTCGGTCCACCGCAGGCCGGGAAGTGGGGTGACCGTGTTCGCGGTCTTCTCGTCAGCCACTGGTCAGGCCCTCCTGTGTGAAGGCATCCGCCAACCGTCGGGCCAGTGCCTGCCGGGCTTCGAGATGGCCCAACAGACGGGCATGCTCAGTGGGGCCGTCCTCGACGTCGGGGCCATTTGCGGTCTCCCGCTGGAAGTCATCCCGTTCGGCTAGGAACACGGCAACCACGGCGTCGAGGGCGCGCAGGTAGCGCTCGTCGGCGTTCGCCTGGTCGATCTGGTCGGCGACGGCCGCCAGCGACTTTCGATGGTCAGCCATCAGAACCCCCTTCGGGCCAACGGACCACGCCGCCCTCGTTGTTCGCGACCATCTCGGCTCGCAAACGGGCAAGTTCCTCCTCGCTGGCCGGGGTGAGAACCCGGACCCCCGACCCCTTCCGTGTCACCTCGTCCAGCCAGATTGGCAGCCGGGAGAACCGGCCGGATGGCGTGGCGAACACGATGTCGTCGGGACGGCAAACCAAGGCTTCCTTCTCAACATCCGTAGCCATCCGCCAGCCGTCTGGGAGGAACGCTGACGGCTGCTCGGTGAACCAGTCGGCGAGGTTGCCGCGGATCGTGTCCGCGGGCATGCCGGCGCTCACCGGGCCACCCACCGTCGGTCGTGGGACACGGCCCGGCCTTCGTCCTGCAAACGGCGAAGACCCTCCCGCACCTGCGCCGGGGGAAGACTGGTCAGGTGAGCGAGCTTCCGGGCCCGGACTGGCCGGGGTCCGAGAACCCCGGCCAGCGCCCGCTCTACCGCAGTCATGCCGCAGCCGCCGAAGCGTTCTGCGCCCGCTTGGCGATCTGGGCCTGTAGATGGGCGTGGAACGCGGCCAGATTGTCGACCGTCGTCCGGCCCCACTGCTCACCCGTGAACTCGGCGTACTCGCGGGCCGTCCGGTCAAGATCCGGGAAGCCCTTCGGCGTCAGCCAGCCGAGGTCGACAACAGCGGGGGCTATGGCCTTCCGCCAGTCATCCACCGTCGCCGGCCCCTCGGATGGAGTCTCCGATGGGGGCGCCTTGGGAAGTTCCCGCACCGGAGCGGCGGGCGGGGTCGGGGTGTTCACCGCAGCCGCACGGGCGGCTAGCAGCTCGGCCAGCGATACCGCCCGACCCTCCGGGGTGAGTACCGACGCACCGAGAAGACCGGCATCGCGCGCCTGGTCATACAGACCGCGCAGAGCCTCAACGGTCGCGTCGGCCTCGAACGCCTGGTCCCGGATGTCCTGCGCGTTCGGCGCCGCGGCACCCGAGTCCAGCCAGTCCCGCAGGGTCACACCGATCTCACCCGTCGGCTTCCGATACACGCCGCCGGAGAGCAGTGAGCACCGCGTCTTCTCGACGGTCAGCGTGTTCTCACGGTCGAGCGTGGCGAACACGTCGAACTCGTACTCGAAGTCCGCACGCTGGTCCGGCTTGAGCCCGACCTTCTTCGGTTCGTGCCGGCCACGGTCGTTCTGCTCTATGACCCATTCGGTCTTGGTCCGCATCGTCACGATGACGTGCCCCGGGTACGACTTGATCGCCTTGATCATGTCGCGTTCGATCGGGGTGACAGCCTTCCAGCCGTTGTTGAACGACGAACCCGACTTGCCCTTCGACATCGTGTCGACCAGATCGAGCATGCCGGCCTCGCCAGACCAGAAGTGCGACCACGAGTCGACGACGATCGCGTCGTAGCGGGCCGCCGCCGCCTCTGCCAGCAGTTCGATCAGGTCCCGCGGGTCGTAGCTGTCCAACTCGACCTTGTCGAAGCGGAACAGGTCCGCATAGAGGCTCATCGTCTTCGACTCGGTGTCCGCGCCGAGCACCTTGGTACCCATCGCGGTAGCGAGCGTCAGAGCCGTGTACGTCTTCCCTGAGCCCGACGGGCCGGCGAGCGCGATCCGCGCGCCACGCGCCGTACGGACCGCCGGGGTGAAGGTGAACTTGCCCATCAGGCGGCCTCCGCCCGTGCAGCCTCAAGCCGGGCCACCGACTCGCCGATTGCCACCCGCAGCTCAGCGAAGATGTCCGACACGGGGCGGATCAGCGCCCGCTGCATCTCGGCGTCGACCTCGGCGAAGGCACGCATCGTGCGGACCGTTCGGCGGGCCGTCGACCAGTCGTTGGACTCCAACGCGGCCACCAGCGGCTCCACACCGGACAGGGCGTGGAGGGCGAAGGTGGCGCGGTCCTCGCTGTCCCGGTACGCCTGGCGGGCCTTCTCCAGGTCGGCCGCGGTCGGCTGCCACGGGCTATCGTGTGGGGTCAAGGCCCTCTCCAATCAGGTACTGACGTCTTGGGGTTGGGTTCAGGGCGCCCCTGCCGTGGCTGCGACTAGGGGCGTCCGACGTTTCAAGCGGCCTCAGCGGTAGGCCGTGGATAGCGGCCGGACTGGTGTCTCAGCCGCGCCGCCCACGTCTCACTCGCCGCGTAGACCTCGGCGTCCGCCTGGTCGATGACGAAGGTGCCGCGCGCGCCGACCCGTTTGGCTACGAGCCACAGGCCTGGGTCTGGCCGCTGGCCGGTGCGGTCCCATTCGTCGGCGCCAGCGGCGGCGGCCCGGGAGGCGGTTCGGGGAGTGCAGCCGAGGATTCGGGCGGCTTCGGCGGTCCCGATCCACTGTGGTTCGGCGGCCAGGTCGACGGCGCGGAGGTGTTCTCCGGTGTCGTCGGCGGGCTGGTCGATGTCCATGGATCTATTGTCCTAGACTGTCCTTGATCCGTCAAGTATCTAGGACAAGTCGGAGCAGGGCTGCGGGCCGAATATGACGACCACATCAACAGCCGGAGCGAAACCCTCACACCGCAGCCAGAACAGGCCTCAGATGTGGCACCATGACCCACCGTGGCCCACGACGACGGCGGAGGCCGCTACCTCACCGCCGCCCAGACCCAGCGCCTAGCCGACGCCATGGTCCGACGTCGGACCACACTCGGCGGGGCCGGCCACCTCATCTGGCCCCTGTCCCGCAACACCCTCAATCTGTGGTCCAACGTCGGACCATG